TCTTCTGCTAAAAGACTAATACAAAAAAAAAGATAAGCCAATAGGCTTATCTTTAAATTTTAGGTTTCGTTGTAATAGAGTACTTGATAGGTATATCTTTCCCCATTTTCAAAGAATACTTCGACCATGGCATCCGTGTTAATGTCCTTAGCGGAAACCTTTTCTATGAGCTTATCGCAGCATCTGATCTTACAACTGCAATCTGTAGCATCCTTGTCGGATTCAATACACTCATTTATCCAAATAGCTGCGGCAACTTCGTCTCTTGCTACGGTAGCCGCTTCTACAATTGCTCCATCATTAGTCCTCATTGATGTCACTATGTATTTCATCGTCTTCCTCTATGTCAGAAAATTGTTCAAGAATTTTGTTTCTAATATAAATTGTCGGATGAGGGGCTAAATACCAATCACCCGGTTCACCATTATGGCTCTCATCTTCTCTAGCATCTTCTTTAAAGAATTTAAGATAGAACATTGGATTCCGATCTATTTCTTCTTTTGCCACAGTAAGCATCATAGGTATAGTAAGCTTCTTAAGGAAAGACAGCTTTCCTGATACGAATGAATAACGTACCGCAGAGATTAGATCAGAATATAAGAATGTCCTGCTCTTAAAATAGAATAACAGAAGTACTTCCATTGAGGAACCATATCTAGGATTTCCAAGTTTATCCCTTCTGGCCTCAAAGAAGTCCTTTATAACCTTACTTGTGAATAAATCAAATTTGCTTCTTTTTGGAAAACTGTATTTTCCCCTGCTAGAATCTATATTCACTAGGAATCTATATAGGCTCTTTACTGACTTCTGAATTCTGCCAAGATATAGCTTTCCGCTATCAAACATCGCAATAGTACTAGTTGAGATACCGCCATTGGATGAAACACTACCCGGCATAGCCAATATGGTATTATACTTGTAATTGTACTCTATTTCGTAATCAATAGATTCCAGTAAGCATGAAAAGTATTCTGTTCTAAGGCTCATAACATACAAGGCCATTACAAGCCTGTACATGGTTGGTCTTCTGGTAAACAACGGGTTTAAGAAATTCGGGTACACGAAATCAAACATAGCTGTATTTAATTCCCTTAGGAATCTACTAATCTTATCTATACACAACTTATTTTCGCTATCGACAATTCTCATCAAATCACGTACTAACTTGAAAGTTTCATATTTCACATTTTCTTGAATATTTAGTCTATATTTGTCTTTGTCTCTCATTGTTAGAGCTCCTTAAGCTTCTTTCTCCAATACTCTGCGACTTTAAACCAGAAGGATATATCACCTGTAGATCCGGCAGTTAATGCACCGCTTTTCGATCTTCTTTCAGACAACAGCATTTCGTTATGAGCATTTGAAGCTCTTACCATACAGACAACCTTCTTTAGCTGTCTAGTCCTTTCTGCATAATCTATGCCTAGCCCATTAACCATGCTGGCATTACGTCTGACCATTGTCTTGTATCTATGTACAAGCTCTTCTATAACCTTTTTTACATCATCGAGATCTGCTACTTCTGCAGGAAGTGCGTCGGTAGGTTCTCCATTTTCATCGGACTCTACAGCTGTGTAAGTCCTAATTTTCTTCATGTATTCTTCAGTTTCCATTTTTCGACTCCAATTAACATTATAATGATAACTACTGACCGCCAAAGACTTCTAAGGAGGTTAGAATGATTCAAGTACTTGACTTCGTTTCAACAACGAGTAAATTTATATTAAGGGATCCAAGATACGAGCTAGAGAATTCGGTTGACATCAATCTCAGACTTAAGCACAATAACATAATCTTTACTAGGACTATTATGTTACAAAAGGGCTTTCAGACCAACGGTTATGCCATACCAAGAGCTCTATCGTTTCTGGCTCCTAAAATTTCAATATCAAAAGATTCAAGATATGATGCGGAGTATAATTCACCAATTTTAGTCTATCAGGCTTTGTGTGATATGGGAAAAGATTCCGGATTTACACAAGCCGAGGCTAGAGACATCTTTGCTGGAATGGTAAATATAAGCTTTGCTTCTAGGTTAAGGCTATACATAGCTAAGGCTTATACTTTGATATTCCAAGATATGAATGGCTCTTTAGGATGGGATATTGATTTCTTGGATAATTCAGGCTTTATAGAAATCATTAAATAAATTGTAGACCTTTATTGGTCTACAATTTTTATAAAATTTCTATGATCCCATAGAGGAAAACACCAGTGAAAAATCCATACATTAATGCTCCGACTATTCTTCCAAGTTTCTTCATTTTTACTCTAAATGGTTTAGGTTTTCTTTTAGACATAATTTCTCCATGATACAATTGTTAATATACCACAGAATTTTTTTCTTTAGTATTTATTATAAAAAATAAAAATATAAGTAACAATATATAAAAAGGTGTATTCATTAATGGAGAACCTATGTCAATCATACCTCAGACTTCAGACAAGCGTATTACCGATCTACTTAGGGAATACGAGAAATTGAGTGATGAAGGAATTATCAAAATCCTTGTTGATGCTGTTGGCAATATATACTTTAAAACTACATGGGATCAAGAAGATAGTTTCTTTACTTGGATAAGCAAAAAGAAAGAATATCATCCTCTCATAGCAAAATATTTTATAACCTACGAAGATGTCTGGTTTATACGTGTAGAGCCAAGACACAGAAACATAAGAGTCTGGCTTGCAAATGCAAGTATACCAAGTAAATCATTGGTATCATTTGGTGTTGGCGAGGAATATTATTATGACATCTATAACGACAAGAAGAATTTTAAGTATAATGATCCTCTAGCTATTATTCTTAGCAGAGGTTTAAACCAAATCTTAGAACTTAAAGCAGCATTCTACGAGGAATACTGCAAGGAGAAAGGTGTTGAAATATGAGACCAGTATGGTTTGACAAACTTTATAAAAGCGAGAAGATCAAGGATCTTATTGATACTTTATTCAAACTTGGCGAAGATAAAGTTATCTCGTTATGTAATGATGGCAATGAAATTCTGTTCAAGACATCTTATGATCGAGGAGACAGTGAAGACAGATTCTTGGAACATATCTTCAAGCATCATCATGACGTATACTCTAAAATGTTCAAACGAGAATTGAGACATGTTTGGTTTGTGAGGGTATGTATGACCTCTCCTGTCCTTGACATATGGGTAAACGACGACAATAAAGGAGATGCTATCTCATTAGGATATGGTTCTAATCTTACCTATGAGTATGACGAAATTGGTGCCAACGAAAAGAGAATCACCGCATTACTTATTGATGTAATAAATAAACTTCTGGAATTGAAGTCGATGTTCTATGAAGAATTCTTATCACAGCTGCCAAATAAGGCAATAACAAGGAGCCATGATGCATACTGACATAAGTGATGTAGCTTATTATAAGACTATAAGAAAATGCTTTAGTCCAGAGGTCGCAGACATCATTGACAGCTATGTTAAGTTGGCTGAAGACAAGGATGACATGATTTACTTTAGAGTAAATGATGGAGAAAGTAGCGAATGCGGACTGGAGTTTAGAGTAAGTGAGTATCAAAAATCTCCTCTGTACTACGCCTATGAGCACATTCCTGAATCACACGCTTTCATAGATAAACCTGTGGGAATATGGTTTTTCTTTGTTACGCTAGGAAGAAATGATGGAGGTTCTCTCTTTACAAAGAATGTATCGCTATGGACATCTGGAGCTAATCGCAGAATTAAATTTGGCGCTGGATGCCACTATGGTAGAGAGAACTTTGATGCGGACATTATCTCTCGTCTCAACGAAGGTCTTAATTCTCTTTTGACTATTAAGGCTATGGTGTATGCACACATCCATCACCATTAGACTTTTAATAACATATAAATCTTTAGACTTAACCAAACGGAGTTTTGAAAATGGCAACTTTGACTATTGACGACAAAATTGACGATCTTATGCAACAGATAGAGGCCACCGCAGTTCGACACAAGATTGTCGAAATCATGACAAACGGTGCAAGTAAGGTCGTGTTCACTGGCCTTAGCGCTTTCGAATATCTGCGTGACAATGGCTGGGTGGAAGATTCTGAAAAGGAACGCCCGAAGCAGTTTTATCTGTGTTCCATCTGCACTGACCACTCTTGTGGGTGTCTTAGGGATGAAAAAGCCTTTAAGAATAAGCACTTTGGTGCTGCGTTTCAAGAAGGTGGTTCTGCATTCTTTAATAAGGAAGAGATCCTTCATGCTCTGGAGGTCGCAGTGGATTTTATTAACAATGTCCTCATAGATATGTTCGACAAGGGATATATTAAGGATGATGAGTAGAGAATCCAAAAACTTCTGGCACTATCTTCATGCTTTCTTTGACGAAATGAGAAAGCTTGAAGAACGCCATATAGTCATACTAGGAATTGGCGAAATACATTCTAACCGAGTTGAATACAATATAAGACTTACCAAAGAATTTTCATGTTTCATAACGAAGGCATTAGAGATATCTGACTTGCGCATACCTTCACCCTTCTTTGTCATGGAGATGGATTTCTCAAGGATTCCAGAAAGCTGTGTCGCTGGACGGCTAGATATATGGAGTGATTCGAATAGGAACTTTACTTTCAATTCTACCCCATCATGTAGCGTTAAGCAGATATTCGTGCAGAAAGATGCCATGGAAGCTATGGATCGTGCTTATGACATGATTCTCAAGGCTGCCTTAACATTTGAGTATGCTCAAGGATTGACACGAGCTGACAGTCCAGATGATTACAAAACAAGGTTCAAGCATATCACTGGCAAGGAAGCCAAATTCTTTAACACTATGAATATCTAGGATAGCACTATGGAAATTCCTCGAATTCTGAAAGATATCAAGAATACATATTACAGAAAAGCTCTTGAAGAGCTTTTTATTTTTATGGTCGAAAGCAAGATGTTTAAGGTCTATATTCTTAGCGACTGTGTTAAATTCGTATATACGTATTCTTGCGAAATGTATAGGCTCTTTACAAGCACAAATGGCGAAGAAATCGCTAGGCTGACGAATTATCGCATTTCGTCAAGTGGTGCTTGCAGAATAGCCTTCATTAAAATAATGTCTGATCAGATACTTTTATACGTAGCCTATGAATCGCCTAACGCTCTGGAACAGAAAAAATTTCCGGACATTAGCTTTCAGCCAGCTGGCTATTGGTATCCAATATTCTTGGATGATAATGACAAGAATTTCTTAAGAAAGCAATTTGACCATTACCAATCGTACTTATTTAATCTTATAGCCAACCTAAAGGTTATACAATATAACCTTGATGGTGAGGCTTCTGGAGACGCTAATGTTGATGCATGAATTAATAGAAAACAATCTCAAAGGTGATCTAAAAGACTTATTTAGGGATTTATATAGACTAGTTGATGAGAATTTTATTAAGATGTGTCAGTATCCTAACAGTCTTAAGTTCATTTTGCCTGACACCTGTGAGCTTCGTTCCAAGTTCAATATACAGAAGATCAAGGATAGCGGAATAAAAGAATTAAAGATATTTGACTCAGAACATTCAGTTGGGTACGTATGGTTTATTCAAGTAAAACCAGGATGCATAGACTTATGGGTTAAAATCTTTGGTTCAAATAGTCCTTCGAAATACAAGATCTCGCTGAATGGAGAAGGCTTTGTGAAGTCATTTTACTGGGATAACAGAACCGAGATGAAACATCTCAAATCTATTCTTGAAGAATTCCTAAACAGACTGCAGTTTCTTAAAGCAGTGCTACTAACCGATTAATGGAGAAATTATGATTAAAGACCCTGTAGAATTCGCCGCTCATACTCCGGAGATAGTGCATTATTGTAGCATCATTGATTCTCCGAAGTATAAGAAGGCAAGAGAAAAATTGACTAAAGTCTTGATCAACTTTCTCGTATATCTGGAGCGCTTCGAAATCATCGAAGAATCCTACGATGGCGAGACTATTGGATACAGGTTTAACAGACGAAAGATAGAACAGCAAAGTTTCAAGAAAGTCATTACGAAACTGGCAGGTTGCAGACAAATCGAAAACGAAGGCTATATGTTCATGGAGTCTCGCCATGATAGAGAGACGGGAGAGACACACATCTATTTATGGAAAGATACCAATCGAGAATTGTCAGGTAAGAGACTGTTTAGACTTGGAAGTGGTAGCTGGGTTTATGCTACAGTCAATGAAATCATGTCGCTATATAACGCTCTCGTGGAATTAAGGATAGAGCTATACGAGATGGGAATGTTCAGATGAGGTATTTATGAGTGACATTCGAAAAGTTGTCGACAACATAAATATCTTTAAGAAGCATTATAGTCTAGGCCGTATTCGAGCGATTAGCGAGGTTTCTCCGGATTGGAGTACTGACTACGTAGAAGGTCTAATGGTATGCTTGTCAGAGGAGCTTCTTAAAATCGCTATGAAGCTAGTTAGTGCCGGAGTTCTGGGCAAAGCCACAAACTCTGTGCACCATCTAGCCTTCTACTTTGACTTAGAGTTTCTTAAGATGCATAGAGAATTCGTGAGGAAATACTTTGATATCGAAGATATAAACTATATTATCCATAATAAGCATAAATTTCCGTTCATATACTTCAGATTTGAACGAAGGAAACTTATGGCTTATGTAAGATCGCATTGTCCATTTGTTTCGTATTCCGACTCATTTATCACCCTAGATCCTTTGGGCAGACGAGGAAATACTATTGCTGAGAGAATAATTACTATCGACAAATTCTCATCTCTCAGGAATTTTCTTAATGAGTGCTTATGCAATCTAGACACATTTCTTGTAAGAAATAGAGAACCATTAGACTATAAAGGAGATGTATATGAGCTCTTCGATAGCACAGGCTAAAGCCTTGCTCTATGCGACATTTGGTCATATATCCGGACAGATTGACCAATACATGAGCGAATCACACGATTTCGACGATTATGATTTGAAAATGGATTCCTTCATCCAAGAACTTTTAGATCGAGACAATCTCAAGTATACTATGTCAAATTTTGTATTCGGAGATGTCGAATTCATAAATGTTCTGTTAGACTATTGCAAGGAAAAGAATGAACAGATGACCCTTAGTCAGTTTGATATTGATAATGTAGAACAAGTCACAGATATCGTAATGAAACAGATTGAGAAGTCACCTTTGGCATATACTGACCTTGGATTAAATTCTAGAGGTGTCAGGCAGTATGCTGAAGCTATTCTTTCGAAGGAAGACGAATAATCGTCTTTCTTTTTCGGAACATAGAAAAAAGAAAGGCTGCTGTCACCAGCCAATCTTTTTATCCAACGATGATGAGATCTCCACAGTTGTAATCCACCGTGTTTCCTGCGTTAAGCAAACGGGACTTGATACTGTCAAGCAGGTATTTCTTAGAATACTCTGCATCGGCGTCGCAGTCAAACCCATCTGTCATGATGCTGATGGTGATCTTCCCAGTGGAAAGGTTGTAGTACACATTATCGTCATCGCATTTCACAGTGACGAATTCTATAGTTACCTCGATACCGTTGTCGAGATCAAGGTTATCATAGTGCTCAAGAGCAACTTCCTTGATCTTCTCCTCGATACCTGCGATGCCATGTTCATCACGACCAATAACGGTCGTGACCGTGTCTTCCAACCAGTCATGGAGATCATTACGCACCTTTTCACGACGAGCTTTTTCTGCGGCAGTTGCGGCTTCTTTCTTGTTCTTGATTTCTTCGAAAATAGTCATAGTAAACCTCTTTGGGCTTGCCTCTTAATCATATCAAGAATGTGCACTCGCATCATTCAGGTATTAATCGGCATAAGTTAATATGGGATCATAGACAAAAATTTTACGGATCTTAGAAAAGAAAAGGCGAACTTCACGGAACATAGAAAAAAAAGAAAGGCTGCTGTCACCAGCCGATCTTTTAGATGCACAGAGAATACGTGAAGTATTCTTCGGAGTCTCGTTCATATCCGTTAACGGTGATGTTCCTGATATCCAGAGGGATGCCAAAGAACTTTGCCAGCGCAGTGCGCATGATCTGCACATGGCGCATTTCGGAGAACGGCTTTTCGCCAACAGACATGAAGAGGGTCACGGAATCCCTACCAACGACGGAGTGGGGAATCTGCAGCCTGTGACCCTGACGGATCTTTACGATGAGCTTCTTGAAGTCGTTTTCATAGGCCTTGCGCACAGCATCAGCGATATTATCGCTGCAGAGCTCAAGACGCGCAGTGTAAGTCTTGTTCAGTTCGAGACGACGTTCGGCTTCCTGCTTTTCTTTGAGTTCCTTAGCAGCGATGACTTCAGCTTTGATCTTTTCAATATTCAACATAATATACCTCTTAAGGTTTGCTTCATAGTAGAATCAAGATTGTACACTCGTATCAATCAGGACTATTCGGCATTAGTTAATATGGAATCATAGACAAAAATTTTACGGATCTTAGAAAAAGAAAAGCGGCACTAGGCCGCTATTACTAGATATCCCTGCTTTCATTAAGCGTCGGAATTTCCTCCGCCTCATGAAAGCCTCCAACGATTCCGTTAGAGGAGGAAAACCGGATTTCTCCGATTTCCCCAGAAACATCATTTTTGTATTTTACAATCATTCCGTAATGACCGTCGCTTTCAATATCCGTTACCTGACCAGAAACACCATCAGCCATGTAGACGACCGGGCGCTTCTCGACGAAAGCACGAATAAGGTTTCCGAAGGTTCTGATATCTTCAGCCATTTTTACTCCTTTGTTAATGTTTAGCCATAAAATAATATACAAAAAAGATTCAGATATGTACAGAACATATCTGAATATAAATTATCTGACTTTTTGCATAGTCCTATCTTCAAGAGTAGTGGTAATACCAATCTCTTTTTCCGATCTTTCGATGATCTCAAATAGATCTTTTAGGTATGCAGGTTTGAGGATCTTAATACTTGGAAGATTAAACTCCTCATGCTTTGTAAGCTTGCACATGTATAAGACTAGCCACCATAGGTCGGTGGTACCATAGTAGTCCTTAGCTACTAGTTCTGGTCTGTACTTGTACTTTTCGTCAAGCTCTATACGCATGGTATAGCCTTCAAGAAGATCGTAGAACTTCATGAAGCAAGGAATAGGGGAATCTAGTGTAATCTCTCCAAACTTGTAATCTTGACTAAGCCTTGATAGAATAACTGAATTTCCGGCGGCAGATGCCAACGAGTCAGCAATGTTCATTTTTGCGCCGGAGTCAATATTTGCACTAATACTCATAAACTCTCCTAGTATTTCTTATAGTACGGAAGCATTCTTAGGAAGAATGTGTTATTCCAAAAATTACTCTTTCTGAGTTCGTATTTACTCTTTCCGGCAGTAGCGATCTTCTCATAAGCATCCCAGTTGACTACTTCATCAAAGAAGTGGATGTAACTTCTGTTTCTTCCGGTTCTTCTAAGCCAACCGGAGAATAAGGTATTCCAAAGCTTTCTCATCATTCTTTCATCTGGAACGTCTTCATAAAAGCAATCGCCAATAGCGATGACTTTACAGTTCACCAGTTGCTGAGGAAACCAGCCTTCAGCTACGCCATCTTTAAGATACCATGATCTATTTACTTCTGCCAAACCAACATGAATATCCCATTCCTTAACCACTTTTTCGATATAGTAGTGGAATGGAACATCGCCTACACCCGGCATTACTTCTGCCCTGAAGTAGTCATCGACCATACTGTAGGTGTATTCATTGTTTCTTTTAAGCATTGCCTGATACTTAAACTGCGGGGTCTTGCGAACCATGTTATGCAATGGTATTAATACCCAACCGACATCGATCTGGTCAGCAGTGATCAGATCGACATAGTTAAATATCTTTCTAGGGGTTTTGGTATACTCTTGCATAATATTCCTTTACGTAATTGCGTTGTATGTAACTGTGCCTACAAACACATCCATTGTAGCAGCTGCAGGTAGGATTACAAAGTTGCTTTTAATCTGGCTGACGATGTTTCCACAGTATTCCTTCATGTATTTCAATACATCACCTTCTTGTGCATCAAACGAAGGAGGAAAAAGGAAAGTAAACATACCGGGAGCAAAAGCCGCTGGGGTTGCTATCAGCATATTTGTAGGATCTGAATAGGTAATGATACCACCAGATACAGCTAAGGCCAGATTAGTATGAAAGGTTATATTATCTGGAGCAGGAAGGAAGATGAACGTAGGATAGTTAACCTTTCCAGTAGCAGGACAAGTCTTAGTCGCTCCGGAAGCAGGATTAGTTCCAGTAAACGTGGCTTGTACCTCAAGATTCTCTTCAAGGTAAGCCTTGATTGTTCTTTGGTACTTTCCAGCAATATCTCCATCTTCGTTAGGGTCGGCTCCAGATATCGTATCGAAAATCTTTTTAGCCAGATCATCACCATTCAACATATATAACCTCATTTTTAAGTTAGGCATAACTTTTTAATGAATTTCGAGGTGCCAAATGAGAGAATTTACTTTTAACGTGAACAACCGTGGTGAGGCCATGGTGATCGACGATCTTAGAGCCTATGCTATCCAGCTATCATCTCTGATAATCAATTCCTCTAGAGGTCTGCCTTGTAATATCGACAGTTTCCCTGCTCTTAGATCTTTCTATCAGGAATACAATAATGCTGCTGTTATAGAACAGATCCATGATGAGATATCGAGAGCTATTAGACAGTCAATGCCTGATGTAAGCGCATCTATTGCAATAGACACCGTAGAACCTAGCGCAAAGACTGGCTTCAGACCTTATATGTCTGTCACTATCAAGTTGTCTAATAACCTAGGTGATGCCGGAACGATTGTTATGGGTGTCAATAGCAACCAGAATGGCGTGGAATTGAAAGACATTAAACTATTCAGGTAACTCTATGCAGTATCTCAAAGATTTCCTATTGTCGATTATTGTCATCTTTGTGACATTTCTACTTCCATGGTGGTTCTTCAAAGCTGTTGGAACTAAAGAAGAATTTGCCATTTTAGGTGCCTTGATTATCTATGGTTGTATTCAAGCCATACTGATGAATGGCGGTGAAGAATAAAAAGTGTATTCAAAAGAATACACTTTTATTTTTTAATGTTTTTGGCAGCTGCTTCTTGGGCTTCCTTAAGTTCAGCCTTGTGTTTATACTTGGCTTCGTTAAATCGTGCCTTAGCATCAGCTAGTCCAAATAGACGATTCTGGTCTAGAGACAAGATCTCCGTCAGAGAAACTTTACCTTCAAACAACTCTAGAAGGTTGATGATGGTATCGTTCTCTGTAGCGAAGTTCTGAGCTCTTTCTTGAGCTAGGGTCTTATTCTCCTGTTTCGTCGTCTTGTCTTCCGTTTCGGAGCGCCCGAAACAAGAGCTTTTCTAGATCAACAGTAACGGCATCAATGTGCTGGTCGCACTGCTCGCCTGTGAACTTACCTTCCTCGTCCTTTAAAGCACCATGACATACAGTTTCAGGAATTTCAAACTTGACGTTATACTTGTCATTAAGATTGTTGAGCATATCATCAAGCTTCTCACCAGTAGCAGAATCCAAGTTAGAAATGATTTCTGCAAGCTGTCTACGATTCTTCACCTTGACAAAGCGAACCTTTCCGTTACGCTTATAGAAAGCAATATCCGGAATAAGGGCATAGTCAATGTACATCGTCTTTTCATAGGTGATTTCGTACTTTTCATACAGAGACGGATCTGCAGAGACATCAGAGATAACTTCAAGGAAGTCTGCGATAGACGGTTCCTTAACATAGAGAAGAATCTTCTGAGCCTTGACAGGAAGCTTTTCACGCTTTGCAAGAGCCGACAGACGAATGATATCTGCTCCATTCGGAGTGTTGTTGATAACATCATGCACCTGTTTGTAAGCTTCATCGCTGTACACAGACACAAGGTTTTCAGGGTTAGCCAACACTTCAAGAGTGCTACCACATTTCGGGCAAGTGATATTGAACTTCTGGTCAGTCGGGAACGTTGCAGCATAAACACCAAAGAGGAGAGAATCAGTGTCAAGGAACGAAGTCATCTGGCACCACTTATCAAAGCTGGGCTTAGCATTGAAGCCGGAGATAGATTCAATCTGTTCCCAGATGGTCTTGTAGAACCTACGGCGTTCATTGTACATGTTTTCCGGAGCATTGAGCAATCTGGACTTTGCAAGATAGCGGAGACCAGTGAAGTTGACCTTGAGTCCAGAGTGGAGAAGCACTACGCTGTAATAGTATGCAACGGAGCTAATCACGTTACGGCAGCAGCTCTGGGCATAGCTTTCATCGTTGTCATCAAGAATGCTGACACCATCTTCGCCACGAATAAGCTTTTCAAATTCTTCATTGTCCGTGATAAGGTTCACGGAGTCATTGCTCGTAAGGTTCTCAATCATGTCATTGTGCTTTTCGACATTTTCCTTATGGGCATCAGAGAAGAACTTGTTTTCAGCAAGCTTACGGCTCGGAACATGGGTTTCGCCAGCAATGGAGGTTGCAATAGTGCTAGCTCTAGCAGCAGCACCGAACGAGGTATGAACGGTGATCGGTTCAGGTTTCATCTGGGCTTCTGTTTCTTCCTTAGTAGCAGGACGGAGGGTTGCTCCAGCCATAAACGAGGGAAGCACCGGAGCGTCTTCAGGCTTCAGATCGCCTTCGATCTTGGGAGCACGGTTCAACTCAGGAACATGGTTCAGCTCAGGAGTTTTAGCAGGTTCAGGTGTCTTTACTTCGGCAGAAGTATCAACAGGCTTTTCTACCTTCAATACTTCTTCAGTCTTGTCCATAGATTCTTTTCTACGGCGAACAACAATCTTTTTGGTTTCTTCAGCCATTGTATTATCTCCATATAGGTTAGATTTCATTCTTTAGTTCGAAATATTCGAAAAATCAAAAAAAGAAGGGCAGCTTTACAGCCGCCCCTCTTGCTTTTTTGAAGTGCCTACAGAGAGATATTGAAGCGCTTCACGGTATCACCATCCTCCAAAGCGGAGAGGTTGAAACCGCGTGCCTTCAAATCTTCGACGATGTAGTCAAAGCAGCGGATGAGCTGATTGCTCTCCACCATGACACAATCATCATCGAGGTAGACGCTTTCATGTTTTTCCCAGTCGCCCACCTTTTCCGTCTTGAAAATGACGGTAACAGAGGTGAACTGACGAAGCACAAACAGATTGCTGCAGATCTTTCCAAGACGGTTGTCGAGGAAAATCTCCACAGTGTGCTTAAGGAAGTTTTCGAATTCTTCCTTTTCGGACTTGACTGTTTCTGCGGTAAAACGTGCCATAATTTACTCCTTTGTTAAGTTTAACGGCAAGAATTATTAAACAATCGGGAGCATAAAAATTACGGAAAAATAAGATCTATGGACTCCCATAGATCTTTTAAAGTTTTCAGTCTTGTTTGGTGGCCTTATAAAACAACGGAACTAAGGCAGGTACCTTTTACCGCACAAGACTGAGCGAGCGTCAATCTCCAGCACGAAGTATAGACGACCCGTAGAATCTCATTTGTAAGTTATCCAATTTTACTTGTATACTTCTCAATATCGATTTCTGAAATCTTGACAGTAGAGTCATGGAAGCTCTTCAAGGAAGCATTAAGCAAGTTGTTACCGATTCTTGCAGCAGCCAATCCCATGAATCTGTTGTCCATTCTATAGTAGAGTTCTCCAGCACACTTATTGCAGAGCTTATCGCCCAGACAATAAATCGGAGATCTCATCAAGACTTCCTTACCTTTCAGCTTGGCTATATTCTCTCTTGTAAGAATATACTCCTTGCCTCCATAGTAGGCATATCTTAAATAGTAGTCGGTTTCAGCTTTATCATCAATCAGTACTTTGATCTTATACTTAGTTTTACAATCAGATCCGGGTTCGTCCAGAACAATGTGTGAGAAGGCAGAGTTGAATTTCTTAGTCAGATATCCAGAGTTTCTTGTATCAAGGCCTCTAGACTTTGCACCAAGAATTCCAGTATCGGCGTATGCTGCAATTTCGTCACGTTGAATACCACCTTGCAGGGAGCTTCCAACGAAGCGCAAACCGTAACCAGTAGAGTCAGGTACAAGGCCTCTCATCACTGTAGTAACACCAACAAACTTCTTAGCATCACCTGCATTGATAAAGTCAATCGCCTTATTGTCTTTGTTTTCTTCCATCACAATCTTATTGCAGGTTTCATCAACAGTCTTACAAGCAACTAGATCAAGATTCTCAAGCTTCTCTTTATTTTCTTTGAACAATTTACTTCTAGTCTTGATGAGCTCCGGAGATTCTACGAATAGCCCAGTATTCAACCCAGAAAGACAGAAGTTAACAGACGAGAATGCTATCCAACAAAGCTTATTAAGGAAATTGATATAATCAGCAGGTTTGATTTCCTGTTCTAGCATCGACTTCAAGAATACGTTTTGTATCTTAGAGACCATTTTGGAATTCATGGGCTCATTACAATACGTACAGATCTTTGTATAATCGGCATTAGCAAACAGGAATTTGTTGATAATAAACCTTCCGGCAGTAGTCATAAACTTAGCAGAAGGCATCTTAGGCATCATCCCAGTAAGCTTGGTAGTGTCGAGCTCAAACTCTCCCTCCCAAGGAACCATCTGACCTTTTTCAGTAATCGCAAAGGTATCCTTAAGCCATTGCTTAGTGATACCTTCATTAGTGACGCTTAAGATATGCTCAATCTGTTTTTCAGTGAGCTTAGGTCTCGGTTTTCTTTTTTCTATTGGCATAATAACCTCTTTCAATTCTTAGTTTTTATAAAAATTCTATGGGAGATTATCCCATAGAATAATTATTTTAGAGGTAAATTCTATACTCGAAGTCAATAGCCAAACTTCCGAAGAACGGAATTGCAGGGAAATTGAGCTTAGAGAACAGCATCGGTTTATCCATGCCTTCACCAGAACAGAAGAGTTCAATGGAACTTACATAGGTAATACCACCATCTCCATGATTCTGAATGACTGTCGGATCTGGATCAGATCCTTCCGGAATAGAATTCTTCAGTGTGAGCTTATATCTAATAAAGCTCAAGCAACCATCATTCAGTGTAATGATATGGCTATCCTTAGCACCGTCTGGGATATCTGCAACCTTGTAAGGTTCACTGCCATCAAAGAATCCTACTGGAGCCGGAGCAACAAACACTCTACTCTCGCTTGCAGCTTCAGACTCATCATATAGCTTGTCTACAGGGTCTACTGAAGGAAGATTAGTTCCGGGGGAATAGACGAAGTTATAACCAGTAATAGGCTTATTTAGATTAGAGCTCCAGTTAAGTGGTGCTGGACTCTGTTCAATAAAGATCTCATTATCAGGAGTACTTTCGATTCCGGCGATCTTGGCTAGGGCTGAAATACAGCCACCCAAGACAATAGTGTTCTGTAGATTCTCAAAGATCACTTCACCTGTCTTTGCGTTTCTTGCAGACACAACACCTTTAAGCTTAACACGTTCTTTCATATAAATCCTTATGCAAAAATGTTGTAGATGAATGTAACATTCTTCTCATCAGTATCAAATACTTCTGTCGGGAACGTCACTCTGGAGAATTGGATGGGCAAAGTGAGATCCTTGCCGGAAATTATCGGATAATCCGGCTCACCTTCTTCCTTTTCCTTAGCAGGATACGAGAAGAACATCTGGCTAGGCGTACCCTGAGTGTTCTGTCTCTCATAGATGCTAGAAATATAAAGTGAAAGTTCATTTATAGACTGCGGAGATCCACCAGTAACAGTAAGAAGTTCTCTACCGGATACTTCCAACTTGAATCTTGCCAGTGCGCACTTAATAGAGATTAAGTCATCATCACCACCAGTGACATATCTAGCAGATGTTTCCTTGTTGGAAAACTCAAAAGAAGTAGGATCTGATTCTATCGATACCTTTTTAAAATAGATATCGTTCTTTGACCGGATAGGAGAATTGGTTGCAATTCTATTCTGAACAGCATACCCGCCTTCTTCTATAAGCTCATCAGTATTAGTTCTAGCGCCATCCTTATCCCATTCGGCATAGATATCTACATAGAGCGATCTATTGAAAATAGAATCACTCTTAATGCTATCCTTATCAATAATAGGAACAAGCTTTGTCAGAGTTGTATCTGTGAATTTTGCTGGAGTAGGGAGACCATTATCATTAGTCTTACCACCGTCTCCAATAGCAAACAAGGAAATATATGCGCTGTTATAGTCGAACTTCCAGTCTTTTCTTCTTAACCATGCTTCAGTGGTTTCTCCACCGGGCCAGTAGAAGTCTGCCTTAGCCATGGTAGAAAGCAAAGCTGTTCTTCCAAGTGTAGTAATCTTATTCTTAGTTACCCACTTTCTCCGTCCATTCTCATAGCATTCGACAACACCATGAAGATTATTAAAAAGGCTATCTTGCATATTACTTATCTCCTAATCTAGTGGCTCTTGCTACTATCTGTTGAATAGTTTTAGCGATAAGCTTAGCCTTATCTTCCATAGCCTTATATTCACGTTCGGTATCACCAACTTCTTTCTTTCTGAAGTCTTCAGCAATAATAAAATCGATCTGATCGAGGGTAGTTGTAATCTCGCTATCCATTCTGGACAAAAGATTTCTAGATTCAGCAATATGGATCTTCTTATTAGATTCCTCGATAGTATCATGCAAGTGATTCAGAATTTCCTTGAGTCTTCTGTACTGTCTAAAGACTACAAGTTTCTTTTCGATATCACCGGAATCTTCACCCGGAAGAGGTTCAACATCTTCTTCAGGTTCGCCATAGCCACCGCCAGCGTTTCCACCGCCGCCACTGAAGTCATCCATACCTCCCATGCCGCCCATGCCACCACCAATGTCGTCCATACCGCCCATATCATCCATGCCACCCATTCCGGCATCGACTTTCATGTCAATCTTAGTTTTGGTTTGTGTTTGGGTCTGAGCAGCACCAGCATCAGGAGCAGCTGCGGGTGCGCCACCAGCAGGAGCATCACCTTCGGCATAAAGCACGGTATCCAGATCATCTTCGTATTCTTTACCGCTGAAGATTATAGTTTCTTGCGCACTATAATCTTGATTTAAAATCTGGTCAATTTCATCTTCGATTTCGAACTTCATATTTTTGAGCTCCTTTCATTGAAAAGTTAAGGTGAAAAATAAAGCGAAAAAATCTAACTTATTAGTGAAAAGGATTTTGATTCCACAGATGGTTCAATATTCTTAACATATAAAATGAAAGAGATCACAATGTTGTGGCTCTAACCAAAGGATTAATATCATGGCTCTTATCACTTCTTCTAACATTGCCAAGGCTGTTGCTGAAGCCAAGAAGATCACCATCGCTCAGGCTGAAGACATCGTCAAGGCCGTGATCGACGAAACCACGAAGGCTCTCGTTGCTGGTTCCGAAGTCCGTATCAACGGTCTCGGCACCCTCAAGACCTCCACTCGTCCGGAACATCAGGGTGTCAACCCGAAGACTGGTGCAAAGCTGACTGTCAAGGCTATGAAGGTGGCTACGTTCACCTCTGCTAAGGCTCTCAAGACGGCTCTTAACCCCTAAGAGGAACCAAAAGCTTAAATAAGGCTATCTTCGGATAGCCTTATTATTTTTTATAAAAATTCCATAGCCTTTGTAGCTATGGAATTTTTAATCTTAGAATGCCGGAGTGAAGAACGGCTCACCCATCGAGAAGAAATTAGCTCTATACAACTGCTCGTCAGGGAACAATGCACTGTTTCCAGACAGAGTATCATTGAGCTGAGAGATTCCTTCAGCAACAACAGGGTCAAATGATACCTGCGGAGCCGGAGCGTTGCTACTACTTCTTGGGGCAGGAGCACTAGACGAGCTACTCGTAGGAGCAGCAGAAGTACTAGTACCACTACCGCCAGCAGCTGCACTCGGAGTAGAAGCAGATGTTGTAGGAGATGCTTCATTAGCGCTCGACATATTGAATTGCTGTGAAGCTTCGACCTGTTGGAACAACGATCCTTCAGGTGCAATATGTCTAGGCACTACTGTAATCGGGCCATGACCAGTGTTGACAAACGTAGTATCATCAACTTCCTTGCCATAGGGTTCGAGCTCACGGTTAATTTCGTTCTTAACTCTAGCCCACTCGCCCTTGACAGTATTATAACGCTTCTTAGAAGGTGCCATAGCAGCTGGCATACCCTTAAGTTCTACGTGCCATCCTTCATCCCAGCCATCATGCGGAGATCCCTGCTTTTTCGCTTTATTCGTTGCCTTAGCAGCACCACGATAAAGACCATACTTTGCAGCAATAGATCCCGGAGCAGGATTTCTAGATTTCAGCTTTCCGGCACTTCCACCGAAGAGCAGGTTAGCCTGTGCAGTATCCAAGTCAACAGCTCCACCATATTCATGGTTAGAACCACCAGGCACTGCGGCAAGGTTGTACTTTTCATATCCCGGAACTCCAGCTTCCTGCAAGAACCATCCCTTAAACAAGTCTGCTTGTTTAGCATGGTCTCTTCTGCCAGAGGAAATATACAGTTTTTTCTTGTATTTCTCGTGGAATTCCTTTGCAGCTAAGATAAGGCTCTTTCTCAAGTCAGGTTTAATACCTTCCAACGAGGAAGTATTTCCGGTCATGTGCTCTTGAATAAGTTTCTTTTCATCCTCATTCAGAGCCGTTTCCATGCCGTTATACTGTCCAAGCGGGTCAGCATCAAGAGAATCAAGGTTATCGTGGATACGATTAGCCCATCCATTATAGAACCTAGCCTTGTCAGAACTCTGTCCATATCTGGCTTGAAGCTTAGCAATAGTATCCTCCTTTGTCGGGTTAAAGCCCTTCTGCTTTGCACTAATTTGCATAGCAGTAATATCGGAAATACCCTTGCCAGTCCAAGCAGCATCAATCAGGGATGCCTTTTCAGTATTGGTGAGTTTTTCGTATTCAAGTCCAGCTTCCTTAGCGGATTTCTTAGCAGTTGCTTCGTAGCTCTGCACCTTGTCTTGCAACAATTTCAAAGCTATTTCAGCCTGAACTTCCTTGCTAGTATCACCATCCTTGTTACAAAGGAGTGCACCGTTATACTCGCCCTTACGGAATCTTTCGAAGTCAGCCTTGGTGCAGATTCTAACGATGTTTCCATCTTTAGTCTTTAGATAGAAATCAGTAATGCCTTCCTTCATCGCAGCTGCGGTAATACCGTAACCAACAGTAGGAACGTCATTCTTATTCTGATAGACTTTGAATCCGGCAGCCCCTTCATGCTTCTTAATCTTTTCAGCAGCGATTTCATAAGGACTTCTAGTCTCAGCTTCGGCAGCAGCCTGTTGTGCAGCTTCAGCTACAGGAGATTTATTTTCTCTCTCAATAGCCTCTGCAATAGATTGAGCAGTCTGTGCGCCAGCTTGCTGTTGGGCTTGCATTTCCTTAATGACAGCCATTCTAGCTTCATATTGATACTTTGCAAGATGGTTTGCAACATCTTTCTTGTCTTTAGTGATTTCTTCGAACTTCTTTTCTACTCTAAGGTTGAACTCTGCTCTTTCCTCAGGAGTCATCTTGCCAGTATCTACCTCGAAGATCGAGCCAGTTGCAGGGGTAGATTTACTCTTCTTAGCAGTTTCTTCAAGAAGTTTTTCGGTAGCATCGGCAGTTGAAGCAGCCTTCTTTTCTGTCTTCTTTACACTGTTGGGATCGTCTGCTCCGCCAGTGAAGAAGTCTTTAGCATTCAGAATGAAGTCGGCGATATGCTCGGCGACCCAAGAGAATGCTCTAGTCTTATCGTCAATAAAGTTAAAGATGGTATCAGACATTCCCGGAAGACCCATAACCATCATCAACACTTCCACGATGATACTTATGACAGTACCAATGGGAGGGAAGACTAGGCTAATGGCACCAAACAGAGCGATATCGATAAGCATCTTAAAGAATTCTTTGACGAAATCGATAATCTTCTGTCTAGAGACTTCACGCTTCTGCGCATCATTCATTCCACTTGTATCTGTGCTATCACCCATAAGGGTCATGAAAGTGGCAAACGAAGCTGCCATTGTGATAGCCTTACCAACCTTGGGAAGTTTGGCAACAAGCTTATTCTTGCTGATCTTCTCGAAGAACTTAACAAGAGTCTTCTTATTCTTGAATATCTTGGAAATAAGAGGCTTCACAAGATTCTTGAGGATAGTCAAGATACCACCAATGGGGTTAAACAAGAATCCAAAGATAGACACACCTGCAAACAAGCTCTTCACAGACTTGATTTTAGAGAGCAAGCCAGCCTTGGTCATGCCCGTACCTGCAGCCTTTGCAGCATCCTTGGCAACGGCAGTTACACCACTCTTTGCTTCCTTCATCAGCTTTTCTGTGTTAGCAAGCTTATTCTTCAATTCTGCAATCTTCTTAGAATTCTTAGCAGTCTTTTTCATCTTGTTAAGCTTACTAAGGCTCTTCTCGATGGCTGTCTTTTCGCTCTTCAAAGCTGCGAGAGACTTTCCAGTAGCAGCTGCCGCTTCAGCGCCCTTAGCTGCCTTTGCCACATCACTTGCAGCATCAGCCGCCTTAGCAGCTTTAGCAGCAGCCCTGCCTTCCTTAGTGAATCTTTGCAAGAAGTTACCAATAGCTCTGGTACGCTTATTCTTCTGGAGTACCTTGGACAATCCAGCTACGCCTACACCAGTACCACCAAGACTTATGATGGTAGACAAAGCATCGGTGGAATCTTCGGTATTTTCCTGCTGCTGCTTCATTGCTGCTTTATGTCTCTTCTCGTCAGCTGCTTGCTTAGATACATGCTCCATATTGAGGAATGAAAGAAGCTGATCAAACTTACCGGACATGATAGCAAGGATCTTGTCGCCAGTAGTGGAGTTAGGATCCTTCATCACAGCCTTGATAAGTTCCTGACCTTTAAGAAGGCTAGGATCACCAGAGAACTGAATAAAAAATCTCTTAATACCAGCCCAAGGAAGCTTTGCAACAAATCCGGCAGCAGACTTGAATTTCCTAATGGCAGCCATGGTAAGAGTACCCATTTTGCCAGCAACAGTCGTAATAGCAGAACCAATCTTTCCACCAATACCAGACTTAGCAAGCTTGTAAGCACCATAGCCTAATGCACTAGCACCTAGACCGATTCCAAGACCGTTAATACCAAGACCAGAAAGTGCATCCATACCAGGTATCAACACATGCTTGCCAAGCATGTATCCACCAAGACCTGCACCTGCCAAGGCACCAGCCTTAAGTCCGACCTTACCGATCTTCTTAGCAAGCATCGGAGTACCTATGAGACCACCAATACCTGCACCGAGAGCAGTTCCTAAGCCGCCCATTCCAACCATGCTACCAAGAGTATGACCGATGAATCCGCCAGCTCCAAGACCGATACCCATCTTAGCAACGTTCTTATAGAACTCAGTTCTGACCTTTTTATAGTCCATCTTGCCATTTTCATCTTTGTATGCCTTCATAGGCGTACCAAAGAAGAAGGTGTTCATCGGGCCAGCGATACCAGCTGTAAATGCACCTTGCAAGACATGAAGCAGACCACCCTCATACTTGTCGCCATGACGCTTACCAACAAGGAATCTGTCGAGAAGCGAACCACGTCTACCGAGGACTCTACCTGCCACAGAGCCAACGAGAGCACCTTCGACACCACCCATTGCCAGACCAGCAAGACCCATAGTAGCCATTACGCCTCTAGTGGACTTGTTGTCACCAATGATGAACTTTACAGGATCGTTCATGAAGGACAATCCATGCTTTTCGAATGCGTCTCCGGCTTTCTTACCAAAGAAACCACCAATGATTCCCTTGATAGTAGTACCAACAGCACCAAGTTCTTCGTACTTGCCAGACTTTTCGTCTCTAGCACCAAAGAGGAACTTTCTAAGTTTTGTATTCTGAGCTACAGCTCCACCTGCACCACCCATGAGAGCACCCAGAATAGGTGATCCCATAAACAATGCGCCAGCAACAGCACCAGTACCACCGCCAGCAACAGCGCCCTTCATATTTTGTTCAATGAAGTATCTGTAGCGTTCCTTTTGATCAGGACTATCGCCAAACAGTGCGCTCTTTAAGCCTTCTTTATTAGCAAGAAAGTCATTCTTGATATCGTGAGCAGCAAGTTCAAGGTCATGACCCTTATCAATACCCTTCTGAAGAAGTCTCTTAAACGGATTCCAAGATTTTCTTCTCTTAGCTGCAACATGAGCTTCTTTAGCTTCCATCTGGTCAGACATGATATCTTCCATGTCTTCCAGAGTTTTACCAGTGATTTTCTCAATGTCGATATATCTATTAAGATGATTAGCGTAGACACCATTCTTCTTAAGGAACTCTGGATCAGCCTGTACAAGCTGCTTAAGAGCCCATATATAGACTGTCTTATCGAGTTCATCAATATTTCCGAGTCTAACCTGCCTACCTACATAGCTGTAGATAAGACCCATCTGAGGAACTTTACCGTCCTTTAGAGACTTACCAGTAAGATAGCTTTGCTTAAAATTGGTATAGACAGGCTGTCTTTCAAGCTTATTTTCATCCCAATCGGAGAATAAGCTAATAGGCTTATCCATATTATTGGGATCGATAATGTTAAAGATTTCACTAGGCTTAAGAGTAGCAATTCTTCTAAGATAGTTAGTAGCTTCTCTAGCTCTAGCCTTAGAAATATTACCAAGCTCTACCTGTCTCTTTACATATCTATGAATAACGGCAATTGCGCTGTCCTTGTCAGGTCTAAACTTTTTGAAGGTATAATCCTTGTCATACCAGTCAGTATCGTCATCAACCTCACCACCTTCATCATAACCTCTAAGTCTAAGGGATTCAAGTTGGTTAACGAGGTTAGAACCCTTGCTAGTCTTCATCACATCGCTAGGAACAACATACTCGCCTTTATGAACAATACCTGCAGGCTGATACTTAGCTCCGGGGCCAGTGTAACCACCAGATGCAAGACTCAAGAATGCGTCATTTCCAGTAACAGACGGTTCAGCAGCTGCGGCAGCACTTACTTCAGGATGAAGAGGAGTATACTGGCGTTCCGCCATGCCTTTTCTTGCACGTTTAGACTTTATCGTCCTATAATTGGTAAGATCAGCCTCTGTATTCGTGAAGATCTTTGACTCATTACGTCCATCGAGCTGTGCAGCAAGGTCTCTCTGCCCTCTTGTCAGGGTTCTTCCAGCATTTGCGATACCTCTTCTGGTATGAGCCATGACTATGCTAGCCATATCACCGAGAGATCTTTTTCTCTTAGTACCTCTGTTATGGACAGCAGCACCCTGATTACCGAAGACAGTGAAGAATTCCTCGATTAAGCTAATGCAATAACGGAAGAATTCTCGCTTATCTATACCATAGGAATTAAAGACTTTTCCAACAGTGTATCTGGCTCTTGCAGGAAGAGACTGTAAGAGTTCCGTATATGCTACGTTTGCGGCGGCAACGTTATGTCTAGAGTCCTTATGTTCTTTTCCTCTAAGGATTAAACCGACTTTGCCATTCCAGTTATTGATGATGATATACATCAACTCACGAATTTCTTGCGGCTTAGTAGAGAAAAATTCAGTTCCCTGCATCTCAGAGATATGATGAATAAGGTCTGCCTTAGTATAGGTACCGTTATCAATCTGTATCTTGAGATTCTTTCTTAATCTGATAATTTCCTTTTTCCAGCGTTCCTGCCATGGCTTATCATCGCCATGTCCCTTAGGGATCTTTTTCGGATCGCCGTAAACAATATCTTGAGCTTTCTCTGCCCATTTAGCGTCATCCATTTCGAGAATGGCTTTAACGCTGTAGTTAACAGTATAAGAGTCTCCCTTTGCCGCTTCAAAGCCAGTAGTCACGCCCTTAGCTACTTGGTCATATGCAGCATCACCGACTCTACCAACAGTATCCCAGAAAGTCTGTCCTGTAGCACGCATGGCTCTATCAATGACTTCTGGATCATCCATGTCCTCGCCAGTAAACTGGTTATCTACAACAACACCTTTAAGGTTCTTGCTGTTTTTCATGATATAGTCAATAGAGTGCTCGGGAGCTTCTTTCAACGATTCAACATGGTACCCAGACATGGTACCATTCTGATATTTGTTGAGAGACTTATTGAGCTTTGCAACTTCAGGCTTATGATTACTGTCTGCCCAATACTTCTTCATTTCGGCAGCATAATCTTTCTTAGTAAGAGACTTGGAGTCTCTAAGCTTCTTGAGCTTAGCCTTAAGGTCTTCTACGCTGATCTTTGCAGCTTTTAGTTCCGCTCTGTGTTCTTCAATGAATCTTTCAGCTTCATTATAGTCAGAACCAATCTTACGTCCAGCAATGAACTTGTCATTCGTCTGTGCATTCTGTAAGAACTGAATTTCGTCAGCAGTACGAATCTTTGCACTGTTTCTGTTGGCAGTGTTAACTTCCATTCTAAGAGAAGCTGCGAGCGATGCGAAGCTATCCCCACCAGAAACACTCTTTCCAGCAACGATAGATGCTGCAACTAGATATTCGTCGCCATGAGCTGTGCCTATGGTGAAATTAAATCCCTTGTTAACAGCATCAATGATGTATCTAGCCATCTCATAAGTCATCTCCTTCTTTCTCAAAGGAGTAGCCTCTTGGTATGTCTTGTATGTTGACAAGACACCTTCGGCAATATGAACAACGCTAGATACGCCCACAAATTCGCTACTTTCAATCTTGAGCTTTTCTTCAAGCTTGTTAACGAATTTGCCAGTGGCGTAGTTAAACTGTCTTCTGTTTTCATTCTTAAGAAGCTCACCCATAGACTTACCAGTCTTTCTGGTAACGTCTGCACCGATGAGTTCCTTAATATCAGTCAACAATTCCGGAATCACGACAGTAAGAGCTTTCTTACTTTCACCATCCCAGTCAATCTTTCCTCGTTTATAATCGGCAGAATTTACAGACTGAAGTGTTCTGGAAGATCTCTTTCCGAAAAATTTCAAAAGATCACTTATCTTTCCACTACCACTCACGTTAGCCATGCTATTGAGAGTGATTTCCAGAAGGCCGGAAAGATTCTCATCCATCTTCTTAAGGAATTGGACAAGAGGAAGCTTTCCAAGAAGCTGACCACCAGCAAACTTCATCAAGCCACCGGGGTTAGCCATCATCTTGGCTAGATCCTTATATTCGTCAACGGCGCTAAGGATCGGGTTATTCTCAGCAAATCTCTTATCAAGCTCCTTGGCATAAGCTCTGACATTAAACTTACCATCTTCAAAAATACCTTCGATCTTGCTAGCATCCCAATCCGTATTTTCTGCGGCTTGCATTTCAGCAGAACTCTTTGCAAGCTGTTTAATTTCTCCGAGAAGTTCGAGAGAGGAAGCATAGTATTTGGACTGAGCTTCAGCCATAGAAGCAAGTCTCTTGTCAAGTGCGGCAAGAGAACTGAAGTTCAGTTCAGCAGACTTAGCAATGGCGTTCGTAGTCTGAGCAGCGCCACTAGCAACGCTACCCGCAATAAAGCCCGCATTATCCCTGTTGGATTTTGCGATATCAGTTACAACTTCTTCAGCAACAGATTCGACGACACCACCAAGCTTGTCATAGTCAATGTTCGAATCATCGTCACTGCCAACGTCGTCAAGATCGCTCTTTCCGCCTTTGCCGTCATCAAAGCCTTCAAAGCCTTTAAGAGCATCATTAAATTCTTCATTAGCCTCTTCGTCTTCAAACAAATTGTCAAAACCAGAGGCGTTCCTATCATAGAGCTTACCAGTCTTAAGCTGTTTGCCCCAGTCAGTAAAGCTTTTAGCAGAAGTCTTGAAAACATCTTTCATGTCACCGAAAGCTTTTCCGGTGGCAGTTTCGCTAACATTAAGGTCTCTAACGCCTTCCTTGATGTCCTTGGCTACGGTCGATAGGTTAGGGAATACGTTTTCCTTAACGGTATCTACAGCCAAGTCTTTGAAGCTGTTAACTAGGTTCTTTAAAACGCCAAGTTTCATATGAGTCCTCTCATAAATTCCATTATCAAGTTCCACTTTTTAAAATTTTATTTTTTTTTTATTAATAATAAAGAAAAAAAAATATGAGGAACTCTATGATGAAAGGAATACTCTTATGTCAAAATTAATGGATCTCAAGCTAGCCTATCTGGAGACTGATATTAGACAGAACCTTCCTGAAGTAATTCAGAATTATGTCTCTTTTAATGACAAGGTTCAAGAGGCTGACAAGAAGGCTTTTATTAACTTCGAATTCAAGTGTCTACTTGAGAGGCTTGAACAGATTAAAAAAGACGGTACAACGGAAGTTGCACCTACAGATGCTGCTGAACCTAAACTTGGTCACAGAACCTCTGTGCCATATCCGGCTGGCGGCATAACTAAAGGTATCAAAGTTGGTAAGTTTGAAGAGCAGACTCTTGCTGACCTTTTAGAAGAAAACCTTTCGAATGATATTCAAGATTTCTATATCTTTAAAGAAAGGTCTTCTACCTTCATAAATACACTCTTACAAGTTGACGATCTCCAAGTTGCTACATTGGAAGATTTTGAAAAATTGGTCTGTAGCAAGGAGATTACGAAAATCATGAAAGCCCTTTCACCAGTAACTGAAGATCCGGAAACTCATCAGCCGAGTATGTTATTCTTTGTCGAAAACTACCTTAAGGAAGATGATGCTATCTTTATCAACACTAAAGTTAGAGACAATGTTAAAACATACATCCACAATGCTATCATCTGTCCTATAGCTGCTGAATTTAACTATACCCCAAAAATCTTCAAGATCGAGAACGGTATTCAGCCATATGCATCTACCCTGAAGATTAAGAGCAAAGAAGGCGTAGTTATAGATGAGCTTCTAAGGATGCAGCAAGGTCTTGGTGTAGAAATTGCATTGGCAAATAACAACGTCGATAAGCTGTTCTCTGATGAGTTTTATGATACCAATCTTCTAAGATATGAAGATACAAAGGCAGACTTTGATGAGTTCTTTTCTAAGCTCCAGTGGTTCAAGGACTACATTAGAAACAGGATGCTGGAAAGATACTATGCCCATGAGGTATCTGGTCTTATAGGACAATATGCGGCAGATCATGGCGTAGTATATCCTGCAACAAGATCTAAACCAGTTCTTCCTAGTAATCCTTCGCAGTCCGATATTGATACATACAACACGAATCTTGCCAAGTATAATGCATGTGAAGAGGCCAAAGGTAAAATCGATTCTCTCATCGTTAGTCTCTTGGCTACGGAAGCATTACTGCTGGAAGCCGACTATTCCGCACAAAAAGATTTTATACGCAAGTTCATGGGAGCATTTACAAGCACCCTTGTTTCTGGAGATTTTGACGAAAATTTCGATGCTATCTATCCTGATAAGAGACAGACTAGAATCAAAGCCGACATCGAAAAATTCTACAACGGAACAATCATAATTGAACAAGGCAAGACATTCGAAAATACAATCATGTATACGAATGTCAAGGAACAGGAGCTGTATAACGGTTTTAGATTCAAAGAAGTATCTGAATCAGTGAGTGACATTCGAGATGCAATAGAGAATATCTTTGAGTACTTCAGATCCTTTAATGGTCTTGGCGAGATCTATAACTCCTTAAAAGATTATGAGTATAAATGCTTCGACCTTCATGATGAGCTGGAAGCCTTTAAGCAGCTCTCTACCAGTGAACAAACAGATTCGCTGGTTAAGGCTATTAATAGTTTCAAGACTTTTGTTGGGAGCTGTTCTTCTACCTCGACTGATGATCTTATGCCTGAAAGCTGGGTGAATACCATAAAAGAGAAAGCTCAGCTTTGTATAGACAGGATGCAGTCTATCCTTGAGCTGACTACTCCTAGAACCTTCATTCTTGAGGATATCTATGAATTTCTTATAAGAAAGGAAGCAGACAGAGATATCGTAGGTTACATCATAACTCTTGATTCTGACAGGGGTGTCATAAGGGTAGTAAAGGAAAGTGAACCGAACTAACTTATTGAAAACCAACGGAGTAATTTATGGCTATGCTGAAACGTGAAAGCTTTAGTTCCGGCATGTTGAAAGATTTGTTTAAAGATAACAAAGACTTTTTAAAACAGCTTGAAACAGCAAGAACTAATCTTGTTACATATATTGATACAAAGAAACTCATGTCTTTATTTACAGAATGCATCGATGAATGCCCTTATGTAGATTTTAATGACAAGAGAGATAGGCGTGTCAATAAGTCTAATCCGGTCTTCAAAGTAAAGATCATTTATGAGAAGATTCCGGCAGAAGTCCTCAAAGAAGCTAGGATGAAAGGTTCTATCTCCGATGCAAAGACCAACATCGTCAGGGTAGGTGTCATCTCTAACTTCACTGTTAAGATTCACCAGATTCTTAAAGAGAAGAATAAAGAATATCTCAAAGAAGAGCTTCCTAGTGATGAAGTTATGAACTCTATCGGAGAATTCATTATGACCTTCTTTATGGTGGATGCTTCTGATGACGCTATGAAACCAGTCTATATTAGACACATCATTTAAAATAATTCCTGTATCTTGCGATACAGGATTATTTTTAACGAGGTTACAAGACTTTTGCAAAGGCATTGTTGCCAAAAGTGTTGAGCTTGAAGTTAGCTCTGTCAACAAGCTTCAAGGTGTACAGACCTTCGAGAGCGGCATAAGTGCCAACGGCCTTGAGGAACTGTTCCATTTTATCAGCTTGCGGAATTTCCTTAATAGTGGTATCAAGAATCTGCTTGAAGAAGGTATTGAATCTTCCGGCCTGTGCCTTCATGTACTGTTCGGGGAAGGCAGCATTCTTGGAAAGTTCGATTTCTTCCTTTCTCTTAGATTCAATCTTCTGTTCGTTGTCAAGCATAGCCAGAACCTTACGGTTAATGACATCGCTCACATCGTTTTCAAAAGATTCCTTAAGGACTTGAGCATTAGAAACTTCTTCGTTGCCAGCAACGACATCCTTAGACATGTCGGCGATAGAGGCAAGGTACACACGGAAGTGCGGATTTTCTTTAGCAACATCTTCAAGCTTGAAGTACTGCTTTTCGAGAAGATTCTTGAAGGTTTCAGTAGCAGACTTTGCGATTTCTTCACTGAAGTCCAGACTAGGATGAACCTTAGCGGCAGCAGCAACCATCTTACCAAAACCGCTGGAGAGCAGGGCTACAAAAGCTTCATCGGTCTGCTTATTCAGTAGAGCGGCATTACGCTTCTCAAGGTTCTTAGCGCAGGTATTCTTGAAGGGTTCATTAGTCTTAAACTTGTTACGTTCGATCTGTCTGTTGAACTTATCTTCTTCAAATTCACGATTGAAATTCAGACTTTCAAGAGCCTTCTGTCTCTGGAGACGACGCTTCTCACCGTGGAGCGATTTATGAACAGAAAAATTCGGATCCATTTCAAAACCTCGTTTGAATTATTCAATCTTTAGTTTACACGTTTGTTTGTCTCTTTTTTGGCATTATATTATATCTAGACCTTAACCTAGGAAAAGTCAATTTATGGAAACTATCAAAGATATCTTTAACAGGACTAGATTATGTGAGGGACTAAGGATTCCTCGAACTGTAGTTATTGCGAACTACAATCGCAGTGATTACGAAGCGGCTTTTATTGGAAAAGTCGCAACATTTCTTGAACGTAGTGGTGTACAGAATCTTGTCATGCGCTACAATCATAATTGCTTTATCAACCCGTTCATGAAGGTCATGTGTGCTGATCTCAGTGTGAGCCGTGGTCTGACGGTGCTTCCGGATTTTATCAAGAATGAAGAACCTGAAGTGGCAATTTGGTCTGGCGAAGATTCTAGAGGTGACAATGTAGAAAGGTTCTACACTCCTCTCAAAGACAGAGAATTGCTGAATATCTATGTTGCATCGAGGCGTATTGGTTTGTACTATGGCAAGCCGTTCGCTCTGACAGCACAGATTCGTAGGGCATTCTTGGGCAGTGAAGACACGACATTTGGTCATATCTCTCAGACTCTCCGTAATGGAAATTCTATTGATAAACAGTGGCTTCAAAAGGTAGCCGTATTGACTACTTATTTCACTGTGTCTGAGCAAATCTACGATATGGTGACTGAAAATCCTAACAAACCCTATTTGTTTGATACGGAGAACTTCCATGAAACAATGTAAAGTCTATGTTCCTCTAGATTTTGTGGTAGAGAAAAGAAGTGGCTCAAGAGTGGGCTACAATTTCTACGATGTCGAAAACTACAGCAGCAGCGAAATTCGCCGTGTTACAAACAATTCTGAAGTGAATTCTTTCATTAACGGTCTGCTCGGCGCTGATTTGTCTAATCATCCGTATATCGAACGGATTGAACTCAAATCTAACCAGAATTATATTTATTTCTGGCTTAAGAAGCCTATTGTGCCTACCATGGTAATCAAGGAAAATCGTAAGTACATTCTTAGCGAAGAGCACAAAGCAAGACTCGTGAGCAGGGATGATCATCTTCAGATCGATTTTCTTAGAATGCAGATTCCCAACTCGATTGACAATGAACTCAGAATCTGGGCGATGAATAAGTACAGTGGTGAAATCTCCACTCATCCGAATTCCGGTGATGACCATATCTGTTATGGTACGTATCGTGACAGAGTCAAAGCTGGAAAGTGCCAGATTAGCCATATTATCGGCTTGCTGAACATCGCAAACTTTGACAGTGCATATCGTAATTTTAGGTACGAACTTGATTGGGATTCTATCCCCAGTGAGGCTTACTAATGGCTAGACACGCAGTGATTCTCGGAGCCGGAGGAATTGGCTCCAACATTAAACGAGTGTGGCAGGATAATTTTAGTGGACAGGTTATCACTATTGACGATGACACAATCGAAGCTTCTAACCTTAACAGAAGCGATTTCACGCTTCATAGTATTGGTCAGCACAAAGCTGATAAGTGCTACAGGATCTCCACTAGAGAAGAATTCTTCAATAAGGCCGGAGACTTCCTTCGTGAAATCTTCCAGTCTGAAGGTGGTGGTATTAACGGAATGAATGAAAATTCCGTGTTTACTGAAGACGCCTTCGATTGGTTGCGCAATCACGAATATGTTACCGTGATCGACTGTCGTGATACTATCGATCCTACAACGATCTTCCGTGAAATTGATTTCAAGCTTACCTACAATGGTGCGTTTGGCATCAGATTCGAACTTAATCCGTTCCACTCCAATGACTCTGTCTTTGGTGCTGAATTGGAAGCTGTTCGTTATGGAACAACACCGTCGTTCTGTCTGCCACCTCAATGGCTGGCATGGATGGTTGTGAAGTTCTACAAGGAACATCGTGATATGGTGAAGGACAAGAATGCGCATAAAATTATTGCGTACAACCTTGAAAACGAAATTCTGTCTCACCTGAAAACAGACTTGCCGGAGGTTGCAGTATGAGTGCGAATAACTACAAGCTCATCGACGGATTAGACTTAAAGCAAATCTACGAAATTTTGGACAAAAAGAATGTGGTATGTTTTGAGTCCTATGACTCTGAACACTACTTCTACTATGACCTCTCCGACGAAGCCTCCATTCCCGTCTTCTTGGGTTTGCTGTGTTCCGAAGAAGAGACTATTGGGCAAATCTTCGCTTGTGATCGTGGAATGTATGGTATTGCAGCAAAGACTGTTATCATGCGGCTTATCGATCTCATGGAAGATTATCCGGAATTTGCTGGGTTCGTCAGAGACATTTATGTCGAAGATTACAACGGCAACAGGCCGTACCAGAAATTCCTCTTGTGGCTTTTGTCCAAGAAACTGCAATACGTTCTTGAAAATGAGACGAGCAGCAGCTTCAACGCAAGACTCTGCATCGCAAAGATTCAAAAGGTTATCCAGAGGATTGGATTTGGAAGTGAATTCCTTTTGCCGATTCTCGCCAACTGTGGTTTGAATATCATAGATTCCAATGGTTTCTATGCTGATAGCTTCTTTGAATCTATTATAAAGAACGATCTTGAGGCCCTGCCTCGCTCTGCGGAAAGGTTCTCCGAAGAAGGATTCTCTGTCGAGACATCTGACAGTGCTGCTTCGGTGTTCCTCAGTTAGAGCATTTTTCAACAGCATATAATAACACGTCTAATCAAGTGATTGGACGTGTTAACACAAACAAAAAGGAAAAAACATCATGGCTAGAACCGCTAGTGATCTCAGCGTTGCCGAAGTTGTGAAGGCTTGGAACAAGTCTTCTTCGACCATTAAGAAGGTTGTCACAGAACTTGAGACGACCGAAAGCGCACTTAAGACCAAGATTAAGTGCAACAAGGAATTGCAGAGCAAGTTGAAGAACCTCCGCCCTGAATGGCTGGACATTGACGCGCTCGTCGCAAAGAACAAGACCGCAGTAAAGGCTGCTAAGTCTGGTGCCGCAAGAGCTACTGCCGCTGCACCGAAGGCCGCTTCCACGGCTGCAAAGACTGCCAAGGCCAACACTGTGACTGTCAAGATTCAGCATCCCCGTAACAGCAGCGAAGCTGTTGAAGAAACCATCACTTTTGACGATGCCGCCGAACTCCGTATGGGTCTTGAATCCTTTGCGTCTCGTAACGCAACCTACAAGACCGAACCGTATGTGAACGGTTCTCCGGTGCTTCTCAGCAGCATCAAGAACGGCGATGTCGTTGAACTTCGCCAGAAAGACGCTGGTGCCGCGCTGTAATTGAAAGAACAGAACAAAAAGAGGGCTAAGCAAATGCTAGCCCTCTTTATTTTTGGAGATTAAAATCATGGGATTCGAAATTGACGTAACCCCGAAATTCCTTGAAGGGAAAATTTTCTTCCCTCCGAAAGTTATCAGACGATTGGACGATCTGCGTAAGGATTTTGCCCATGGCAACGAATATGCAATGTTCTTGCACGCCGAGGTTGATCTAGAGAACCTCGAAATATGGGTAGATGAAGACATCTATGATATCCCGAATCAGAAAGTTGGCCCTGCTACAGTCGAAATCGAAGATTCGACTTTTGAAATTGATCCGGAAACTGGCTATGGTAAGAAGCCTCTCGACCGTACTCTGAACTGCGTTGTTCATCGTCATCCTACTGGTGTTGACAACTTTAGTAGTACTGACAATGAATACATCAATGTGATGAATCCGATTTCCTTCTTGTATCAGGAAGGTTACTATGTTCCTAAGGCTCGTATCAACGTTCCGTGGGGCGACAAGATTCTTCCGTTGTATGTTTCTCCTTTCCTCATCTACAACGATGGCGAAAAGGATGAATATATCCCGCTCGACGTTCGTCATACGAACTATCAGTATGGTCGCTACGGCTATGGTTATGGCTATGGTTATAGCAGCCCGTACGGATTCTATGATCCTGAAACTCATGAATACATTCCCAAGCAGCATTGGGATCGTGATCAGGGTAAGATGGTCGATAATCCGGAATACGAAGAACGTAAGGCTGCCGCTGAAGCAAAACAAGCCGAACTCGATAAGGCTCCGAAGCCCATGACCACCAAGGACAAGATCGATCAGGCTATCAAGGATGCCGAACCTGATCTTGACCTCGATCTCTGTAAGGAACGCATCAGAACCTATGACTACGGCTACTTCCGTAATCGTGGAATGATCGATGTCGAAGACTTGGAAGATATCGAGGGTTTCATGGATCGCCGTCGGAAACGGGGAAAGAAACAGAAGAACAAGAAGAAGGGAAAGAAGATCTCGTACATGCCTCGTGGCCAGTACAACTCTTCCGCAAACTTCGATCATGTCTTCGTCGGCGGCGAGGAAACAACCCCGAAACCTGCAGCAGCAAAACCTAGGTCGTTGGTTGATGCCGAACGTGAGGATCTGTCTTTTGGCGGTTCCTGTATTGAATTCGGTGACGACGGTTTAAGTGATGTTGATTTTGACTCCGAAATCACTCTTGGTGTTGATGAGGAAATGCAACAACAAGAAGAACTGTTCTTGGGAGTGACAAATGACAACGAAGACTAAAGCCGAACCTAAGAAGTTCAAGAAGACTACGAGTCAGGAAAACACTTTTGTTTCAAGGTATGGCGACAGTCGTACCTTTCCTAGAATCTCGTTCAGCGAAAAATACTTCATGGTGAACATGCAAGACCTTGTCAAAGGTGCGAAGTACGAAGATCTCAAGGTTACGCCCAAGTTCTTGGGTGAATCCAAGACTATCGGAAAGTACATGATTCTCGATTTGAAGGACTTTGCTAAGCTTATCGATAATGATTTGATTCGAAAAGATCTTGTGAAGACTGCTCAAGAGTCCTTGCAGGAAGATGCCTCTTCGGATGACTATTTCAAGATGATGTACTCCAACACATTGCGCCATCTTGACTATCTCTTGTCTGAAAAGGCTTTCGCATCTTTCCAGTTTAGCTCTTTCACTCGTGAATTCTTGACTAAGAACATGAGCGCCTTGTCCACGGCTTCTAGAAAGGTCATCGTGAGTAAGGAGGCCTCGATTGGATAATAACCTTGAATTGATTGACTCGTGGAGACACGAGTTCGGGGTTGAAGCATCGTCTAAAGATATTCTGGATCTAGCTACAAAAAATGTAGCTGCTGCGGAAAATCTAAGTTCCGATAAACTCGTGCAAGTTGGTGCGGCTCTCATCAAGCCGGATCTGTCTTACATGATTAGCTCCAACCTCACTCGATTCAATGGTGTATATCCTAAAGGCTTCTGGGCGAAGCATGACACTGATCCTGAGACTTCCAGCACAGGCCTCAGGAAAGGTGATATTGCAATACACGCTGAAATCAGACTCATCAATAATGCAATGATAACTGGATTCGTCCATAACGCAGAAGATTGGCGTGAATGCCTCTTAGTCCTAAGTACATTCCCTTGTGCTCACTGTGTAAGTGCGCTGATGGAACTAACTGAGATTGAATTCTTACTCGTACTGGGGAATACCTCAATCAACACTCCGCAAAAGCAAGAGAAGGCTAAAGAGCTTCTCAAGTGGTTTAATACAGACCAACAGCGAGTGATGCATTATTAAGAAAAAAGAAAGAGGGCTACTAACATAGCCCTTTTCTTTTTTTTTTTAGTCGATGATTACTTGGATCGGAATCCAGTCCAGCTTGCCATCATCGAATGTGGCTTCTTGGACTATTCCGTCCATTTCGAAACGGATATCCCAGTGACCATCGTTTTCTGCCTTGATCTGAACCCACTCGTATTTGTTCCAGTTCTGATTGAGGAATTCAGATAGCTGCTCTAGAACAAGCACAGGCATAGCACTAAAGAAATAGTGCGCCCTTCTTGTATCTTCGAGCATTGATTTTTTGCCGGACGTCAGGATCCACTGGAATCCATCAATGTCTGACACGCCATGCTTGAGAAGCACAACGGTAGCGCTGCTTTCTGTTACGGTTAAGTTTACCATTTTTTGCTCCTTGGTTAAGAAAAACGAGAAGGGATTCGAACCCTTGACTATCCCCAAGCTGGGGATCGCTTTACCACTAAGCTACTCACATTCTTATATACTATCGATATAAAAAATAATACGCAGATTGCTCTGCGTATTACCAAATGGCAAAAAAGTAACTTCATTATAAAGTTATCTAAAACTCTGGTAGGTCTTACCGTTATCCAAAGACATCAGATACTTCGTTCTGGTAAACTTGATTCCTTCCTTGAAGATCTGATTCCAGTCGTTGCCAACATGGATCCAACAACTGCCAGTAGAAGGGTTAAATTCATAAATGATCTGACCAAAGTGAACAATGCCAGACTTATCCCATTCGATCATCAAAGAAGCGATATCCTTCAGGGATAGCGAACAGTTATGTACATTGATGTCAGCTGCGCCAAGCGTAGGTTTGCTACCGGGCTGGTAGCCACAGAAGTGGTCAGAGTTAGCACTCGGGTTGTAACCAGAGTTCTTCAGCCTAGTATAGTCATCGGCAGTCCTTACACCAGACGAAATAGTGATCGTGACATTCTTACTTTGAACTCTCTTGAAAGATTGCAGCTTATCCCTAACAATCTGGAGATTGTTAGCGAGCATCTGAATCAAGCTTAACTGATAGTCGTTAAGCTGGATCTTAGAAAATTCGGAAAGGTCGAAGTTGGGTGTAAGTTTAGCCATAGCAAAATCCTCTAATCATTAGTTAGAAAAAAATAAACGGTATCCCTCATGAGATACCGTTTTAAGAAATCCTTACAGGTTCTGTCTCTTTTCGACAAAGTTGTAAGTGATTTCCATCTTTCCTCCAAAGCTGGAATCGATACTATCTGCATTGTCATCAAAGCTAGTACGATCCATGAACCACTTGTGGCTGACAATCATAGCGAACTTCATCTTCGCCAGTTCTTCAGCTACAGCCAGTTTCTTAACGGAAAGACCGTTGAATGCGCCAACGACAGCATCCTTGTATGCGTCACCTTTAACGCCAGACAGGTACTTGCCATCGATGTACACCATAACATTCTTGAGGAATTCCATAGAAGGCGTAAGCTTCTTCTTTTCCTTCAGGTACTTTTCAACATCTTCAATCTTCGGGATCGAAGAGAAATTCTTGAAGGCGGCAGTGAATGCCGTATAGTTATAGAAGTCTTCGCTCTTGACGGTTTCCTTGGCAGGGTTGTAACCCTTTGCAGTAATACCAAGCGTTGCCAGATATTCCTTTTCCTTTTCGGAATACTTCTTGCCTTCGACAAGCTCTTCTTCCTTAATACCAAGCTGCTTCTTGAGGTATCCGAGATACTTGAGCTGGAACTGGTATTCGAGAAGAGCCAGAGACAATTTAGTCATCTTGGCAGCCTTGCTTGTAAAGACCTTGTTTCTGTTAAGGACAGGCACAGAAGACATGTCAATATCACATTCGATCATGTCGCCCTTGTGCTTCTTAATCACGTCAATCTTGACAGCGGTCTTAGAAAGCTTTTCAAAAGTCTTCTTATCGAGAATTACCGGGAGAATCTGCACATTGACGATACCATCCTTGATAAGAGTGAAGTTACGCCATACGGTAGAGTTTACCTTGGTAATCTTAAATTCGTTCTGCGGGAGTTCCAGTTCAACATCGATCAGGAGACGTGCAGAAAGGTTAGCACGTTCTTCGTTCCATGTAAATCCGTTGATGGGATATCCCTTGTCGATCATAGTCATCTTGACCTTGCGTTCTTCAGCTGCCTTGGTAATCTTTTCAACCTGTGCAGCAGTCTTCGCATTCTTCAAGAGTTCTTGTTCTTCAGCAGTCAATTCAACCTTGTCAGTAGTCTTTGCAGTAGTACGGTTGTAATTGAATCTGCTATTGCAACAGAGAACAAAGTTGTTGCCACTCTTGAGGTCATCGATGAGGTCTACAACGCAGTAAGCGTTGCTAGGAGCTTCGTAGTTCGGATCGATCGTTCCACGAGCGCCTTCTTCAAATACAGCAGTAGCGATTTCAGTCTGGAAGTTGAAGAGACGAACCTTGCCAAATGCAGTAGCATAAAGGCCGATAAACTTGGTATCGCCGATTGCTGCAAGGAGCTTTTCAACCAGACCATACTGAAGACGGTCTGCACAGACGTTAGCAGCAGCATACAACGGAGAGAGACCTTCGTCGAGCTTGCTGAAATCTTCGCCAGCATTATCCCCTACAACCTTGGAGGAGATAGAGTAGAATTTCGTTACACTTTCAGGAATGTGAACACAGGAGTAGTAATCCTTGTGTTTTTCATCCGGCATAATCACATGAATAGTCTTGCTGTTCTGATCGAGATAGAACATCTGTTCGATCTTACGATTGTCAGCAATTTCCTTGGTCAGCGGAACAACCACTGCCTTGGTCATCATACGAGTACTCAGAGCACGTTCGAACACAGGAACATAGCTATCAAAGTCTGATGCTACGACCTTAGTACCACCAAGAGTTTCTGCCATTTCGGTAAGACGGTCAGAGTCGGCCCAGTATCCATATTCAATAATGGAAGCGTTGCCGACAGAGTCCTTAATTTCCTTAAGGGCATTGATTACGTTCGTAAAGGAACTTTCGTTGTGTCCACCATCAGAGAGGAACACCCAGTTCCAAAGACCGCAATTCTTGTTGTTATCGAAGAGCTTCTTGGTTTCAACAACAGGGTTTACGAAGTCCGTACAACCCATCGGAACAAGGAACTTGTCGATAGCGTCCTGCAACATCTTAAGTTCGGTCGGAGTATTGCACTTAGCCATTTCCTTGAGGACAAAGCATTCATGCTTCCCTGCAAAGGCAATGATAGTGATTGTGTCCAGATCGGCGATAGTCGAGGACAGACGATTCTTGAGCTGCTTACGCATTTTCGGGAGCGTGTCATACATAGATCCCGAAATGTCACAACAGTAAACATGGTTTACTGGTTCAGGCTTAAGAACCTTCTTGGTTTTCTTGGTTTCGACGCTATGCTCGGTGAGATAGAGTCGTGTGTCAATCTTAAAGCTTCTACTAGATAATGCTTTATTTGCCATGATATTATACCGTCAGCTGTTGGATTTGCTTGTCTCTTTCGCTGACAAAAGAGGCAAGGTTTGTCGGAATGACAAATTTCTCTTTCTGTCCGATATTAAGTTCTTCGTGATAGACATATTTATCATTAAAGAGAATGCTCGTCGGATCCTTGTCCTCGTTATCGGTCATATATGCGATAACTCGTTTAGCCTCATGGTTGATATCTTCCTGTGATGGATAGGTATCTTCAGTTGGCGTTTTGATACAGCCTAGAGGATTACCGGACTTAAGAACCTTACCTAAGGCAATAGCTCTTTCCCAGTCATATCTCTCTATCATGCACTTCGGACAGTTTTCATTAAATGGAATAAATCCTAGCATGGCTAGCCTAGACCATTCCAAAGGAATCTCGTATTCTTTTTTACAAAATTTACACGTTCTTTTCATACAACTCTATTTTGATAAAGGAGTTTAACATGGAAGATACAGAAATGCACGCTCCGTCGAAGAATTTCGATGCAATTCGTGATCTCGTTAACCTGCTTGAAGATGTTCAGCAGCAGTTTAGAATTTGGCACTGGAATACTAAAGATTGGATCCATCTTGCCACTGAGGAAGTTTACAAGGGATTGATTAATCCCATGGATGGTCTTGCAGAAAGTTACAGAGTGATGTCTGCAAAGCTCTATACAAGAGGAGAAGCCAAGCCTACCTTTGAAGCTGACTTTGATGTAACGAAGGCTAGACTTGTCTGCAATACTACCATTGCACAGCTCAACAAGATCGCTAAAGAAATCGGTGATGAAGGTATCAACGGTTACGTTGGCGACTGTGTACAACTATTGCGAACCTGTCTCTATAAATTGATGTAAAATAAAGTCTGATCGAAAGATCAGACTATTTTATTTCAGAATCTTGAAGTCCTTTTCAATAATGATTATCTTGAGAGACTTTCTAATTGCTGGGGCAATGTCGTTTGCTAGTATAGCTTCTGCCATTCCTTTTTCTGCAAACAATGTTGCATTCTTTGGGTCTCTAACAAACTTCACAAACGAACCGTCTTCAAGAGATACCAAACATTTTCCGTCGGCCTTTTCAGCGATGGCATAGAAGTGGTCTGGTAGATTTATCGGACTTTCTACCGGGCTAAGATATATTTTTGTTGGCATATTGTCTCCTTGGCTAGATAATTATATGCAATTAAATATACCGCCATGCAACTGGCTCAACTGTTTCAGCCACAGATGTCTGGATAGGGCGATGAATCTTGTATTCATCGAACGCATCAGAATAATAACCAACAGTCTCGACTACCTTCCCGAAAGTCTCATCCTTTTCCTTGGATACGTATTTAATGAGAAGCCAAACACCAGGCATAGGCTTATCGTTTTCGAAATATGAATGCCATATCAGGACATTTGGCGTTACAGTAGTGTTTGGTTCGCTCATATAGGCTCCTTACTTTTTGATTTCGTAGTACTTGTTTCTGACGAGGATATCCTGAGTACCACCATACAGGAAGGTGATTCTAAGGTATTCTCCATTGTTAATCTTTTCGATTTTCTTCACGTCATCAAGGTGATGGTATTCACAGTCATAGTTCTTTTCCTTGCATACCATAATGACGATGGGCTTGGCAAATGCCATAGAACACAGAAGGGAAATGATAAGAATAAGCTTCATAATTAACTCCTTACAAAGTAAAGTTTAGAGGATCAACAGATAAAAAATAATCTCAGCCTTGGCTGAGATTATAGATTTACGTTTTTGCGTACTTTCTTAAAGAAGGTGCGCACTGATTGACAGATGGCTTTAACTCCTTAACAATTTCAACCATTTTCTTTGGATCTGATGGATTAAAGAGATACTGTTTCTGTACTACTGTTTGAGGAGCGTCAATAGTGTCTTCATTAAATATGAATAACAGTTTGTAGCCGTCGTCATAGAGCTTCTTATTAATTGCTAATTGCGCCTTGCTTCCTTTTTCTTGAATCAGGAAGAACTCGGATGAGCTCAACTTATCCGAAAATTTAGTCGTTAGCATCTCAATCTGTTCCATTACTTTATCAACCCCATACTTGGGAATAAGCTTCAATTCTACCATATCATCGTCTAACCAAAGACATGTGTGGTCAGAGAAGTAGTATATGCTAGTCTTATCCAAGAAAGATGCAAAGACTAATTTGGAGAGAGGCTTCTTCAACGCTTCTCTCACTGTAATTTTTCTGGCTGGTTTGGTAAAAATTTTGACATCGATCATAAATAAATTCCTTCTATTGGAGAGTTTTTAAAAAAGAAAGGCGGTAATACCGCCTTAATTTAATCATCTTCATCTTCGTCAATGAGACTATCTTCGTCATCTTTTTCATTGACTGTTCCAAGAATACATTTTGCGGCATCCTTGATTTCGTCACGATATTCAGAATGATAGCGTCCATTAGCGTAGAGCATAGGGTTAGCGAGGATATCTTGCTTGAACGATTCTCGACAGTAGTCAAGAAAGGTCTTGCTAGCCTTCTTCCCATCTTTGTAGTGCTTGAGCATCAATTCAAAGGTAGCTTTGAGGATTTCCAAGTCTTCTAGTTGAGACTTCATGAATTCTTCAAAGACTTCCTCATGAAAAGGTTTGTCAAATGAACATGCGACTAGACCATTTGTCCAAGATTCTATATCACGGTATTCGCCCGACCGTTCAATGGTCTCGAAGTCTATTCCTTTAGGAAGCTTCACCTTCTTTAAGGTGAAGTACAGAGAGAAAAGATCGCCTATAGTGATAGGTTTATCTTTGCTATCCTTCTCCGGGAATATAGAGAAAGCTGCTGCCTTGAGAAAGTCTTCAGGATCAATCTTTGTTGCTTTGAAGACTATCCTGCCATTCTTAGCAGTAATCTTGATATCCTTCACTTTCCTAGCAACATCATAGTACTTCAAGAATTTCACGTCTGGAAAACCTGACCATTCCGGATGCCATGCATTCTTTTCTCTTATACAGTCAAACCTGATACCTTGGCGCTTGCTAACCTCCGCATATACTTCAGATGGAGTAATGTTTGTAAAAAGTTCATACCCATTGGTAGGCATGATATCCTTGCAAACGACTTCTCCCTTAGCTATGAGGACATTATTCTTATACTCATAGGTAACACTTTCCTTGTATACTGAGGCAAGGCACTTGGAATCTTCTATGATGAATTTGGTTTTGTACTCTGTACGGCTGAATGCTGCATCCACAAAGTTTGCAACCTTTTCAGCATTCACCATCTTTTCATCTAAAGATGCTGGCATCAATGCGACCACCTTCAAAGGATAGACCACTACCGACTTCTTCTTGAAAATTTCAACGAATTCATCAGCATGAGCCAACACAAAGTTGGCGATATCTAGCTCCTCGTATCCGTGGCTAACTTCTGCACATTCCTTATCTCTACCCTCTTCCAAACAGGAAAAGGGATCTTGCATATCACGATATGCAGACATCGCATTAACAGTCAGCATTAGCTTGAGTTCTTTGAACTCAAACACCTTCGGCTTAACAGCCTCGGCATCAGTCTTCGTAGTCTTCTGTTTTGTCATTTGTTACTCCCTCTAAGTCTGACTCAATACGTTTTAGTTTAGCTTCATTATAAGAAACGCCACCAGCGCCGCAGATCTTGTTTACTTTATCATAAATAGTCTTAGGATACTTCCTTAATTCACATTCCACATTGCGTCTGGCTTCTTTGATAACATTTTCTGCTTCAAAGATTGACATTGTAGAATCTATGGTTACAGTTCCTACGTCTATATCTTCATCATCATCTTCAAGACCGATGGACGATTCATCTATTTTGCTAAGGATCAGCGTAGCTAAGTCATGAATCTTAGGATTCCTAGAAAGCATCATTCTGGCGAATGTATTTTCGATCTTGAACTCCTCTCCGGTGAACTTGAACGGATTGGTGAACATAGCTTCTTTGAACATATCCTGAGCATACTTGATAACTTCAATGTTCTTAGACTTAAGCTCTTCGAGAAGATCCTTCAGTCCGTTGAACATCCTTGCAGCTCTTTTACAAGCCAACAAGCAATCCTTAACATCCCTCAATGCTGATTCAGTATTGTACCATGTTGAGCACAACTTGAAGTATACATTAGAATTAAAGCACGAAACGTCATCATTGAAAGTAATTTCAGCATCCTTGTCATTCTTGCTATAGTGCAGATCAACGAACTGATTCAGACGTTTATCATTACATACAGCAGTCAGAACAGAGATAACTTCAGAAGCAGATGGAGCCTTTGAGTCAAACAATGATCCTGCGGCAGCTTCTATAGCCTTTTCAATATCCATCTCGGACTTGGGCAGGAAGAGAAGCTCAAAATCGCCTCTCATTTCTGAATTGGTAGCGGGATTAATAGTGAAAATATTCGGGTTTGCAAAGTATACATACAATCCCAGATATACGCTATCATACGGAAAGAGATCCCACATTCTATAATCTGTGTTACGCCAGCCATCCTCTGTAGTCCTGAATTTCATTTCGCTATCTCTTGAGGATTGTCTCATACGTTCCCTAGAGAATGTTCCAAGATATGTCTTTTGCTTAAAATTGTCAATATCCTGCCTTTTGAATTCAGAGAATATTAAGTCAGCCTGAGCAGAGATGGTATAGGGATTTTCTATCTTCCCGACGACATTTTCGATCCTATTATTGCAAGACTCGAAGGGAAGGTTAAATGGCTTTCCAAGAGCCTTCTCTCCGGCAACCGTACGAACAGCTTCACGAAAGGCACCATTAAGGTAGCTTTCACTAGTTAACTTCGTCTTCAGTTTATCGCTGACAGGGAATGGGAAGCATACGTTAAAACGCATCTTGATAAAGATTTCTTCATCTCCGTTGGAATCGACGATAGCCTTTGTTATCTCATTGAGCTTTTCGAAATCCTCCGGTCGGATTCTTTTTGTGAGAGGAGAATAGTTTCTGCCATAGGTTATCATGGCTGATTCCATTATCGCTTCAATCTTCTGTTGGTCGGTATTTGGATCAAGACCTAAAAACAGTCTACAAGTGTCCATTGTAAAGAATAGTTCTGCAAAAGAATATTCTTTCATTTTGTCTCCTTGGTTAAGAATAATTTATAGTCATTCTTTTATATATAAATAAAAGACAATAAAAATATCAGTCTATCACTCGATAGACTGATATAAACGCACAGAGAAGAACATACCAGGTTAGAACTGTGCGTATTTTGCGAACCACAATAACGGGAAAAAGGAAACGAACCCGTCATTTTTAAGTTAGCTTCATTCTACAAGGAGATGAAATGGCTGATGCGACAAACATAACTGAAGCTCCAAAGACATTATTTTCATTGTACTTCGAAACTCAGATCTTCCAAGATCTGTCGTGTGTGAAGACTAGATATGGTGCCACATACTTCCATGATGGCCTTTACATTAGACAACGGGAACACTCTACTATACATATAGGAGATAATCTAGATAACCTCGCTGATCATTCTTCATACACCTTCCAGCACTTAATGAAAGTGATCAATGGAGAAGAATTTCCAATAGAGATTAGCGGCTTCATGCATGCTATTCCCAACAAGAATTTTTCTTCTAAGGAAGAAGCTTTCGATGAAGGATCCAATATACTTAGATTCATAACTAGTGGTGCTATGAAGATCTTTATAGAAGACCATGAAGTGACTCTAAAAGATCCTATGATCGTACCAATCCATCGTTCTGATGATGATTTCAAGAGGGGAAATATAATCTATATTAATTTCAGAGGCTTTGCAACTGCAAGACTTTGTAAGCCGATAGAACCACTTCCTGAAGAGTCAGTAAGGCGCAGATTCTCGAAAACAAAGAAAATCCACTTAGACAATATCAATGACATCTTTCTATTAATGTCAAACATAAATCTTCTTAGTCTCAAGGATGGAAATCAATACGGAGCAATTTCTGCAACCTACTGCAAGCTAGAGGAGTCCGACGAAACTTTTGCGGATATCAATTATTGGTTAAGGAATCATATGATGTCACGTCCAAGAGATATAGGACTTCTGTATTGTGCTATCAGAGATTTGGATAGTTCTATATACAATCCGGTTGACTACTATCCGACATTCAAGAAAACCCTTAACTCTGAGACTATTAATAAGGTTATCACGGATATGATAGAACTCGATAAAGATACTGAAATGATCGTGAGATGCAGCCAAAAGCTTATAGATGACTATGAAAAATATCTTGATAATGGAAAGAAAAAGAATAAGACAGAAGAGACTATATTGTATTTCGTATCTCTAACTGTCAATAATCAAATAGAACTTCATCCGTTAGAGGTTAAAGCCATAATAGCTAAACTCTCTAACTCCAAGGAAAGTTCTAATATCTTCGCAATTATAGACAAACGTATTTCTAGTGTTGACGTTCTTGCCGAAGATGAAGAAGACTAAAAAAGAAAAGCGGTCTAGCCGCCTTTCTTTTTTTTCTAGCTTTCAGCTTCAGACAGGAGCTTAGTTGCAACAAGCTTAAGTCCTTCGCTATACTTGCTGTACATCATCGGGTTCTTTCTCACCACTTCCTCGATGAATGCCCTACAACATTTTAGTCTATAACGGGTAGCCTCCTTGCCACCGGGGTATGTTTTGGCATTCTCATCCTTCAAGAATATATCCTTTGCCCAGCTATTATTGCTATACAATCCGAATGTCAATTCGAAAAGACCAGTCATGAGAGCAGCATCTTGTTCGCTAACCTTTAGGGTGTTTTTGAACAGTGTAACTTCGTCATCAGACGATGATATCAATGGTATCAACTCGGAAGGTGTATCTAGCAAGTTCTCATAGACGCTCTGTGCAAAGCTGTAGATATTTGTCTTATCAGCACCGCACTTCTTTATGAGCACATTTCTTAATGTAGATGAACCCTTGTTAGACTCGCTGGCAAAATCTCTGAATGCCGTAAAGTATTTCATGATTTTTTCTGGGAAAATATTATACATAACTGTCTCAGGAAATCGTATACCCGGAGTAGCAGCTAGAACTGCGGTTATAATGTACTCTTTTTCCTTATCAGTTTTTTCTACTCGTACTGGTGCATCAAAATTTATCCCTGGCCTGTTAATAAACGGCAGGAATCTTCCCATGTCTCCATTGCAGTCTAGAATAAGTCTGTCGTCAAGATCGTCTTTGAGTATAAAGTCATAGATATAGCCAGGATTATCAGAGTCCTCTATCACAAGAGTATGCGAAAGATAGTTATATCGCTGGCTCATTCGTCCGGCACAAGGAATAATCTTCGGCTCACCCGAAGAATCTGTCTGTATAGTTATGGCGGTTTTAAGCATGAATTCTCCGATAAAAATTGCGATAGCCTAAGCTATCGCTTTATGTTAAAAGACAATGAATACGCTCTTTTGTTTGCGTTTCAGTTCTTCATCGCTCTTACGCTGTTCCATAAAGAACTTCACTACTTCCTCAATAGGAGTCGGTTTGAAGTCAAAGGAGATCGGAGTAAACCTCGGAGTGATGCGTCTGAGCAGATCTTCAGTGAGCCTTGCCTGTCTTTCTTTTTCACGACGACGTTCTTCGCTCTTTTCCCTGGCCTTCTTAATGGCTTCCTGTCTCATGCGGAAGATATCGCACTGCGTCTTCACAATTTCATGCACATCAAAGCCTTCGTCGGCGTCGTTGATGGAATGAAGAATTCTGGAGGCAAGCATCATCTTCTTTGCTTGTTCTTCAAGGTTGTTATAGGTAAGAATGGCAATTTTCTTTTTTGTCTCTACTTCGTAGATAACAAAAGCCATCTTATCCTCGTAGTGTTCAGTCTGGATGAAGTAATTACTCATCTTCCTCTTCCTCTCTTTCGGGGTTAAGTTTACTTTCAGGTTTTGGTAGTGTTTTGTTGAGAAATACCTTTACGCATTTTTTGCATCTAGGTGAATATCTCATTGGCCCATGTGTGCAAGTCCAGCACACATCACTCATTTCTCTAGCAATAGCGTTATATCTTGTGACGGAGAATAAGTCTACTTGTTTAGTATGATTATTTTCTGTACGAACGCCAAAGTAGATTGGGTCTAAAGCTACGATGGACTCTTCTGTCATAGCTCTCCTTCGATCTCTTCTATTTCGAAATCATCTGGATCAAATTCTGAAATTCGTTCTATAACAGTGTTTTTAGAAATTTCTTCTGTCCATCCCTCATAGGCTAAGGTGAGATCTTCATCATGAAAAATTCGCAGTACGTAATCTTCATGCGCACAATCCCAAGAAAACTGATAAAGGTATTTCCGCATTTGTCACCTCGCCATCATTTTATATATTGTTCTCTAGCTGATCTTTCTTTGCTTTTTCTTTTTCAAGAAATTCAGCTCTATAAGTTTTGATGGCGTTCTTACGGTCTTCAGTCCACCACCGTTCTTTGCTATTCTCTAATGCTTCAATGAACTTCGGATCTCTCCTACGTTCACGCATTCTTTCCGAGTTTGCCTTAGCAAATTCTGGGTTTTGGTGCTGTGCAACCATCTTGCACTTCATAGAGCAGAAAATGGTATACCCAGTACCGATGGACTTAAACTGAGAAGGCTTTCCGCAGATTGGGCAAATCCCTTCCGACTTCCGAATTAGATACTTGTCATAGTATTCCTTCGGTGTCATGCCATGTGACTGGCAATGGTTAGCCAATGACCTAGCACTTTTAAACATCCTTTTGCATTCTTGGCATTGAAAGGCAGACATGATAATTCCTTATTTACGATAATAGTGTTCAGCTACAGCTACGGCTGCTGTATAAATAGTTTCGTCAGCAGAGCATGGGAAGATCGGCTTCCATTCTAAGACTCCCTCATTAGCCTTTGCTTTGCTGTTACAGATATAAACCTTTTCACCTACCTTGATCTTTACTAGATCTTCAGAGATGAGGTTCTTAAGCTTCATTTCTATTTCAATGGTTCCAAGGCTTTCGTAGATAGGCGCAAGCCTTTCACGCTTACTGGTGTCTACGATAACATAACCGCAGATATCAAGCTTAAAGTGTCTCAACCCTGCAGGGTCTTCCATATTGAGATACTCATAGTCAAGCCTAAGATTGCTATTGAAGTTCGAGTAGAACATGTTCACATTATTTACAAGATTCTCAAGATTAGCCTCGACATCCTTGAAAGCCATAGCTCCATTGAGTTTCTTTTTCAAATTGTTGTTCTTGTAGAAGGCAACGAAAGACTTCTCTTCATAGCCGAGTTTATACTTTACCATGAAAGCTGTACCAATGACGGAAAAATCAATTATTACACTGCTGAACCTTTTCCTGAGATTGTGAGCCTTAGTAAAGACCTTACCGAGATTGATATCTTCTTTTACTCTACTTTCCTGTGGAAGCTTGATCTTGTCAGTTATGAAATCCTGCATATCCTTATTTTCAATAGGAAGAACATGAATATCACGAGGAGTAGAATTGAAGGCACAATCCTCTGGTCTACAGATGAAATTCAGCCTTATGTACTGTTCGTAGCTAGGAGTTCCTACATGAACATATGCTACATTATCTATGTAATCTTCCGAATGGTATGTATAGTAGATTAAGTACTGAGCAGGACTTCCTTCACAGGTATGGTACTTTTCTAAATAGTCCATGACATGATTATTGAAATTCTTCTCGACATATTCCTTGCGTTTCAGCAGATAGTAGTCTGCCGAGAAGAAGACCTTATAGATAAAGGCTTTGATTAGTTCCCACATAGTTTATACTCCTCTGAATAGTCCTCGACTTCGGGCTCGTTCAGTCCGATCAATTTATTTTCGGATAAGCCATAAGTGATCAATTCGTCTTCAAGTGCCTTGTATCTCATAGAGTCGGCAAAGTCGTTGTTCTTACGACCCAGACGGTAGTTCTCGTGGACTTCTTCAATGATTTGGTTATTGTATTCATTCAGTTCAAGTGCAGAGCGTTCATCCAGATTGCGGTAGAAGCAAGCTCTAAAGTAATTCTTGAAGTGATACTTTCCCGGTTCCTCGGAAAGTTTCTGAACGAGATTAATGATACCATCATTCACGTTCTCAAGGATCTCACTGGAGTCTGAATTAAGTTTAAAATTACGTTGTGCAGCTACAAAATAGTCAGAATCAAACGATGTGACATCCATCAAGAAAAATCCTGAATCTTTTTTAGCATTCTTTAATTCACGTAGAGTCTTGACCTTGTGTTCTTTAAAAATGGTCTGAATACGGTTTACGCCGATCTTCGAAGTATTCTTGCCGTTAGCAAGATCAAGCTTCAAGTCCTTTAGCTTCAGAATGATATTCTTTTCGGTATCAGTTCTGTATAAGCACTTGTCAGAACCTTGCTTGATGATTCCGTTATCACAAAGCTCGGCGAAAAGCATTCCGTTATACACGCCATTAGATAGAGAACGGTCGATCTCTTTATTCACAAAGGTCTTTCTAGTAACCATTTTAGGAACGGAAGCTTTCTGTACATTTTTGAGTTCTAAAATTCTTTCCTCGTGATCATGCTTTCTGTTAACCTTATGATATCTATAGAAATTTAGCTCTTCTACATTTCCTTTGAGTAGACCGAATACAAACTCTGGGACAACTAGTCTGCGGAAGCCTTCATATGCCCTATACATGTTGTTTATGAAAGTCACAACAAGGAAAAACAGATTTCTGTTGGACAATTCTCCTCCGCTAGTCTCGACAGCATAACTGATATTCTCGATCATATGCTTCAGGGCTACACGGATTTCTCCAAGGATATAGGAATAGTCTGCATGGTAAGACTTAGAGTAGCCGAATTTAGAGGCGCAAGATTCAAGTCTTTCCATAAGTCGATCATATAGAGCTTTGCACCTACGCAGTGTATCAAATCTTCCTTGTTCATCATCGTAGGTAACGAATTCGGTAGACATGTTCAAAGCAAACTGGTTAGTAGTCTTATACCTTGCAAGAGCTACAGAGAGCCTTACTAGCGGATCGTCACGGTCAATAATAATGTCCGAATTAACCATATCGTAATCTGGAATCTCGTTCATCACTCTAAGTTGCACACGACGGTCATACACGATAGGCGTAAATGTATCTTCAAAGCGTTTCTCGGAAACAAGATTCCTGACCATTTCTCGGTCATTCATTTCTATTCTCTTTACAAAGTCACTAAATACAGGATTGGACTTCCGATCATGTATCTTCTTAGCAAATTCGATTAGCATATTGTCTCCAGTGGTGGTTCATTTTTAAGTTCGGAAACAATGTTTTGTATTCTTCAATAAAAAGTCCGCTAAACCAGCGTTTAGCGGATATTAATTACTAATGATGTGTCGGTTTCTTAGGCTCTATCTTTGTCGATAGTGAAGCCTTGGCTACCTTTCTAATCCTAGCCTTTTGAGTGCTCTTGGACACCTGACCTTGAACCTTGATGGTCATCTTTCCGGTCTTACGGTTCTTACTCACCCTGAAGCCAGACTTCTTCTGTAGCTCTCTAACCTGTTTCTTAGCTTCATTATACTCATCAAGCTTCTTCTGGAAAGACATAAACTTGCTAAGGAGCACAGTTAAGTTAGCCTTACCCTTGGAGAGTTCCTTAAGAGCCTTCTTGAAATGGTACTTGTTTTCCTGAAGCCAGTAGCACACGAACATGATAGACTTTTCAAAGCCGAACAATGCTTCCGGGTTTCTAGTTTCAGGAGCCTGTTGCCAGAAGATAGGAGGGAACTTTCGTTCAAGCCAAGGTACGGTCATGCCTTTTTGCTTTGCAACATAAGCATATGTAAAAGCAAAGGAAGGCATGTTGGTCATGACTCTAACTTCGCTATCAAGAATAGAATTAGAGTTATCATCAGGGCTTGGAATAACCTCAATAACCGTATCATAGTATACCTTAACCTTCTGATAGAATTTTTCAGACATTACCTTAAAGAACAGAATCCAACCCTCACCGGACGGTCTGTCATATACTGTAAGCTCGAAGCCGCCAATACCTTCCTGAAGCGCCATTCTGCGTTTCAGGTCATTGATTACGGTATATCTGGCAGCAACGTTTCCAGTACCCTTACCGACCGGGTTGTTCAATAGTTCCTTGAAGGTCATGGTTTACTCCTAGTAGGCTTTTTGCAAGGTTAGAGCCAAGTAGACTGCAATAGCTCTTTCTATATTTAGTTTCGTAGCTGCTCTTGTAGAGGTTCTATATGTATCCGAAGATGCTCTTGCCATTTTTCCAATACTATCGAACAATTTCTTAAACACAATGTCCTTATTAGTCTTCTTAACAAGAGTCTTGGATACGAGAATACCGAAGCCTTTAGCCTTGATGAACCTAAGCTCAAAGTCCTTCAGTGTTCTAGAGAAGTAGTCAAGGCAGCAGATGATAAAATCCTTGGCATCCTGAGTGTTGGAAACTTTGATTCGCTCCATCATGCCCATGATAGCCTTATCGGAAATACCGATAATCATCGAAGCAGTAAGTTTGCACAATACAGGATCAATATCATTCCTAATAAAAAACATCTCAAATTTCGTAGCCGCTTTCTGTATTGATCCAGAGGCTGTTTCGATGTCTTTTGTGTATTCTTCTCCTTCTTCGTCAACAGCATCTGAACTAACAGCATTTAAGAAATTTCCTTCTTCAAAGTTACGATAGTATACGGTAGAGATATTCTGAATAGAAAGGTTCAGCTTGTTTCTAGAAGAGGAAGGATATAGCCAGATGTCAGAATCCTTAGATTTCAACAAAGCACTTCCGTTCTTCTTAATCATTGCATCGGAGCAGTAGATGAGGAGCTTAAAGACACTTCCAAGCTTTCTAAGAAGAAACTTGTCGCTAATGTTGTTTACTGTATAAACCATAGCTTCCTCTTTAATGCCTTGAGGGAAGTACTTGTTAATCATCTTTTCATAAAGCCAGATAAAGAAGAATACAGATATCAGGTTGGCAGTCTTCATGTCCTTCATGGCGATGAGCTGTCTGATAATCATAGTACAGCCCAGATACATCGGAGCCTTGTACATGACCATACCAGCCTTGACATTCTTCTCATTAGTATTCTGAATAGCGTCTGCAATAATGTCTTTATCAGTACCACAAAGCTCAAAGAATTCATCCTGATCTTTAACGGTGATCAGGGTATTCGGAATCGTAAAGTAGGTCTTGGAGAGGGCATCGCTATTAATCGATATCCTGTTTTTGACAAATGTTTGAATCTTGCTAATCTGTCCGGGCTTCTTCAAAGCTCTAGTAATGGATGGCGCAAGTTTCACAAATTCTGCATCAGATGCCATGATCAAATCTCCTATTTCATAGAAGAGTTTTGGTAGCTTAATTTTTATTTTCTTTCTATAAATAGAAGAAAAAAAAATAAAGCGGATTTCTCCGCTTTACAGTCTTCTTAAATCTAGCTTTTTGTAGACGTGCTTTATCTGAGAGGCTTCTACTCCAAAGTCCTTTCCCAAAGTATTCCTCATAATGGCTATTTTGTAGCCGAGGATCTTAGGAAATTTCAATTCTCGTAGTTCCTTTATGATGTACTCGTCTGCAACATCGTTATCTGCAAATATAGAAATCTTCTGATCAAGATACCCAAGTTCAGTAAAGAAGTCAATGATTTTTGCCGGACTCTTTCCGAGACAAGCAGCAAACACATGATCCTTTCTTAGACTGGGAAACTTGTTGTAGATGCCGATAAGGTCAAAGATTCCTTCTGCTATAACCAGATTCAAGGATGTTTCCTTTAAGTCCAGTCTAGTCTTGAAACAGTACATTCGCTCGCTCTTCTTTTGAAAGCGGACTTCCTGATACCGTTCCAGACCTTCTCCTTCTTCGGTATTACGGCAGATTAAGCCATGACAACCGGAGTCAGAGAATATAGCAAAATGGTCTGCTAAGTCCTTCATCGTTTCTCTCTTTGCAGGTAATGTCACAATCCTATTTACTTTCCAGAATTTCCTCAAGTCAGGGATGATCCCAAACTTTTCCAATTCTTCATTGGAGAATTCAACGTTAAACCTTTCGAAGATATACTTGGAAGTTATAGAACTGCGATCCTCATTAGTGATAGGCGGCACTTTCAGTTGAGCCGATAGACCTTTTACGATGCTTTTGATGTTGTCCTTTCTTATTTCGGAATGCTCTGCAGCAGATGCCTTGACAGCCTGTTTGTTTTGCTTCAACGCTTCTTCAATCTCCGGCGTAATCTCTACATCGTACATCTTGAGAAAGTCAGCATTAATAGCTCCACTCCAGTTACATCTAAAGCATTTATACAGGAACGGATAATTCCTAGTAATAGAAAGATGTGCGTGATCCTGTTTGTCAGAATCGCCGCACTCTCGGCATCGGATTATACGATGATTTCCTCCGTCAGTAATCTGAGTAAATTCATCATACGCATCTAACAATGCTCGTTCGATAATATGCATATAGCCTACACAATGAGTTTAATGAACATCAATAGATTCTGTTCAAGAATTTCAAGATTGATTTCCTGATCTTCTCCGTCAGGATCCGTATAAGACGTTCTAAAAGCTAATTCAAAAATTCTTGTAATGGGGTTGGCTTTATCGGCACGTTCCCCGATGATGCTGCTAACTTGAGAGACAACTTCTTTGTATCGCTTCTCCTCTCGGATATACGACAACCGCTTATCCAAAGCTTTTTCCTTGGCAGCAGTCATAGTTGCTCGTTCAGCTACTTCAGCGTACATGAGCTTAGACAGTTCGTGCATATGGAACTTTTCCAGAATTACGATAATCAAGCTAATGATGTAGGAATACTTTTCCTTCGTCAAAGAGTTGATAATCTCCATAGAGGAAACACATTTACTCATGATTGAGAATAGGACGATGTTACGCTCTTCAGTCGGCCTGAATTCCTGAATAGGAGCTTCAATGTCAACATGATATGTGCGTTTTATTCTTGCTATTGCATCATCGATCGCAAAGTCTTGTTCACAGAGTAGGAACTCGTCATGCTCACTATAGTTTCCAGACTTATCAAACACTGAAGCACTATCAGCATCAAGCAAACTATTGAAGGAGCTGTACTCCTTCGGAAGCTTACTTCTGAAACTGAAAGACAGCTGTCGCCTTAACACGACATATAGGAATGTAATCACATTTTCTGTGAGCCTTAGCTTCGGAATAATGTCCGTTATCACCCTACTGTAGATTGCATGAATCTGCTGAGACTGACTCAAACCTACGTTACTTAAATAGCTCCAGATGAGCATATCAGTGTACTCGGTTGAAGCAACCCTAGCAGATACCAGCCTGTGCAACTTGTTTTCAAGCTTTACAGGACGGTCATAACAGGTGGCAGAAATTTTCTTTAGAATCTTAAGGAAGAACTCGGCAAGACACTCTCCGCAGTCTCCAAGCTTTTCATTCTCTCCGTAAATTCCAAGTATTATAGGAGAGATGAATCGATACAGATATGCGGCGGTCAATAGACCAATAACATGATCTCTATGCCAGATCAGTTCTTCATTAGGCGTTGTGATTCTAGTCTCAACCTTGTAATTTTCATCACAATACTTGTACACCGTCTTCAAGATCGGATCTATGATAAGCTCTAGAGACTCTTCTAGAGATACAAGCGAAATGATTTGATGATTTACAGATTGGTTTAGCAAATTAGCGATAGTCAGAAGAAGCTCAACCTCATCTACCTCGTCAATATTCAGGATCTCAGCCCAAGTTTCTGCAATGTCTGCACACTGGTTACTATAAACCCTTTTCTTGTTAAAGGTTAGATTTTCGATGGCTTTATTTTCAACTCCAGTAATCGCACATAACCCACTCAGCTTTAGGCCGGATGAAGTTCCATTGATCACTAGACTTACTTCTTCTTTTGTTTCGTCCATCTGATTTTTCTCCTTGCGGTTCTGTATATAATATACAATCTCTGATGGTTCTTTCCTTAGTTTATAAAAATTGCAATAAAAAGTTCTTTAAATAATCTTATAAAATAAAAAATAAAAATCTTAAAAATTAGTATTTAAAGTTAGTATAACTTATAATTGCTAAAGAAAATCTTTAAAGATTTTCTTTTCTTCTTTTGCCTCTTTTCTTCTTTTCTTTTTGAAAAATTACGGTACATAGATATTCCACAAATAACTTAACTAAGGAATGAACCAAACCAGGAGTAACTATGACACATGAAGAACGTAAATCAAAGCTTGAACGTCATGAAATGGCCTTATCTATTTCTATCGCTAGAAACCTTGCCAGAACTCAGGTTCATACACTGATCGAGATGTACGCCAACTTTGCAGTATTGTATGGTGAACGGGAAAGCTTCCTTAGCTCGATCTTCTCTTTCGGAAAGAAGACCAAAAATTACTGGCTTAATATCAAAATCCATGGTATCATTGTACTAGCTAAAGATAAGTACTATGCTAACATACGTACGGCTATTCCGTACGACTATGAGGCATACTTTAGGGCGTATGACTACTATCTAAGAATTGCCCTTAAGAGCGACAGGGTAAACTACCTTAAGGGCTTCAGAGATTCCGCACCATCGGACAAGTACCTCGATTATGCTATCGCTTATATCGATAGATTCTATTCTGGTAGAGACCAATATTTGAGCGAATGTAGCTTCTTTAAGTACAAAGTACCCTCATATAAGAAGCAACAAGCCATCAAGAAAAAACTCCTTGAAAGATGGTGGAAATAACTTTTCAATAATAAACTTAACCAAAGGAACAATATGACAATAGATGAAGAACTCCGTCTAGACCCTTGGAAGGGTCGTCGTGGTGAAGGTGAATACAAACCGCAGTTTAACTCTTACGAGAACCTGCCGTTTACACAGATTCTTTCCGCAATTTCTAAGATCCTTGAGAAGTCTTTTGGCCCTCATGGTTCTACTACCATCATTGAAGATGTGCAGCTCCACCATAAGGTATCTAAAGACGGTTATACCATTCTTCGCAGCCTTACATCTCCGAATGATCTCGAACGTGTAATCTTGGAACTGATTAAGAGAACCAGCTTGCGTCTTGTAAGGACAGTTGGCGATGGTTCTACTTCTGCAGTCATCTGTGCTGCTAAGATTGCCGAAGGTCTTCAGATGTTTATGGAGAAATATGACGGTCTTTATCGTGGCGATATTACTGCCGCACTTGAAAAGATTTCTGAAGAAATTCAGAAGCACATCAAGGAAGAAGTCTACATGGTGGACGAAGCTAAAGAAGAGGATTGGAATAAGATCCGAGATGTAGCTATCGTCTCTACCAACAATAACATCGAGGCAGCTAACCTTATTACTGACGTGTATAAGAAGGTTGGTAAATTTGGTGTTGTGAATATTCAGCGTGGCGATAGCCCCAAGACTACGGTTGACTACAAGAGTGGTTTTGAAATGTACCGTGGTTACGTCGATGAATGTTTCTGCAATGTTAAGCAGGATGATAAGAAGTATGTGGAACTCAGGAACACTTATGTGCTTATGTACGATGGCGCTCTTGGCACTACCGAAATCCAGAATCTTGCTGAAGTGATTAATTCTGTAATCAGTGGTTTCGGTGGATCTATCCTTATCATCGCCAACAACTATACCCCTGACGTGATCCAGTTTGCTAAGGAAAATGTAATTCGTACTAAAGGAGCGATGCCGATCTGCCTTTGCGCTCATGGCACTGGTTCCACTCAGGGTAAGCTCCACTTCAGTGACATTGCAACATACTTGAATGCACACCCGATCGAATATCTCGCTAAGGTTGAAAACCTTGAAAAGACCGTATTCAGGAATGGCGCTATCGATGCAGAAGCACTCCGTTACCGTCTTGGGTTTGCAAAGAGGGTTGTTATCACCGACATGAGTGCTACTTTCTTTGAAGGTCAGGGCATTGATTCTCCGGAATATAACGAATTGAAGAATAGCCTTGAAAAGAAGATCAATGAACTTTCTTCTTCCGAAGGTCATATTGACTTCGACAGTGAACTTGGTGCTCTCAAGGTTCGTTATGGTCGCCTCTGTGCATTCTCTGCTGTGATTACCGTAGGTGGCCCGTCCAAGGCAGCTATCGGTTCATTTGCAGACCTTGTTGAAGATGCTGTTCTGGCCTGTAAGTCTGCCTTGCAGTTTGGTGTTGTAGCAGCAGGTAATACGATCATTCCTATTGTGCTATATAAGGAAGGCATTGAAACGAAGATTGCAACGGCGGTCATGAACGACAAGTCGCATCAGACAACCCTGAACTATGAGCAGATTCTGGAACTCATAGAAATCATCAGAGAATCCTTCTGTGTCGTATTCCAAGTATGCTGTCAGAAGCCTCTCGAAGATATTAAGCAGATGTTTAAGGAACGCAAGCTCTGGAACATTCGTGCTAATAGGGCCGAAAGCATTGATACTACGACAGTTCTTAACTCTGCAAGGACTGATAAAGAAATTATCTCCGGTGCTTTGTCTGTTGTATCGTTAATTGTTACTTCTAACGGCTTCCTGTTCTGTCCTAGGTTAAGCTAATAGAGTTTCAATAACATATAAAATAGTGACTTGTCTACGAATAAGTTCAGGAATGGGTCAAGGCTTTTGGAAATTCCTATGATCCATTCCTGTTTTTAAGTTTCTAAAGACGACGTTCTAGCTTATGCCATCCAGAGATTTAGCCTATCTGGAGCAGCCTTCTTAGCAGCAGGTTTCAGCTAGCTGGTTATGTTGTGAATCCAGACTCCTTAGTCGTCTTTCGGGAAGACCATAGTTCTTGGCCTGTGGTCTTCCCCATCGTTTGCACACTACCACAACACAAACACACGGTAACGTGCATGGCTGATTCCCTCAGCCATTCGTGCCGAATTCACTAACTGTTAGTAAGCATGACGCCATAATCATGTCGAATTCAGATGTGACAGTAGGCACGAAGAACTTACCTCCCTGAGTAGTACTAAAATAGTACTATGGTTAAGAAGGCACACTTCATACAACAGTTCTTCTTCCATTTCTGATGTACTGAAGTGTGCTATCCTTTTAAAAATGTTGGCAAGATAACGGTGTTGCAAAGGAGCCAGAGCCTTACCCTTCGCGGTGGTTAGACGAGTGCCAGATCGCTTAGGACACTTGAACGTGCGTTAGGTTAACCATTCCTACGTATATTGGCAGACCATGGGATCCCGACCTGCCCCAACAAAAAATTTCATCTTCTAAAAAGGCTCTGTCAGGGTTTGTTCATTTTCCTTGGCAGAGCCTAAAAGTTTTTAGTTACCTAGAAGACCTGCGCAGTGTTTTCCACTTCTAGGTAACTTGTGTTTCATGATTGGAGAGCCCCTTGCTGCAGATGTGCTGCTCAAGGGTTTTTCATGATGTGTCGCAAGACACTCTACCGATGATTGTTGTGCTCATCCTTCGTCGGTAGACGAACTTAATAATGCTGTCTGGATATTATGCTTACAGTGTATAATACTACCCCTACACCCAGACAGCAATCTCACTGGTCACTGTCGGATTGCCGCTTGATCACCGTGAAAGGGGGGCCACGTGGATTTTTGAATCTACGTGGCTCTTTTTATTTCGCAATTCAGCTAACTATTTTATTGAACAGAATTTTAGACCGGAGGACATCGGAAAAGCTTTGTGGGCTAGTGATAGATTCACAAATGTACGTCAGACCGTCCGATGCGAGAGACAACCCTAGGATTTTTGTCTCTTGGGTGCGCCCAACTGTTAAGCCGTCAGCGACGCACTTCCGACTAGATTTTAATGCTCCGATAGCTCAGTTGGATAGAGCAACTGCCTTCTAAGCAGTAGGCCGAAAGTTCGAATCTTTCTCGGAGTACTAAAGGTTACTTAGATACAGCATCTTTGCACGGGCTTGCTGACAGTGCATAAAGGTGTATTCGGTAGTGAGCGATTACAGTGGTAAGCAAGACGCTCTTCAACTGCCTGAGCTCGGCAGTTATACTGAGAACATCGAAGGATTAGAGGCTGGTTCTATCTCTGTTGGCTAGGCACATTCGCTGCTGATTATATGCTCCATTGGAGCTGCCTTCAAAAAAGACGTAGATAGAGCACTTTAATCTGAAGTATCGAACTTGTATGTCACGGTGTGGTACAAGGAGTAACCAGCTTTTTATTTTTCCAACCAACCAAAGGAACCACAACATGATCATTAAAGCAAACAACGAAACATACATTGTGCAATTCCGAAAGGATCTGCACGAACGTGAAACGAAATGCCAAGATAAGTTTCACCGCAATATTACTATTCAGTGGGATGAACTGACCGTGTCCTGCTCTATTACTAAAGTCTACAAGCGTGACAAGCTCCAGAAGACGATCCGTTATGAAGGCATGGCCACTAGTTCCTACATGGATACTATCTCTGTTCCGGTCGGTCGTTGGATTGCTCTTAAGAGAGCAGTGAGCCTCATGCGCCTTCCGTGCGATCAAGCTGCTCATATCATTGACGAAGTCGGTAAGCAGGTGAAGCTCCGTAGCCATCATGCGGACAAGGTTCCGCCCAAGGCTTATGTTGAGCTCAAGTACATCATTCCTAAAAAGGATGAAGCCACTAAGACCAAGAGAGCAGAGCTCAAAGCTTTGACTGACCAGAAGTATAAAGAATATCTCAAGAAGAAGGAAGCTAGAGAGGCAGCAAAAAAGATGCCGGAAGATGCACCCTCTGATTCTTGTGCAATTTCTCCTATCGGAGAAGCTCCAGAAGTTGTATAGCCTATGTCGGTAATGGAAACATTACCGATGTATCTTTTGTATATTAAATAAGGTCTTACAAGGAGAAAAGTATGCTATACGAGAAGTGGTACTCTGCGTACCAAAAGACTAATCCAGAAAAGTTCTCCAACTCGTTCAAGTCTGTTCGAGAAGAAGAATCTCTGGAAGACATTCTACGGTCGGTTGCAATGGCTACTACATCGACAGGACATGTTGAAGTCTTAGATGTTGAAGTTGAAGATGATGAGACCAAGATTCCTCATCTCCACAGCATCGAAGAATCTCGTTTGTCAATGGCAAAGATCACGCTGAGGCTGAAAGCTCCGGATGAAGGATCTAGCAAGATTGTCGAAAAAGATGTGACCATTGAAGTGATGTTGCCGCGTCTTGTAGACAAGTATTTCTTCTATCTCGACGGAAGTAGATACTTCAGTATTCTGCAATTAGTAGATGCTGGTGTATATCCGGTGAGAGCAGGAGTAGTAGGTCTTAAGACTCTGCTTATGCCGTTCACAATGACGAGACATAAAGAGATCTTTACAAATAGTGAAGATAAGTCTATTGAATTGACTAGTCACACCATTCGAGCTTTTAGAAAAGAAATCCCGATTACGCTGTATTACTTCAGCATTCTGGGATTTAAGGAAACACTGAAGTTCCTCGCTGCTGATGAAGCAATATTCATGGTTACGAAGGACGACATTGAAGATACTGCGCATTTTGAGTATTTCATATTCAAGGATCTGACTGTAGCTGTCAAGAAAGACTTCATGCAGCAAGAGCCTTGGGTTGTTGGAAATATTCTGTCTGTAATTGCCATGACGAAGGCTTCTAAAGAAGATGTGTATAACATTGGATTCTGGAATCTTCAGTTAGGTAGACAGTTCACGAGTGGAAATGATGCGGCTTTGAGAAAGGCCGAAAAGGTTTCTGTGTCCTTCCAGAGAATTCTTGATGGAAGTACTAGGAATAACTTGGCTAAGATTCCGGAAAGAGACAAACGGAATATCTTTACTTTGACCAGATGGATTTGTAGCGAATTCGACGTACTGAATGCAATCGATTCTACTGAAATTCAGAATAAGAGAATCAGGTTGTGGGAGTACGTGCTGTATCCGCTTATCAAGAAGATGTCTAGCGAAACTTATCGTGTTATCAACTGTCGTCAAGTAACCATTAAGACTTTGGAATCTGCCTTTGGCGGAATCAAGAAGAACATTTGTACGAAGGCTCTAATCACCTCCGAACTTCTTAGATATTCGACTGTTGTCAATACTCTAGACTTGTTCGGTGCTGCACTTTGTGGTACTCAAGGTGGCCCACAAGGTCTGTCGTCAGATTCTGTTCCTGCAAGGCTTAGAGGTATTAACCCTTCTTATAAGGGTAATATAGGCTTCTCTAAAGCATCAGCAGGTGATCCCGGTATCACATTTGGGTTTACTCCATTCTTCAAGACTGATGGACTATTCTTCGATAAGACAGAATATCCCGGTACTGATCCAGAAGTGTTCCCAGAGAATGTCGAGACCGAGAATTCGATCATTCTTGAATTCTGATTATACGGAAGTGCAAACAGCACTTCTGTATTTTTTCTAAGATCCGTAAAATTTAGGAGCCTGATGGTATATTATATTGTAGCAATAAACATCACCTTAACAAAGGAGTACAATTATGGGACTGTTTATGACATCGCTCCTCGGAGCAAGCATTGCCAACGCCATCAACGACGCACGTTGCGCCGTAAGCCCGGTCAAGAAAGCCTACAAGCATCTTGAACGTCAGGGTGCACTCATCAAGATGCGTAAGACCCTCGAACAGAGGCTCGAAGCTATCGAAGACGAGTGCCACGATGAGTTGACCGAATTCGCGCTCAAGTTCAATGCGCTGAATGCGTACCTCGCACTCAGCCATAGGATCATGAGGCGTGAAGAACTGTACGCTGCACGTCAGGCATACCGTAAAGGCGACATCGGCCCTGCAATGGATCTGGCAAAGCGTAATGCCGAAATCAAAGACCTGCTAGAAGAATACTTCTGGTAGGAAAAAATTAACCCCTAACAAAAGAGAGCCGCAAGGCTTTCTTTTTTGCAAAAAAAGAAATATGCATGATAATGTAATCATGGATTTTCTTTTTTGTCGCAGACCTTAGCTTTCTAGTCGCCAGCATCCACTACCGAGATCGGTGCTAAAACTCTCTCAAACACTCGTTATCCAGAGAAAGATCTATTGAGGATTCTTTTTTGTTTTCTTGGTGCAGCAGTATTGCAAGACTTAGCAGACACTCGTCTGCTTATGGTGTTCTCACTTTCGCAAGAACGGGCTGACAATAATATTCAATGATTCCATTTACGGATATCATTAGAATCTCTTAGAAAAGGTATACATTAATGCCATGAAGCACAGACTTGTAATAATCATGTCTTATGCTTACTAGCATTCCCGTCGTAAGCCGTACTCAGAGTAATACGGATTCGACTTCTAGGAAATAGTTATTATTGTTCAAAGTTTCTCCAAGAAAATAATTGGTAACACGTACCATTGAATTATATACAATCATACTTTTCTTAATCTTGAACTTCAAAATGAGAAAATCGAGGTTTAGCATGGATTACGCAGACTTGGAAACCGAAGCCCTTGGTGAGATTCCTAATAACTTTAGAAGAAGAATTGATCTTTACAATAGAACTATTTCTCTTGAGAATGGTTCTATTTATAAAAGCGTAAAGAAGAATAAGATCAACCCGAATACCGATGCTGAAATAACTAACAGTCTCGGCGAAGGTAGATATGGTAGAAAAATCAAAAGTGTATCCATTGGCCCCGATGGTAAGTCGTCCTTTGAGGGCAAGCGAGCTTATGTTCTTATCGACGGCTCTGCCATTCCTAAGAATCCTAAATTTGCTAAAAAGGAAGAAGACTCTGTCCTTATGACATTCCTGGAACAGAGTGCCAGAATTGCTTCCGACACGGCTATGGATCTGATTTCCCAGAAAGCCTCTATGATGACCTCTTCGCTGAACCTTATGGTCAATCAGGCTAAGGCTGATCTTTGGAAAGCTGGAAATAAGAAGCTTCAGTGGGTTGCAGAAGGCTGGCGTGGCGGTATGCAGTGGATCGATGACGGTATCAATTCGCTCATGGACTCTGTTGCAAAGAAGACTGTTGACAGCGACTGGTACAAACGTGAACTTGGAATCAATCATAATGACTACCCGGCTGTGAAAGCTCTTGTGGGTGGTGACGACTGGTATAACAAAAAGCTGAAGGAAGGTCTTGCGAAGGGCGATGCTTCTGCTATCGCTGAATATACAAAGATTATTGATTCTATTCTGAAGGGTCTCAAGGACAGGGATTTCGAAAGAGAGGCCGAATCTTCTGAAGACTATGGAACCAAAAATGAGTCCAGAATGGTTGCCAGTGACAAGGAAAGGATAGCCAGCTTCGGTGACACGGATGAAAGCAGAAATACCTCTCCTGATCCAAGCATGAAAACGGCTTTTGAGGAAAAAGACGATCCGAAACTTGCAGTGAAACCTAATGATGCAGTAAAGAAGCTCTTTGATGACAAGACTGATATCAAGGATGTGGCTGCTGATAAGTCTCTTGTTGCTAAGTATGCTAAGAAATCCTCCGATTCTCGTAATCCTGCAGCATCCGAATCATACTCTGATGCTACAGCTGATCCCGGTCGTGTTGTACAGGCTGTTGATTCCTTTAAGAAAGCTCTTGAAGCTGGCGTAGCTAAGGTCTTCACAGCTCAAGTCAAGGCCGGATTGAAGGATCTCATCTCCAAGTCCAGAGATCTTGGAGAGGCTAACCGAGACGCCTTCGAAGCATCTTACTCCTATCTCATCGAACCCTTGGAAGAGATTACGAGAGCTAAGTATGAAGATTATGTGAAATTCGAAAAGCTCTTGGATGGTGAAGAATCGAGCAGCATTTCCGATCCTTCTATTACCAAGCCCGACTTTGAGCCTGAAAGTACTACTGACGATACCGGAACTACGAATGTCTCTGGTCTCGATACGGCTAGCTTCGCCACGGATCCTGATACGGTTAACTCTGGTACTATGGATAGTGTCGGAAGCGCTGATGATACTGGAACTATTAATACCGCCGAGCTCAACAGCGGCACACCTAAGGACATGACAGAGACAGCTGTGGATGCCCTTGACTGGAAGTCCAAGCTTGAGCTTGAAGATCATAAATTCTATGATCCGGCAGACAGCGTCGAAGTAATGACTATTGATGAGAATGGTGAGCCTGATATCACTAAAATGAGTAATGCCGAAATAGCTAAAATGGAGAGGAAGCAGAACCGCATCAATGCCATCATCAGATACCTTATTGACCTTGAAGAAAATCACTCTATTGAAGAAAACTCTTCTCAAGGTGCAAATTCCGTCCATGCACTTGATGATTCCAAGAAGGAAGTTACGGATGAAGCTCTTCTTGCTCTTATGAGAGGAGAAAGAGATAACATCTATGATAAATCTCTAACATTCCTTGAAAGGGCTTATAGTGGAAACCAGATTTCCGATGACGACATTATCTCATTGATGGACGCTAATGAAGCTGGCTTTGATGTTCTTAATACTGCGGCTAATTTGTTTGCCAGAACTACTCTCGGACAACAGACCTTATCCGCCATTTCTGAATATACAAGCACTTCTGCATTGTCGAAAATGTATTATTCAGGCGTTAGTAAGCTCACTGGTAAGCTATGGGGTAAGGACTCTGTAGAGTACAACGAGCCTGACCCTCTTACGACTATTGAAAGCAATTCCACGATGGGAGCAAGCTCTGACATTTCTAGCTTGGCTAATGCTAATGTCAAGCAAGCTATTGCAGGAGCTGCTTCTTCGTTGCGTAGCAAGGCAAAATCGGCAGTCACCGGAACCTCCGATACCAGCCAATATGATCTGTATCAGTGGTTTGCTCATGACGGCAATATTTGCAAGTACTGTCTAGCACCATCTTCTCAGTTCCTTTTGATGGTTGACTGGAGTCTTAGTCTCTCTAAGGTTGACTTGATAAAGGCCAAGGACAGTCGTGATAACGACAGAGAAGTCAACGGTGAGTATTCTTACTTCGACAATATAAACAGTACTAATGAAGAGAATGTTGATCTATATATTCATGACAACAGTGAGTATGGTATCTCCGATCTCGCCACGAATTTTAGAGTCAATAAGACCTTTATTGGTGGCGAGATAGAATACTTTAAATCTGGATATTATCACTTCTTCTTTGTGAAGCCAGATTTGAATCTCACAGAAAACCATATACACGTTATGGAATGCGGTGGTTATCCTAGACTCTGTGACGTGATTCCAGAATTATCATACGACCTTAAGGGTTTGGAACAGACTTGGACTAATGGTTTGTTCCCTCCGACTTTGTCATTGATTGACCGACAGAATGCTCATCCATTCTTTAGCTATCTTCTGTCCAACGCTATCAAGAGTCTCAACATCCCAGACTACGCTTTGGAAAGTAAAGAAGGCTTTGAAAATATGTTCGGACACAGATTCTCGTTCGGAACTACTGGACGCAAATCTGGGTATCAGACTGATTTCTCTATCAATTTTTATGATACGAGCGATCTGCTGATCATGAATACGATCAAGACTTGGGTTAAGTATATCGAAGTGATGTATGAAGGACAAGCCAACCTCATGGTCAATCCAATGCAGACTGGTAATATGGACTACCTTGGTGCTTTGTATTATTTTGTTCTAGAACCGGATAACCAGACGATCGTTCACTGGGGAAGATATACAGGAATTTATCCTGTTAATGTTCCTTGGAGTACAATCAGCATGAGTCCAGGCTCTTCTGATATTCCTGAGTTCTCCGTCAATTTCAAATGCCAGTGGCATGAATGGAACAGTCTCGAAGTATTGCAAGACTTTAATTTTGTGATGCGTGGGGCTGGAAGATACGGCGGTGCTGATGCAAACAATTCAGCCATGACGTACTTCAAACTCGGAAGTATTTACAGGCGTACCTCTCATACCTTGACTGCAGACCCGAACTTGATTGCGGGTGCTACCATCTCCGAAAACAGAGCACTGGTTGAGTTCATTGACTACAAGAGTGACGATACGAATGTAAAGGCTTCTCCGCTGCTCAGACCGTATAAGTACGTTCTCACGTTTGACTCTGCCAGAGACTTTGAAACGTTCAATGGTGAAAACGGTAATGAAAGCCCGATCGAAAGCAATCCTTACGGTAGGTTTGTTACTCCTTCGACGGATTACATTCTACCTGCTACTAACGACCTTCAGAGTTATGGTGCTGTTGACTGGGCTGCCCAAGCTGGTGTTGCCCAAGCAAAAGCTAATGCCAATGCAGTTCGTAGAAGATAAATTTAATGCAACTTCTTCGGAAGTTGCATTTCTTATATCATCGAAACTATAGATTGAAAATTACTAGGAGCTGTATATGCGAAATTCAAAATGCCCATGCCCGATCTGCAAAAGGATCTTTATTACTTGGGATGCGTGTGCAAACCATTTTTCGCAAGTTCATGGCGCAATCTTGGAAGGTAAGAATGTTACCGCAAAGCAATATATCTTCAACTGCAGAAACCGTTTTGATCCGTTTAGAAGATTTGGTAGATCTATTCTTTCTGGGAAGCCTACACTCTGGAATGAAAACACTGGTAAGTACGAACGTCTAGCCGATAATGCTGAGAGACAGCAGTATAGACAGATGTTTGTTGATCGCATGATGAAGAGATATGGAAGATCTACTTTGCTAGATGATCCGGAAGTCCAGAAGAAGATGCTTGCGAACAGGAAAATCTCTGGAAAGTACACATGGTCTGACGGGAGCCGAGTATTCACATATACTGGTTCCTATGAAGAAGACTGCCTAAGATTTTTGGATGAATTTGGAATTCCCTCAGCAGAAGTATTTGCTCCGGCACCTTTTGTTGTAGAATACAAGTCTCCGAGAGATGACAAGCCGCACTTTTATATCCCTGATATCTACATCGGGAACCTAAAGATCGTTATCGAGATTAAGAGTGCAGAGAACAAGCATTACAGAGCAAGAGACTTGGACATTGAAAAAGCTAAGGATTTTGCTATGAGTAAACGGAACCTAACCTTCATAAAAGTCTACGATAAGGACTACACAGAGCTTGGAGAGATTATCAAGCAAGCTATTAACCAATAGGAGTAAACCATGGCTGACACTATAACCAGTATTGCTACGCTATATAAACTTCGGCATGAAGAACTACTGAAGCTTACGTCTGGAGCAAGAATTGGCGGAACCGTTAAAGTAGTGTTGAATTTCTACAGATTCATCGCTAATGTAGAGAAGCACTATCCTGAGATTGAACTCAGGGAGAATGAGCTCTGCTCCTCTTTCTTAGGTTTTGCCGCATACTACAAGCGCTTCCTTATGAACAATTATGATATCACACCAGAAATTATCATGGTGGGATATCGCGGAGACACTTGCGCAGATGAAACTGTAGAGAACTATGTGAACTCCGAAGCTGATAAGCTTGAAGAAATTAGCAAGTACTTGAACGGTGTCTATGCTATTAATATCGGTAACATCCATCCGAGATTTGCATTGCAAGTATTGTTGTCTTCGATCAAGTTCTCCGATGACGAATGCTTTATTCTTGGTCTTTCTAATACTTCAGATATGCTGTCTATCTGTAAGACCATGAGAAACATTATTGGTATCAGCCTCTGTGGTAAGCATACTTCTATTATGGACAGGGATTCTTTGGCTCCTGTCATGGAGGTATTCCGTAGGCCTGAAGAGTATCTTGCACTTGTGGGCTGTAACGAAATCACTGGTGTCAAAGGATATGGGCCTAAGAAGGCTAGAACTGTAGCTGTGAAGGCTTTCAACTCTGGCAAGGAACTTGATGAGATTCTGAAGGCTGAATTGTCTCATGAAGATTTTGATATCTACCTGAAGAATATTCAGATGCTTAGCTTCAAGAACTTCTATGTTCCGGAGAAGGCTTACAAGATTAAGCTCTGTGAGCAATTTATCAATCTATTCGACAGCGAAAGTCTTGACCGTTTAAACCACGAGTACTTCTACTTATTCCCGATCGATACTAGAGTACTCTAAGGGAAAATATGGCAGAGAAATACTTTGAACGAAAAGACTCTGGAGCTATTACTCAAACCTCTATGACTGGTATCATAGACCAGCATAAGAGAAATCCAGAGCCGATCGAACTATCCTCTTGTATAGAATACTTGTACTCCTTCATCTTGGAGTACAAGTCTTCATTGGATGATGAAGCACAGCCAATTACTGATGGCTTCATGAGTCTTAGAATTCTCTCTAGATACGACAGAGATAAATTCCCTGTGGTAATGCTAAAAGTAATGGTGTCAGAACTATTACTCAAGAACATTCAGGATGATTATAGAAAGGCCTCTGTTCGTATCACAATGCTTAGATACTATCAGCTGGAGCAAGGGAAATATAGTGATGCCGAAGAACTCTGGAGCAAAAAAGAATTCATGATTGCTGATATCGGCGCAGGAAACCTTCCGGCTGACTTCAACAATAATGCTCCAGAAGTGGAAGATAAGCTTCGTGGTGGTATTCCGATTACACTTACCCTGATTGAAAAAGATACCTTGGCTATTATGAAAGATATCAATAGCCTTATCTTCAATAAGTGTAAGATGTCTGATGCATTAGCTTTTCTTGTTGGTAAGTATGCCAGTAAGACCAAGGTAAGTATCCAGATACCTGATAACACAGATGAGTATGAGCAGGTGTATATCCCTCCTGTAGATATATTCTCTGTGATAGCATACTTGGACGACTATTATGGCTTATACTCTTATGGTCATGTAGCATTCTGCGATCTAGGTGAACTGATTATTCTTAGTAAAACAGATCCGAACGTTGAGAAGGATGCTGATATTACTGAACTAGATGTCAACCTTTTCCAAGGTGAAAAACAATTCTCGCCTGGTTCTAGAGGATCTACCTATGTAGATAAAGAAAACAAAAAATTAACTATCTTCTATGGTACTATCCCGGTTGCACGTATCAACGACGTTGCTAATAAGCTTCTGTGCGGTAAGGATATTACTATAGGAAGTAGAGACTCATCGTTTACTCCGGAAGGCGGTGCAGGAATTGAGGCAGATAAGCTATTCGACAAACAAAGCTACTTCTGGCTTGACTCAAGCTCTAAATTTGCGGACAAGAACATTGAAGAATTGGTAAGTGAACGAAGCGAAGTTGTTCAGTTAAGAATTGCAGGAACATTGTACGAATACTTCTGTCCTAAGATGCTCGTTAATATTCGGGCTACCTATGAGGTCGCTGAAGACTACAAGGGAAAGTACAGAATCTCGAAGACATATACGGAATTCCTCAGAGCCAATGGTGATGTAGAACTTCGTACTACCGATTCCAACACGTCCAATAAAGTTCTTAATGGAACGTTAACCTCTGAATTCACAACCGTCGAATTACTGAAAATCAAATAAAAAAAAAGAACGATCTTTTGATCGTTCTTTTTTCTCAGCTTCATGGCGATTTAGATATCGAATATATCGCTCACGAAGTCGTAAACATCGTCGAGGAAGCTGAGGATGGAATCGAATGGGAATCCGAACATAGTATGTCTCCTTTATTGAGGTTTAATTACACTATTTTATATACTGCTCGGATAATAAAAATTACGCTACCGGAGTAGCGTAATTATTTTAAAGGTTAATGTAGAACTCAATCTCGCGATTAGATTCATCGATGCTGTGTACACAACGTTCCACAGTATCCGCATATGCAGCAACCATCTTAGGAGCCTGTTCCAGAACCTTAATAGTCCGGTCATAGGCTTCTCTTGCAGTGATGGAGAGCGTTGTATAATCGACCGTAGAGGAAAGCTTTTCAAGCATCTTACTGAGCGAGTCGAAGGAACCAGCATTCTTGGCATGTTCCATAGCAAATGCCAGACCAAACTTATGGATATTCTCGGAAGAAGCCAGAGCTTTACCCTTAGTAGTGGTCTGTTGAGACATATGGAAAACATTGTTTCCGAAGCCATAGTTCTCGCTGGCAATTCTACTTTCGAGAGACTTCAGAGCCTTAGTACATTCAGCAGCTTTGGCTTCAGTCATAGTTCCAAGCGGAGCAACAAATTCTTTCACAGTCATCAGATCCTTACGGATTGCGGAAATTTCTTTCTCAGCATTCTGCAAAGTTTCTCTGGCAGCCTTAGGATCGAAAGTAAAGAAAGCAGCTTCTTCAGCAAGATCGGTGTTTGCATCAACATTCACTTTCTTAAGGTTTCTGAGAGTACCATAAGCTTCAGCAATAGTCTCGGAGATACCATCAAGCTGCATTGCGCTATAATGAGCAATAGCATTAGCAAACAAACGCTTCTTGGCATTGAGGAAAGGCTCAACTTCTCTGGATTCCATCGGGTCGGGCTGAACTCTTAAGGTTCTCCAAGTCTGTTCAGTCTTGGCAACTTCGGACTTAAGATCCGACAAGATTTTCTCAGCGAATTTCGATACCATAGTTATACCTTCTGTGATAAATGTCTCAATGGATAGTTTTGAATTAAAATAACATCTAGAGAGTTTTCTCTAGATGCTAAATATAAAAGTTAGAAGAGCAAGTCGTTGCTAGAAGCTTCGATCTTACTTGCAGAAACATCATTGACTTCCTTTTCGGCAGTCTCATATGTCTTTACTTCACGTTCGATCTGCTTTCTTACGCCTTCGCTCTGCTTATCGACCTTCTTTTCAAGCGCTTCATAGTCTTCGCCAATGGCGTTAGCAATGTTCTGCACTTTCTTAGAAATGTCGGCAAGATTATGAGCTACAGACTTGGAATCTGCTCCACCACTTTCTGCCATGAGATATTCGCTCTGGAGTTCGATGAACTCGGAGAGTTCCATACGGATATGACGGAAAGTAAAATAGACGAATTGAATGAGCTCATATATGCCGTAGATGAGAATCGGAACGCCTATAAGAGCACCAGCTATAACAATCGCAGACTCCTGTGCAACTTCCCCTTCAAGAAGTTTGTCAATAGAATTCGTTTTAACAATCTTCTTGTCGAATTCGACAATACGCTTTTCTACAAACTTGGCAAACTTGGTAGACTTTTCCAGATTATTGGTTTCCCAAATAAAGTGCATAGTCTTCTTGTTCGCAGCCCAGACAATTCTCTTGTTAGAGTCATATCTCAAACCAGAAGCAGCCACCATGCCCACAAGCCAAATCCAAATTCCGATAAGAGAATTGAAAATATCTGTGAGCTCAGGATTGCCTACACAAGCCTTCTTAATACGATTAGTATTTGCATCAAGCTTGTCTCTAAAGCTGGTAAGCGGAGTCAGAAGCTTTCTGTCAGATCCGGAGACTTTCTTCTCCATAGTCTTAAGAAGCTTGTATGAGACATTGAAGGCTTTGGACTTCTTGAAGTCGCCATCGCCTACTCCACCGCCCCAGATGGCATTAGCCATTCTCTGCTGCATACGGACATATTCAACATCAGTACGCATGATCTTAGCTATGATAGAGAAGCCTTTGCTACGGATCTTGGCAGCTGTTTTGTCAACCAAGTCTGTGGTGGCCTTCACATTTTTCTTGAAAGATCTAAAAAATTCGTTCATGTTATCTCCTTAGAGCACCAAAGATGTTCTTAATAACGTCATCAGTACCCTTTTCGGCTCTTTCCTTAAAGCTGACGTGTTCAAATTTGTTACTGAAGTTAGTGATGATGAGCTTTCCTGATTCGGAGATTTCATCATAGATCATAAGACCAAAGAGCTTCTGGTTCTTGCACAGTCTGAGTGCCGTTGTAGGAGAATCCAGAAGATTCTTGCCAGAACGTCTTTCAATCTCTCTGACTTCTTCATCAGTAATAACAAGAATGTTTGCGCCCTCTTTTTCATTACCGTAAACCTTCTCACGGTAATACTTGTCTTCTTGAAGAAGCTCTTTGACATTCTTGGCTCTACCCTTAAAGGACTTATGATTAGCAACAATAGACAAATCAACCTTGGCTTTATTTAGGAAAGCATCAAGGAAACCGATTTCGCCAGCACGCCACTTCATGAGACGAATGAACAAGTTGTTTTCAGAGAAACCGCTAATAATGGTGGTAATAAACTGTTCAGACGGGAAGATATGAATAGGACATTTCACACCAACAGAAATGTCGGTGGTACCAGTAATCTTGCCTTCGGAATCAAGAATAGTGAGAGTACCAGTGACAATTACAGGTTCGGACTCGTCGGACTTCTTTTCAATGATAGCAGCCTGACGTTCAGAAATAACTTGAGAACCTTCCTTAATAGTCGAAAGACCTTCAGAAGCTTCGACTGTCTCATCTTCGCTATCATTGGACTGTTTGGCTTCATCCTTTGCAATCTGTTCTCTCATAGCCTTGCATTTGGCGCAAGTACAATCCTTGGCATGAGTCTTCGGATCATCATACGAGAAGGGATTGATGACTGGCGTACCTACAACTGGGCCAGATACAGGAGCAACAGCACCAGTAGCTCCTTCAGGGAGGATAGAATTGTCGAAGAGCGTGTGCATATTCAGGAATGCAGAAACGTCTTCGTTTTCAACCATGTAAAGATCTTGAATGTCTTTACCATTAACATCTCTAGGAGTGATGCCTTCACTTCCAAATAGGCCAGTAATAGTGTTAACAAAATCAGCAATTCTACTCAAAATCCCGGTAACTTTTCCAGCGCCAGCAGACGATTTATCGCCAGTAATATCACCCAATACGTCGATCTTACCATTGAAACCATCATCAATGAACGATCTGATATTGGTGATATATAGACGAATGAACGAGCCAACGATGTATTCCATCTTGCGCTGAGCTTTGAAGATGCCCGATTCCGAAATACTAGCTGATGTCATGAGTGGGAACTTGGCAATACTCTGTTTTGCGGCAATAGAAATATTAACGGAAGTCTTATGCAACTTTCCGGTAGCCACGCCATTTATTCCTCTCGTGATGTTACTCATTGCCGAAGTAGCAACACCGTACAGAAAATCGATAATCAAGGTATACCCCCGATGTGTTAAAAGTTTATTCAATCTTTAGTTTTGTTATAAAATATAGAGAGAACTATGGGTTCTCTCTATATAATTGTGCTATTTACCATTCCAGATTTCTTCAACACGTTCCTTTAGACCAACCAACGCCTTGTTAGTGTATCCGAGGAAGAACACATCCGGCACCTTACGGTTTACAACACCATAGGGGCTAGTACATGCATCAATCGGCTTATCAGGTCTATATTCAGAAATCGGAGTCTCGTTCTGAGGCAGAATACGGCTAACGATACTCTTCAGTGCCACGTCATACGTGAGCTTGTCACCGCAAGAATAATCGAGCAAGTGTGAGATGTAGAAGTTAATCATAACTCCTTCAAACGGAACACCCTTAGCCTTACTGTATTTGGCAATCTCGGTATCCTTACGCCTTACGAGCTGATCCTGTCTAACGTCAGCACAGACCTTGTTCACTGTTTCAACACTCTTGATATAAGCATTGATCAGCTTCTGCAAGCTCTCGCTGTATTCTTCGATGGGCTTATCATAGAACACTTCGATGTCTACAATAGTACCTTCGTACTTAGAAAGCTTAGAGTTTCTTGCATTAGCTTCAAGAGCTTCAGCCGTATCTTCATCCAGCTTGGAAAGCAACGAAGAGATTTCCTTACTTTCAAGGCTACTTTCGAATACTGCCAAAGGTTCGCCTACCTTGATCTTGTCACCAACTTTCTTGATAGAAATCAAGTTAGAATCAGCAGTTAGACCAAGAGAAGTCTGTTCGATGACTTCGGAAGCCAGCTTTTCGGACAAGTTTTGACCAATTACGGAAGCATCTTCGTATGTCTGGTCTAGGCCACAGATTGCAACCTTAGCCAAGACACCCTTAGACATTTCAATACCGTCTGCAGCATCTTCTGTGAAGAAGTGTTTATCAAAAGCCAGAACTTCATTCTCCTTGAACTTGTATCCAGCCTTGACACCCTTCTTCAATTCGTATTCAATATGAACAAAGAATCCAGAAGGAGTTCTACAGTACTTAGGACTCATATCGATAATGCCCTTAGTGCCATCATTGTATTCGAGCTTCAGCAGGTATTTAACCTTGGAGTCAAATCCCTTAACTACGCCATCGCACGGAGCCTTAAAACAGTAGTCCTGAGACACAATGTTAGGAATAGCCTTGTACACGCCATTAGAGACAAGAGCCTTCGTCATGCCGACAGACGGAATCATATGACCAGTCTGAAGCACGCACATCATAGATCTTGCCGGGTCTGCATGGTTCGGAGTAAAGGAAGCCGTAAGCTCGCCAGTACTATAGCACGATGTAGCGGAGATCTTGTTAGGATCTACCTGCTTCAAATATCCTCTCTTAGATACGACAGAGGAGTTCATGGACAATTTCTTGTTCATGCCAGCATTTCCATCGTAGGAAGAAGAGTAGCCATAGATACCAATCATACTCTTATCGAAGAAACGGTGTTCTTCAGTACCCTGAGCATGTTGATAGTCAGGAGCACCGGGGCCTTTGAAGATGGCTTTAGCCATGTTTTCGCAGTCCTTGACCGGGTTAATCAAAGTGGAATCTTCGAAATTAGCAGTATCATTGATTTCTTCCATCAATGCATTACGCTTGATCTTGAAAGCTCCACCAGTACCAGTACCAGTTCTTCTATAAGATTCGATTTCTCTAGCCACGATCTTGTAAAGCATGGCGTTGATACATTCGGTATTACGGACACGATAGATTTCAGTATCAAAGCGTCTGTGGAACATGGAGTCGATCAACAGATCGTTACAATACAGGAAGCTACCAACGAGATCATTAGGAATGCCCTTATCTCTCAAGATATCCTTGGTAATAGGATCAATGAAGAGCACATAGAAGTTATCAAGGGCTCTGCCATATCTCGGAGTCAACTTGTCGGCAAAGTAATCAACGAAGCCTTGTCCGCTTGCGCCGTATTCTTCAACATTGTGCTTAGATGTTTCAAGCTGATGAAGACCGTTATAGAGCAAGTTATGGACAGGGTTAGTGTCCTTGAATACCAAGTAACCATTCTTAAACTTGATAGCTTCGGGGTATTCTTCAGATGCAGCAGGTCTATCCATACCCTTTTCAATAGGTAAGAACTTATAGTCTACGCCATAAGTATCAAAGATCTTTTCAATGCCTTCTTTATATCCCAAGAATACAATAAGCGGAATGTAAGCATTAGCCACTTCAAGCTTGGTAAACATCAGGCTAGATCCGGTATACTTACTGTTCTCAAGGATATCGCTAATAGTCTTAGAGGATTCCTTGGCAGCAGCACTTATAAGTCCACACACAGATGGAGCAACTTCAGTCGGAGTATCTTTTTCAAGCATCATGACTTCACCGCTGATAGCAGCAAAGAGCATGTTACCCTTGTAGGTTCCGATATAGTTGTACTTATCTTCAGGGAAGAATTCTGCAATCTTTTCTTTATCCACAGAAGGTTTCTCAAGAGCTTCAACGCACTTCTTAGGATCAAAGTCAATTATAAGACTACCGATCTTGAGATACACAAGGAATTTGCTAATTTCTTCATATTCAAGGTTAAGAGCCTTACCGAATTTCTTTCTGTAACCTCTTCCTTGGACAATAAGAGCACCATCAGCAGTAGTCTTTCTTTCCTCATAGAGCTTTGCAATGCCTTTCTTCAAGGATGCAACCTTGCGGTTCAAGCTCTGTGTAGATCTAGAGATAAAGATCTTGTTATAGGAAGTAGAGTACTGTACAACCGGATCACCAGATTGCCATACCTTAACGATAGGCATCAGAGTAATCTGTGTAGTGATCTGCTTTCTGTTACCTTGCAGATAAAGAAATCCGTCTTGGTCAACCTTCGGGATATCCACGATAAGAGACTTCGGAGCGCCACCAGCAATGTTGAATTTGACATTGATGGTTTCCTTAGCATTGTAGGCATCAGAAGAGTCTTCCTTAGAGATAGAACTTACAAAGATCGGGAATTCGGAAGATTCAGAGAAGCTTGTAAAGATTCTGTACTGGTCATAATCATACAGATCCCTTTTATAAGCCTTTCTCAATGCCGGAACAATGGCTTTGTTCATTTCTTCATTGACGGCAGTAGTCTTGAACTCTTCGGGTTCCAGATTAGTATCTTCTAGTTCTTTAAGCTTTTCCTTAAGCGGAATGGTCTTACCATTGATGGTAAGAACAGCCTCTTCTTGTTTCTCTTCAAGCTGAGTAACGGCTTCAGCCTTCCTAATGTTCTGAACTTCCTGCAGTCTGTTAGCTTTAAGTTCAGTCTTGAGATCATTGACTCTAGTATCGTCATTGATCATTTTCATCAATTCATCAAAGGTCTTGCCCTTAGCTTCAGCACTGATTTCATCAACACGATCCTTGATGGTATAAACGAGTTCCTTCTGTTCACTGGTCAAAGGAACGCTATTATTCATACCGGGAACACTCTTGATAATCTCTTCTTTCTTTTCAGCCAGAATGGGATTCTCTTCGGATCTGTCAATGAAAATCTTTACACCATTGACAGTATCACCGCTCTTCTTGATACCGATAATCTTGAACTGTTCAAGCTGAACAGAACCTTTGGATTTGTAGAAATTCTTGTTTTTCTCAAGAGTCTTAAAGGAATCATCTGTAGCTTTCAATCTATACAAGGCAATGGTCTTATTCATCATAGCCTTGATAGCATCGGCAGACTGGTCGTCGCCAGTGAAGATAATAGAATCTTCTACAGGATTACAAGCGGCATTGGGGTAAGTAGAATTGATATAACTAGTAATAGCATCGACAGTAGAAGTATAAAGCTTAGTTCTAGAAGGAAATGTTTGGCTCTTTCCAGAGACAGCTCTTTCAACCATGAACAGATCAGTGGTAGTCTTTGTCTTTTCGACAGGAGCTTCTCCTTCAAGTTCTTCATTGAGATCCTCCTCCGTAATCTTCTGGTCGGTAGTTCCCTTGTAGCACAGATTGACCATCCATCTGAATCTAGCAAAGGTCAGCTTATTAATATCCGGAGGGATGACAAACGTAAATCCAGACTTGGGTTCGTACAAGATGCACTTCCTGCCATAGAAAGGCCAGAAAGTCGGATCATCTTTAATAAAGGCATTCTTTGCAGCAAGATAGAACAAGGATCCAATGCAAAGACCTCTGATTCTCTGGGATTCATTATCGCTGAAGTCTTTTCCGAAGATACTACCATCAATGACAACGTACTTGTCTTTATAAATATCTTCCTTACCACGCTTCATAATTACACTTTGCACTGCTGCAAAGTTTCTAATGAAGGCCATCTTATTCTTAGCGCCTGGGATTTCGAACAATCTGTTCAATTCCTGATACGTAGAGAAATAGGTATTCTTCAATCTGAGCTGGCCTTGGTTAAGCGGTGTCAGAGAGATACCAGTCTTTTCCTTGACCTGTTCATAGACAGCAAGTCTTTCTGTCTGAATGGTTCTCTTGAAGACAGACTTATCAAAGAATTTATCCAAATAGAAACAGCGAATATGCTGAGGATCGAACAGTCTGCTGTTCATGATTTGAATCATGTTTTCCAAACTTTCGGAAAAAATAAGAACGCTATTTTCATACTGCTTACGTTTAGTCGTAAAGACTATCGTAAGATTCTTAAATAGCTTGTACGGCTTTAGGAATTCAAATTTAGCTCTCATGAGGAATCCTTGTTTAGTTCTAATATGGAGTTCCATACAAAAAAGAAAGCCCGTCCTTGGATAAATCCTTAGATGAGCCGGGAAAACCCTAGTGAATGTTCTTCTTGCACTCGTTCCAGATGTTTGCAGCGATCTTGCTGTGCTTGGAAGCATCTTCGGCATGAACCGCAAGACGGAACACAGTCCAACCGACCTTCACTTCGTCACGAGCGCTGATGGAGCTCTCGAAATCGGAGATGTCATCAATGAGACGACGAATGTCGGTTGCCTTGCTGCTTTCCGGATCGGGATCAACTTCAGACCAGCCGAGGAGCTTGAGCTCCTTCCCGAGTTCGACCTTGCTAGCCTTCAAGTCTTCCAAAAGGGTAGTTACCTGTTCTTTGTCCATCTTCATGGTTTTGTCCTTTGTGACTCGTCATTAGGATCAAGAGCAATCACTCGATATACTCAGGAATGACATTTGAATCACCCTAATTATTAAATAATTAGGGTGTTCAAATTTACGGTTAAGATTGGAGACCGTCGAAACCGCCGCCGCAGATAACAAGTCTATCGAAGTTCTTATTATTAAACTGGAAGAATGTTGATCCGGTCTGGAATAATGCGCGAGTGTTCTTAGTCATCAGAGTCATATTGCTCAGGGCATTGAGTAAATAGTTATCTGATGCTGAATAGGTCATGATACCTAGACCGTTAGTCCAAGATTCAACCTCATAGCGAAGAGCCGTGTTATTGGGTGTTGAAATTATCTTTGTTGGTATCAGCAGAATATCTCTGTATTTTGCTTCAATCCCATATCCAATAACACGTATCCTATAATACGACGGAGATTTGGAAAAGATCATTTGCGCTATGGCGAGCGGGGATAGATCTCCGATGTCACTTGAAGCATAGTAATTTCCACTGCTGACTTTGTATTTGTAATAAGAAAATACACTGCCAGCACTGTCGTTACTGGTTGAGTTAAACAGCCGTTTGACACGCATATTTTCGATATGGCTGTTAAGTAAACTCTCGGTTTCTATATTTAACATCGGCGCTAAGAAAGAATACTTGGGTACTCCGTTTATCGATATCGTAACCGGAACATATCTTCCGAGATTCATTTCAGAGGCACTTTCGGAATGTTCGCCAGTGATTTGCGGATAATTTGACGAATTACCGCCACCAACAGTATACTCAATCTCGTCTATTGGTGCCGAGAGAGCCTTTATTTCGCCATTATCAATATATACACCGTTACCAGCATCACCAATGTTTGCCGTGCATGCAAGAACCTGTCCGGACTGAACGTATACAAACTTGTTGTTAGCGCCCTTACTTCCAGTGATACCAGAATTTGTTGCAGCTATAATACTAGCCCAAGAAGCTCTGCTCACTTCCTCGAATTTGTCAGCATTATTTTTGAAGGAAAATCCCTGTCCAGTACAATCTGTAGCTCTACGGTCACTATTGGCGGTGCCTTTGTTGTAGACAGCCAATGCTCCCGGAGTTAGTTTAGTACGGGCTGAACCGACGCCGCTACCTCCTGTCAGCCATATACCGTCACCGCCTTGTATAGCAACTTCGCATTCTGCTGTACCATTCTTTAGTCTATTATTAGCCCAACACGATAGTCCTTCTTCGCCAATGATAGTATGACCATCATAGTACAGTTCGGGATCGCCGTATCCTGAATAAAGCTCGTAATTCCTTGTTCCAACGAAGACACCATTTTTTTGGCCAGCACGCATCTCTCTAGTGCTTCCCTCGAATGTTCCAGTTTCAATACCAGGAATCTTAATAAAATTACGATCCACATCCTTAGCGTCTATCACAATCTTGTAATAGTTTCTGTACGGGCCGCTTGTAATGGCCCAGAACATGCCCTTGCCTGGTGTAAGCTCACTAGCAGCAAAGGTGAAATCAGATGCAGTCCGGTTAGAGAATTCTGTCAGGATACGCTGGTTAAATATATACGAGCCTGTTGGAGACCAAGATGTAGTAGACGGGCCAAATGCGTCGCCAATCCCAATATGGTCAGCAAAGATTTCAGTATAATCGTTCTTAAGATTAGTCGAACTCTGTTTTTCATATCTTCTAAGGATAATAGATGCTTGTGCCTCAAACGGATCACCATCCCTATAGGAATGTGCATCTATATCTATAGAAGAGTAAGCATAACCAGAGTTATAATTGGAAGCAATACTAATAGATCCTCTATTTCTGTTATCGCTATCCGAAGATGTAGATTTTATTGTAATAGAACCATTAGTGTTCTTATACTCAGAACGAGCTCCTTTAGAATCGACATTGTTATAGAGAGAATTGTAGAAGTCATATGCTATACCATGCATAGCTCCAGAGCTATTAACAGATCCTTCTATAACCTGTACCATAGTGTCATTGTAGCCAATTCTATAGACAGTATCGATATTAGAAGACGTAAGTTTAATAGTATTGCCGTAATCATAGATAGATGAGAAATTTCTATCAAGAGTAAATTCGAACGTACCATAATCACTACTAGTGCTCATAGTAGCACGTAGCACTTTTTCTACATTGGATTCTTGATAGGTAGACTTAAGAATCAAAGCGCTCTTAGTATCTCTGTAGTATTCGCCGACATCCTCTCCTGCCATGAGCTTAGCAATATCAGCACCATTCTTAGACGAAAGAGTCTCGTTAACACTGTTCGCCTGAACAGTTGTTTGTGCATAATCGTTAGAACTGAATTCAAGAAGATCGCTAACTTGCACCTTAGAAGCGGTACGAACAGTTTGAGCAATACTTCCGTCATCATCAACACTTTGCGTGATTGTATTATTATTAGCGTCGCTCTTAGCTTCGAACGATGTCTGGTAATTACCACTACCAGATACAACATCACTCTTGGCAAAGATTCTGCTATAGCTACTGGAGGCATCAAGCTGAATGGAATGGTCATCGCTATCAGTGTTACTTTCAGCTACACGCAGAGTAGCACTACCGCCACTAGCACTCTGGAAATCTACGCTAACATTATTGCCGTTAGACTGGATATACGAATGGTTATTCGTAGCCTTATCCATCTTAAAGCTATAGTCACCATTTTTAGCTACAGACATGTTAGCGGAAGATGTTCCGTTAACATTGCTAATAGTATTCGTTCTTACGCCATTGTCTATTGTGCTCTTCGCTTCAATAGAGCTGGAAGAATCATAACAGAGCGTTTCGTATACCTTCTCGTTAGAAGAATCAGTCTTATCGACAACACGATCGATATAAGAGCCGTTGGATTCCAACTTCTCTTCAGCTTTCTTGTTAGAAAGCTTCATTGTCTCTTTTTCATTTCCTCTATCGTAGGAAACTTCGATAGTGTCATTAGCACTAGCTCCTGCAATGATCTTTTTATCAGTGATACGATATGCAGAATCATCTTTATAGAGCTTTTCTTCTGTCTTTAGCTTGTCACCATTGTTATAGGTTCCGTAAGTCTTTACTTCGGATGCCTTGTCAACATCAACAGTATCAGTAATCGTAGAATTAGAAGAAGTATTCTTAATTCCTTCGGTAACATAACCAGCACCGGATGCACCGTTGCTTACAAGTTTAACTTCGTGGATCTGTCCATTATTATCGTTAGCACCACTGGTATGAATATGTTCCTTCGTATCAATGGTATGTGTAATGCCATTTCCTGTATTTGCTACAATGTCCTTAGATTCATTAATAGTATAATTGTTACCGCTTCCAGAAACTTCGGTAACGCTAGAGGACTTTCTCTTCAGTTCCTTTGTTTCAGTAATACTATCAACAGAATTTTCACGAGAGATTACACTCTTCTGTTCAATATCAGAAGTGACATTACTAGTTTCTGTAATTTTCTGCGTAGACCATTCTTCTACAGTTTGGCTATTAATACCATCATAGGAATCCGTTTTTCTAACTTGATCCTTGGTAATCTCAAGCTTATCAGAACCAGTTTTAGCATTAACACTCTTAGACTCTACAGTAACCTTATGATTTTCAGCAGTAGATCCGTCGATATCAATCTTTGTGCCAGCCTTTTCCGTAGAGCTATCTTTTTCGGAAATATGTACGTAAGACTTAGTCTGGGATTCTACATTAACACCAGAACTATTCTGCGTAGTGTCTGCACTAATTTCTACTTTTTCGTTGTTGGACTGTACATTAGTAGATGCCTTAGCGCCACTTACTGTTTCTGTGATATTACTGTTGTTGTTTTTGATTACGGTTTCACTAGGCTTTACAGAGGTATAAATCTCCTTATCATTACTAGTGATCTGAGCTTCGGACATGGACATTTCTGCCGCTGTCATGTGCATTGCGTCATCAACAAAAGCTACATTATATAGGAGAATGGAGCCACTCTTGATGGATGCAACATATCCTTCCCCAAGATAATAAATCTTGGAGAAATCTGCTTCGGAATAGTATGCAGCGTTCTCAAAAAGCTTAGAGAACAAGGTGTTATCAAGGTGTTCGTGGACAGAAACTAGATACCATTTATTACCAAAGTTTCTAATAGCGAAAGCCTTGGAATTTCTAAGTTCCTCGTCATTCTTTTTGTATGCCTGATAGTCAATATCATCAATGAAACCAGTAGAGGCGCTACTTCCTAGATTAATACCAACCTGCTTGCCGTCAACAGAGACAGCTTGATCCTGTGTAACAGATACAAGAGAATTAATACCAAGGGAATGTGCTCTAGAAAGATTCGGGATCGTTGCAATAGTATAAGAATAGTAAGAACCATTGTAAGAAATGGTCGCTACATTATTTCCGCTAAAGGCATGATAAGTAGTGCTCTTACCTTCGATTCCATTAATAACAGGACAGAACTCCTGAACAGCCTTTGGAATAGAATGCTCGAAAGAGTATCCAGAAAGAGAGGCACCTGATATCGAAACTTTAGTCTTAATATCTTCGTGAAGGTTGATAAGGCTCAATGCGCCATTATCAATCACTAGAAATACACCTTCTTCAGAAATCTGAAGAATAGAGTTTGCTTTTCTACCTAGAACGTGAAACTCTTCCGATCTAGTAAACATGTCTTCGTCTTCTTCAGATTCAGGAGTATCAGTCTTAAGAACAAAAAGCTCGAGAGTGTTGTCACTATACTTAACAAGGAAACCCATGCCAGCCGCAGTACGACACATAAAGATTCTTTCGGCGTTAGACCCGGCATTGAAAGCAAAGTTGAGCCGGAGTTCGGACTTTCTCAGTACACCGTTAAAGTCCTTGTACTCTACTCTACCAGTATTTCCTGTTTTAAGGATGGCTACGTACAGTTCATCCAAAGAAGTAATATCTTTGATGTCCGTAGCTCTTCCGAGAATTTTATCATAAGACTCAAGAGTGCCTCTAGCCTTCAGATATTCGCCATTTTCGGTAAGAACATCGTAGTCAGAGTCATCGCCCATACAAACATACTTATGTACACCATTGTCGATAATGTGTGTATACACATTACCGAGCTTGTCAATAAAGATCTCTCCAACTCTAGGAAGATCCGGATCCATAATTCTAGGTACATTACTATGTACAGGAGGATCGTAAGGCGTTCCAACGGAATTAGTCCAAGTCCATTTCAAAGGCTTAATAATAAAGCGACTCATAAAGTCTCCTTGCATTTGATTATCAATGATAAAGTTTTTGTAAAAAATTCCAGTATGGAAATACCATACTGGATAATTTTATTCGGCAATCTCAAGAACTCGTTTCTCAATTAGTTCAGGATAAATGTCCACTAGCTTACATTCTGCAATGAAGAATGCTAGATAGTGACCGTATGGTACTTCTATTCTAGAAAGTACAGACGGTTCAAGAGATGCTTCGGCAATCGGAGAATAGGCTTTAGCTGTGTAAGAGTCATTCTGATACTCTTCAAGTAGCTCAAGCATACCCATCTGATTTACCTTGAATTTCTTTTTGTCATTCTCGTCTACAATTCTTATGATCTTACATCTGTAGATAAAGCCCATTTCACATTCAGCTATAATTCTGACTACGGCTCCACTCTGTTCGAGGATAGCATTAACAGCATTAACAAACCTCGGAACATAGAACTTGTTGAGCTTCTTTCTATCATTTGCAATACATTTGATAGCCAAGAAATCCGGAATTACAGTAGGAGTATCTCCAGAGGAATCTCCAGAACCGGAAGAATCTCCAATAGCTGTTTCTATTGGTTCGACGTTATACGGAGCCTGTCCATAGAAGAATATTTGCTTAACAGGATCTTGAGGAAGTCTCTCGTAAGGAAATACGTCTTTCTGCACTGTATACTGAATACGTCTATCAGTATCTACTAATCCGGCTGATCTGCGTTCTCCAAGCATAAGAATCTCCATTATTTAATTTCACAATATCGAGTTTTGAATTTTTTTCTTAAGTATTAAATAGAAAAAAAAAATAATAGGAAACAAGTTCCTATTATTTGTTGATGGCGAGGAGTCTGAGGCGTTTTTTGTGGCATTTTTCGCAGATGCCGCCGCAGAATTTGTCTTTCGGTGGTTTGAATCTGTTGCCGCATTTGATGCAGTTTTTGTATTTGCTAGTGAGGATTTGTGGTACCATAATGATCTCCTTGGTTAAAGACCTCTAATAATATGCAATAGAGTATAATAAAATTACGCAAAACTCGAAAATGAATAATCATTGGAGGATTTATGAATACAGCTCTATGCTTGTCTGTATCTGGTGGCGGTATCCTTGGTGTAGGCCCTGCCCACTATCTTGCCCGTCTTGAAGGAGACCTTGGGTATTCTCTTCATAAGAAACTTGCAGCTCAAGGTGGAACCTCTACCGGGTCTATCATTGCTGCTGCTATGGCAGAAGAAATTCCGGCAATAGAAATTGAGGAACTCTACCGTTCGAAAGGTTCTAGAATCTTTACTAAATATCCTTGGTATAAGAGACTCACTCCGACCTGTCCTACGTACGACAATTCTAACCTTAAAAAGATTCTGAAAGACAAGTTCAAGGGTAAACTCTGCGACTGGGGTGAACCGACTTTCATCACCACTACATACATGAACGGAAGATCTGTCGAGAAGATTTGGGATGAAAAAGATGTTGAAGAAAAGTGGTTTGCTATTCTTACATCTTGTGCTGCTCCGACATACTTTGACGTGATTATCGACAACCTCGCAAGAAGCTTTTGTGATGGCGGTATGTGGGCTAATTCCTGTCCTCAGCTTGTGATGGCTGGAATGTTCCGTAGAGGTCATCGTGATATTCGTATTCTGAACCTTGAAACTGGTATGGATGTTCCAAACAATGATAGCGGAAATAAGACTTTGATAGGATGGGCTACATACATCTTTAAGAAGTGGGTAGCCAGAGCTTCTAAAGCTAACGCATATATTTGCTCTTCTGTTCTTGGCGACGAGAACTTCTTCAACGTGATGCCTGTATCTCATAAGACTCATGAAATGGACGATATGAGAGAGATTGATATTGTAACTGATATCTGGGATAAGAAGTACGACCAAGATCGTGAAAAGCTCTTAAGATTTGTGGATCCGAGGTAACTATGTTGTATCACTCTAGAATGATTAATGCTAGACGTGGCCCATTCGATCAGGTTGATGCTGAGCTCTATAACTTTTTCAAGCAGGGTGATACATTAGCCGTAAGATACACATCCAAGAATTTTGCCTTGTTTGTCAATGATAAGCAGTACAGCTCTAGGATCGATATCACTCCAGACGAAGGTGGATACTATCTTATCGATACAATTAAAGGCAGATTCTTCTTGGAGAGAAACGAAGAAGATTACTTCATCATGCCAGCTAGAACCTATAAGGATGTAAATGGCGAAACCCAGTTTTGTCCTGACGATTCTAATAAGCTCCGACTGAAGAAAATTAGAAAGCCCTTTATCGGTGGCAAGAATTGCGCCTGTTCTATCCCCTATGGAAAAAGGTGTAATCGGAAGATGGGCCAACGACCTCTCAATGCTGGTATATAGGGGAACTTTAGAATGAAACAAAAGGATCTTTTATGAACAAAGAATCGATGAAAAAATATGACGAGCTCATGGAAGCCGCTACTAAGATCAAGGGTATGCTCCTTGATTGTGACAAGCAAGTTGACCAGTTTGCACAGCTGTTGGCTCCTTGGTACTGCGCTCCTGAGCTGCTCACGAAACCTCTGGTTATCAATATGGTCGGTATGACTGGTATTGGTAAGACTCAGATGTTCCGTCTGTTCTGCTCCGAACTTGGGCTGAACAATATGGCTGAAACCATGACTTGTGCTAACAATTCTTCTGTATCCCCCGGTAGAACGGCTTTCAGAATGAAGGAAGAACAGGGTCTTGAGAAAGGTATTATCTTCATCGATGAATTCCAGAACTTCTCTTGCAAGGGAATGATGGGTACTAGAACAAACAATCCTAGTACACAGGAATTCTGGGATATCTTGTCTGATGGAAAGATCAAGATTAATTTCTCCAAAGATGAACTTGAGAACCTGATGTTTAGAGCTCAGGGTCAGATGAATGAAATAGCTAAGGCTGCTGCCAGCGGAGAAAAGTCTCTCGAAAGAAACTTTCCGACATTCTTCGGTTCTACTGCCTATAAGCTGTTCATCCTTTGTAAGAAGAAAGTTCCTCTGGAAAAAATTAAGAAGATGTCTGGTAAGGAATCCTTTGAATTTATTAAGGGTCTTTACGACAACTACGACAATAAGCCGATCTACTCTGACTTTACGAAGTTCCTGTTTGTCACTGCTTGCAATCTTGACTGTGTATTTGCTGATGCTGAAGACGTAGCTTCCTGTGAAATCGATGCAGATGAAGTATACGAGTCTTCTAAGGAAGTAAATATCTTCGATGTTAAGGAAGGACTTGGCATGTACTTCTTCCCTGAACAAGTAGCAAGACTTGGCAATAACTTTGTCATCTTCCACTCTCTGTCCAAGAGCACATTTGAAAAGCTCATTGATAATGCTCTTGACGAAATTGTCAAGAACACTAAGGAATCTATCGGAACAGAGATTACCTTTGATAAGTCTGTCAAGGAAATGATCTACCGCAACGGTGTATTCCCGACTCAAGGTGCTAGACCTTTGATTTCTACTATCAATGGTGTGATCGCTTCTTCTATCCCTATGCTTGTCTTCAAACAAAAGGAAGCAGATAAGAAGATTACGATTAAGTACAATGATGAGACCATGGAGCTTGAAGCAAATGGCGTTAAGACCAGTTGCATTGGGCCATATGACGAGAGCGCAAGAAGAATCAAAGTCAGAATAAACGAAAGACGTTGTACGTCTGTTCATGAATCTGGCCATGCTATTGTCTATGCCGAATCTTTTGGAGCAATTCCTAGAAAGATGGTTAGTATTGTAGCTGACTCTAGAGTTGCTGCCGGGTTTATTTCTACACATCTTATCCGTCACACCTGTGTTACAATGAAGGCATACATCTGTGTGGCACTGGCTGGAATGGTCGCCGAAGAGGTCGTCTTTGGTAAGGACTTCAGAACTGTCGGTTGCTCTTCTGACTTGGCTAAGGCTACTGCAATGGCTGCTGCTTATGTTAGAAAGTTTGCATTCACTGATAAGGTCAAGGCAGTTGTCGGCACTAATGAAGCTACATATAATAAGATGTCTGAAACGTCTGAAGTTATCAACGACATTATCAAAGAATGCATCAAGACAACTAAGGAAATCATTACAAAGAATATTGATCTCCTTAAGGAAGTCTCTGAAGTAATGTTTGATAAGACCAGATGTACTCCGGAAGAATTCAAGGCTATTGCCGATAAACACAACAAAAAATACACGATTGTCAGTGCCTCCAAGAAGATTACTCCTAACTTTGAAGAACGCTACAAGATGTTCGATGAATCCAAAGTCAAGAGTATGGAGGAGGTATCTAATGCTAAGGAATGTATGTCATTCTTCGATGATGCATACGTCGGAGCAGATGGCACTATGTCTCTAGCATCTGATGATCCTTTCCTGCTGTTCTAATATGGAAACTGCTGAATTCGCACTGTACAAATTTAAGACTATCGAAGGTGTTGATATCCACTGGAAATCAGGAGATTTCACACATTCGAAGTATTGTCATAATGGTAAGAGTGCCGAGATAGAGTATTTTCCTGCAACTGACAGAGCTATGGTCACCTTTAAAGGTGAGCTAAAGCCAGCTGTTAAGTTCGACAAGCTGCGAGAGTATCTCGAAACATTAGGTATCTTCAAAGAGTCACCTAAGGAAGAGAGACATTCAAGCTCTTATGCACCCTTATAGAAAAAAAAAAGAAGCTCCCTATACAGACAAGTATAGGGCGCTTATTTTCTGCCGGAGCACTAAGCCGCTTTCTTTGAAATAGCCTTTTGAGCCATTTCTCTGACACAAGCCCAGTCTTCCGGTCGTATTATCGTATTGATGTCAGTATTCTTGTCGAGCGAACCACCTACCGTGGCGAAGATGATGTTATAACCGCCATGACCAAATTCGCACTGCGCATTAAATCTGGTAAGTTCAAGCGGAGATTCTGCTTCTGCAATTTCTTTCAGGAAACCCTTTTTGTAGATAGCGAAGAAAATGTTTTTTCCCTTGAGCATAGTCCTACTGTTGTAGGCATGATCGGTGACCATTCCTTCTTTCATAACTCTGTTGTATTCATTGATAGCTGCACGAATCACCTGGTTTGCCTTTGGTGTGACCTTAAGGAAGTCCTTGATGCTATCCAGAGACAGGTTGCTTACGAGGGTTCTACCATTCTGGAAAACAGTGAGAGTCTTGTAGTCTACATTAAAATTTGCAGAGAAGTTTGCATCGTCTGTTGCGATAATATTGGAGTAGTATTTTCCACCAATGTCATTATAGGAAAGTTTGATTTTAGTCTTTTTCTTAGCCATATGAGTCCTCATGGATAAATGACATGAATTTATATGTAGTCTAAAAAGACATAAAATGACTATATATGAAGAATAGCGTTTGGATAAGTTGTTCAGACGCAAAGGATAAAATATGAAAATCGTTCGCAAGTTGTCTACTGGCGCTGAATCTGTAGAAGAGACCAAAGTGGCCCCTGCCGAAGAAGCAAAAGTAGAAGAAGAAGCTGTTATTGAAGTTCATAGTGGTGCTGAAGAGGCTAAGGAGGCACCCGTAGAAAAAGTCGAAGTAAAGGCTGAACCGAAATCGGAAGATGCAGAACCGGTGAAGACCGCTGAAGCTCCGAAGGAAGTAGGCACAGCTGAAGGTAAAGCAGCAGCTCCTAAGAAAAAGAAAGCGAAGGCTGTCGTAGCGGATGCGCTAGCAGCAAAGGCCAATAAGCCCGTGATCAAGAAGGTCTGGGATGAAGCCGAAACCGATGAATATTTGACCAAGAAACTGTCTGCAGACATCGAAGAAGGTGCTGCCGACGTTATCGCACTCGTCAAGAAAGCATTTGAAGAAAGAATCAGTGAACTTAAGTCCGAAGAAAGCTTTGTATTCTGCGGTATCAAATTTACTAAGACCCGCGTCAACGCTAAGTTCAATTCTTTCAATCGTCCTAACAACCTTGTGTACTATACGACCGCATACGAAATGATCGATGCCAAGCGTAATGGTGAACGTCAGACTATCTCTGCTGTTGGTGATAAGGCAAACAAGAAGCTCCTGCCGCCGTTCTGCATCAAGAACGAAAAGGACGAATGGGTTAATTACGAAGGTGATTTGTGCAAGGAAGCAAGCGAAGCCTATCCGGACTTCTTGGCTCGCTCCGAAGCAGTCAACCAAAAGAACGCTGCCGATGCTCAGAGGAGACTCGGCAAGTAGATGGGCCTATGTCAAAGTAGGGTGTTGTTGAGATAGAAAAAGATATCCCAAGACCAAACGTCTTGGGATATTCTTTTTACTGTTGCACCTTGTCGGGATGATGTTTGACCTCGGCGGCCACCAAAGAAGCTTCCTTGATCCTCTGATGAGGTCTCGAAGTGAAGTTCGATTCTGCACGTTCCTGTACAACACGCTTTTCGTATTCTTTGCGATACTCAGTCTTGCCAAGAGCGAAGAATTGCATATTATTTATGTCAGCCAAGGAGACATAAGTGTGAAGCCAGTAACGTTGCGTATACGTATCATCAGCAGGTTCAAACGCTAAAGTTTCAGAAGCCTCATCATAGTCGAAACAATGCAGGACATGACCGACAGACTTATCTTCCTGATAGTTGAAATCAACATTGATTTCCAGCTGGTTTGTTTTATTAAGGAACGAGACACCGTACTTATTAATAAACTCAGGAACAGATCCCGAAAAACCATATTTTGACATTATATACTTCAAAGCAGCATCTGTCATAAATCTTACCTCTTAGTTCATTATTAAGTTAGAATAGAGGATAGTGTGATTAATAATCGTAAAAGGCTTTGTATAGCATCTGATACTGGAGTTTGCGAATCTATACTGGTAGAGGCTAATGACGCAAAACAGACTTTTATAGATGCTATTGATGACAAGACAGTTGACACGATTCTGTTCAGAAGACCCTTTGTAACGATCTTCAGTGGTAAAACACGAAAGAACGTTAATTTCTCTTCTCTAAAGATTAAGCACATGGCTATATCCAAGGAAAAGGCTAATGGCTTCCTTGTGATGTACGGAATGGAAAATGGCCTGAAAGTACTAGATGCTTTAAAAGAAGAAAAGAGAATTTCAATAAGCGTTATAAGAAAATTAAATCCAAATTCACTATTCGACAATCAAAATGAGTGGGAGATGTCGTCCGTAGATGAAGGAGAGGATTTCAACGTAACGACTTTAAGAAATGTAATTTCTGGCGAAGTCGAAATAGTTGTTCATACAATGAAGGGCGAGTGAGAAATCATTCTCCCTTTTATTTTTTCATTGGTGGAACTTTTGATTGAAATTTTCAAAAGGGCTATTTATGAATGATACAAATTTAGATGCCTCGCTGAAGAAGGCGAATGACAAGATTGAACGCAACTTGTATGGGTTCAATCTGTCCGATTTTTCGGCGAACCTTGATTCCATTAATGAGCTCGCACAGAAATCTTTGAAGACTATCAATAGCCTCAAGGTTACTGGAGACCAGCCCGATCTCATCGAGTTTATTGATCGTGAATTCTACAATAGCAAGGCTAATAGACGAGGAAAGGGTTTTGGTCTTAACAATATCCAGAATGGTACTGTTAGAGCCAAAAACTATGACAATACCTTGTTGACCGACCTTGAGTCTGGTAAGATTGACCTTGCCGGAGAAGACGCTAATTCTGTTAGCAGACAAGCCAGATATAGATCTATCGATAGCGTATGCTCCTTGATTCCTCAGCTCATGAGAATCTTGCACATCTATCGTGATTCTATCATGTCTCCTAATGCTTTCTCTGAACTCTCCGAGACTGATGGTTTGACCTTTGATGTTAAGCAGACTGGTGAAAAGGAAACGGATAACTTCCAAGTTCTTGACACATTACTGTCTCTCAATAAGGAATACAAGGTCTCCGATGATGTTGCACCGAAAGCTTGTTCTGACCTATTGAAGTATGGTGATGGCTATGTCTGTGTTCTGGACTACGAAAAAGAAATAGACCGTCTCCTTCATATGACTGATGATGCACCAGGAACTTTTGCTCATGAAGCATTCAAAGATAGGTCTGACCAAGGTCTTATTGCTGCTAGCGAAGCTACCTCACTTAACAATATCGTCAAGTCTTTGATTGATGAAGAGTATGATGTCTTTAAATCTTTGAATCCGACTTCTAAAGAAAAGAAGCCTGAATTTAAGGATCTGACTCCTGAAGAATGGGCAAGTGAAATCGACAAGTACCTCAATGTTGAGTACACTACTAGCCTGATGAGCCTGTTCCCTGAGGAAAAAGAAATCATTGACTATCTTATTGATAACGGCTCCATCAAGAATAGCAAGGATATCATGCTTGCTGCTAGAGAAGCCTTCAGTAATGAAGAAAACTCCGGTCTTGTGATTGACGGTTCTATCGTTAAGGTTCTCGATCCTAAGAAGGTGGTCATTGTTGAAGTGGCTGGAAAAGAACTCGGCTTCTATTTTTTGTCTGCTGAATTTGATGATGCTCGTATTGATGCCCTTGATTATAATCCTCAGGGATGTCCAGCTTGCGATCTGACGTATACCAGTGACCGTATGTATTCCTTTATCACTCACATGGGTAATAGCCCGGTGAACAAGGAAACGAGAGCTAGCATTATTGCAGATCTTTGTCTTAAGAGACTATCCAAGAAGATTGACAAGAAGTTTATCGCAAAGAACAAGGAATTCAAGGACTTTATCTTCTCTATCCTTAGAGCTAGAAAGAGACTTAACAAGGTCACTGTGACCTTCATTCCTGCATCCAACATGGTTCACTTCAAGAGAGGTAATGGAACCTACGGTGAATCTGTTCTTGATAGCGTATTGTACTTTGCCAAACTCTATGTTCTTTCCATGCTCTCCGCTCTTATGCAGCAGATTATCATGGGTAAGGATAAGCAGATATTCTATGTTGATACAGGCCTTGATGAAGACTCCGAAGGAGCTATTCAGAAATTCATCATGGACTTCCGTTCTAAGGAAGTGACTGTAGACGACTTCTCCGATGTTACCAACATCATGAACCGTGTTACGAAGAGTAACTCCATGTTCATCCCTATGGTAGACGGAAAGAAGGCTGTAGAATTCGATAACTATGCTGGTCAGCAAGCTGAATTCAATAATGACTTCTTGCAGGACTTATTGAAGTCTATCATTAGTGGTACTGGTATTCCTACTGCTTGGCTTGATAGCGGTATGAGTGACGTTGAGTTTGCCACTCAGCTTGTTCAACAGAACGGTAACGTCCTTAGAACTGTGACCATGTATCAGCGTATTATGAACAATGGTATTACCAGATTGTTCCAGTTGCTGTATAAACATCAGAAGATCACTAAGGATCAGAATGTACCAGATTTCTTTATTCACTATCCTGAACCTGTAACCCTCGATAGTAAGGTTGCTGAAGAGTCTATATCCAAGGCTCAGTCTATCGCTGATTTCATTATCAATACTCTCATTGGCGAAAATCCGAATGAAAGAGATACTCTTGCCAAGGAAGTTCTTAAGAGAGAACTCACCAAGAAGTACTCTGCAGGTATTGACTGGGAAGAAGCCGAAGAACTGCTTAAGGAAGCCAGAGAAGAGACTCAGGAAACTGCTCTCCGTGATGAAGCTCTCGATAAGAAGGCTGATGAAACTCATGAAGAGGAAGCTGAAAAGCATCCTGAAGAAGCTAAGAAGCAGGAAGAAGAAAAGCTGGAAGAACAGGGTGGAAATCCTGAGAATCCGGAGGGAGAAAATCCCGAAGAAGAAGGCAACGAGCCTGAAGAGGGTGGCGAACCTGAAGAAGAGGGAAAGAATCCTAAGAAAAAAGAAAATGAAGAAGAGGAAGAAGAGTCTGAGGGTGGAAGTTCCCCTGAAGATGATTTCTTCAACTCCTAAAACCAAATATGGAAAGCTTCGGCTTTCCATATTTTTTCTATGATCCGAAAAAAGGAACGAGGAGGTAGCTAATCTCCTCGTTCCAACAACCTCGCGGTTGTAACCGTCTCACAGACTGTTTTTGGTGGGTGTCACTCGCTGTCTTCGCTTCACAAGCAACTTAATGCTCGTGCTATCGGATCCTCCAGCCGTAGCTTGTCGGGGTATCACTGTATCCGAAGATCTAGCTCGATCTCTGACGTCAGAGCTGATTGACCACTTTTTAGAGGCGACCCATATCCCAGAGTCACGTCTACCTCACCGTGAGACAACTGATGTACTCTTCTTTCAGGAGACGTTATACCTTACTTTGAAGAGAGATTCGGGTCATGGCGTGTCAATGCTCACCGAATCCTGTTGAGAGCTAACCACCACAGATAGCTTTTTCTGTGAAGGCTTCTTGCTTCATTTTACGGCGACAATCCCAACAGCGAAAGTCGCACAACCTAATGGCGTACTCTTGGTATCCATCAGGCAACCTAGGCAGATATTGATCACTATATCGCTAGATCTAGACATTGATTTATATACTATTGTCTTTTTAGTTATTACGAAACTCAATAATGAACATGAGAGGATTTATGAAAGCTACGGATATTATGGTCTTAGAAGACAGACTAAGTTCGTTAGTTTCTATGCTCCCGGCTGATGAAGTTGCTAGCGCTAATGGTGTAATCGATAGGCTACTGTACATGGATTATGGAAAGATGGCTAAGCACTTCAAAAGTAGAATGGAAGTAGCTAACGATAAGAAAGCCTTGAATAATCTTAAGGAAGACATTCAAGACATTATTAGCAATATGAAAGATATTGTTGATGGTAAGAGTAACAAGTCTACCGCTATCAGAAATGTCATTACGGCATTAGTAAGCGCAGGGCTGTTTGCCATACCGTTTGTTGGAATTGCCTCCATGACAGCATTCCTGGTAAAGCGTTCTAAGGATATGGATGCAATCAAAAAGAAATTGTCTGCTCAGATTCCAACATTACAGCAGATTCTTACGAGTGTTAAACATAAACTTGAGGTGATCAAATGATCCAAGATTACTATGCCAACAAAGATTTTTATAGCGGAATCTTCGCCTCCGACAACCGAGAAATCAATACGGAAACTGTCAATGACAAATCTGATGATCCGGAAGATGTCGTGAAGGAGAAGGAAGGCACTACTAAGAAAGCAGTGCCGAAGCTTGACGTTCGCTACAGAATCGAAAACTATGAAAAGATGATTGCGTCTGCAAATTCTGAAAGCACCTTGAAGAAGGTCATCTATAGTCTTGAGAAAGACATCAAGAGCCTTCAAAAGACCTCTGACGAGCTTGGTGAAGATGCATCTAACGATTCTAATAACAACTGGAAGAAGAACGAGGAAGAACAAGCCAAGAGCTTCTGGCCTAAGACCACTGAGAAGACTAAGATCAAGAATCTTATGCCGGACTCTGTCAAGGGTGGTCATACGGTTGAAAAGGAAGATTCCGAGAATAAAGACGAGAAGTCTTTCAAGACGTTTGATTATCTTCCCGAATACCAAGCCTTGCTCGCAAAGGCCAAAGAGAAGCTCAAAAAGTTCATTTCCTAAATCAACATTCTGTACCTTCGGGTACAGAATTTTTTATAAACTTTGTATTGTGGAGAGTTTCACACATGAATCTTCTAATATTAAAGTCGTTGTTACGCTAATACGAAGACTCAGTTGAATTTTCAGATGAGTTATAGTATTAGCCATTACTATCCCATCTGATCCCACAATCATTCGAACTTTACTTTGGAAACAGACAGTAACTGTCGCATAGTAAAATTTAAAATGGAGACCCACGATGATCACAGAGATCGAAAAAAGAGATGGAAGAGTCGTACCGTTCAGCGAACAGAAAGTGTTCAATGCGGTATATAAGTCATTTGCTGAAGTAGCTGCAAAGAAAGGTACTGAAGTAGATGAAAACAATGTCAAGTCTGTTGTAGATGAAGTCGTTAGCGACATTCAGGATCTTCAGGCTGACCGTCTGCAGATTGATGAGATGCAATCTATCGTCATCTGCGCTATTAAGGATAAGGGATTTACCGAAGAGTTTGAGGCTTATCGTAACTTCCGTAACCGTCGTAATCGTGCTAGAAATCGTAAGATGCCGTTGTACTCTAAGCTCGCCGATATTACTTTCAGCGATCTTGAAGATTCTAACATCAAGCGTGAAAATGGTAACATCGATGGAAATTCCGCTATGGGTAAGATGCTTCGCTATGGTTCTGAAGCCGCCAAGGAATTCTTCCTCGATCGTGTTATCAATGAGAAATTTTCTAATGCTCACCGTGAAGGCTTCTGCCATATTCACGACATGGATTTTTATGGTATTACTACCACTTGCACCCAGATCGACTTGGTGCAGATGCTAGAAACTGGTTTTAATACTGGTCATGGATTTGTCCGTCCTCCGCATTCTATTCGTTCTGCTGCTGCCCAAGCCGCTATTCTTATTCAGTCTAACCAGAACGACCAGCATGGTGGCCAGTCTATCCCCAACTTCGACTTGGCTCTTGCTAAGTATGTAAGATTGTCTTTCAACAAGATGCTCCGTCATGAACTCGAAGATGCATTGTTCCTTGCCGATATGCGAGAAGATCTTGCTAAGGCTATGATCAAGGATCTTTTCGGTGACAATGAACTTAAGTATACTATGGAAGATGAGGAAATCTTCGCCAAGGATGCTAAGGGTGTTGGTCTTGAAGAAGCCGAAGGACACAAGCTTTGGAAGCTGTCCATGAAGCGTACTGAAGGGAAAACCTATCAGGCTATGGAAGCTTTGTTGTTCAACCTTAATACCATGCATAGTCGTGCAGGTGCTCAGGTTCCGTTCTCTTCTATCAACTATGGTACCGAGACTTCTAAGGAGGCTCGTATGGTGATCAAGTGTATGCTTGAAGCCACTGATGCAGGTCTCGGTCATGGTGAAACTCCGATTTTCCCGATTCAGATCTTCCGTGTGATGGAAGGCGTGAATTACAATCCGGGCGATCCCAACTATGATCTCTTCAAGCTTGCTATGAAGGTATCTGCGCACAGATTCTTCCCGAACTGGGAATTCCAGGATTCTCCGTTCAATATGCAGTACTATGTGCCGGGTAAGCCTGAAACAATGATTTCTACCATGGGTTGTCGTACTCGTGTTGTGGCTGACGTTAATGCCGATGTTCCGCAGGTATGGCGTAGAGGCAATCTCTCGTTCACCACTATCAACCTGCCGAGACTTGCAATCATCAACCGTGGTAACTGGGCTGGATTCTATGCAGACCTTGACAAGTACATGGAACTTTGCAGGGATCAGTTGCTTGAACGTTATGCTCTTCAGTGCAAGCAGAAAGTTAAGAACTTCAAGTTCCTTATGGGTCAGCATGTATGGCTCGGTTCTGAAAACCTGAAGCCCAATGATACTCTTGAATCCGTATTGAAGCACGGTTCGCTCTCTATCGGTTTCATTGGCCTTGCTGAAGCATTGATTCTTATGACTGGCCACCATCATGGCGAGTCTGAAGAATCCCAGAAAGAAGGTCTTGCAATCGTCAAGCATATGAGAGATTACTGTGACAGGATGACTGAAAAGTACAACCTCAACTTTACTCTTCTCGCAACTCCAGCTGAAGGACTTTCTGGTCGTTTCACTAAGATTGACAGAGCAAAGTTCGGTGACATTCCGGGAATTACCGATAAGGGATTCTACACTAACTCCTGTCACATTCCTGTGGACTATAAGTGCTCTGCTTTCCACAAGATCAAGGTTGAAGCTCCATATCATGCATTGTGCAATGCTGGTCATATCCTCTATGTCAAGATGGATGGCGATGCTACCCAGAATCTTGAAGCATACGAGAAGATTGTCCGTTGTATGCATGACAACAATGTTGGCTATGGCGCTATTAATATTGATGTGGATTACTGCCCTAACTGCCATAAGTCTGGTATCTTCAATGAAGACAAGTGTCCGTTCTGTGGTTATGATCATATCGACCGTATCAGACGTATTACTGGGTATCTTGTTGGCACATTGGATAACTGGAACAATGGCAAGCTGGCAGAATACAGAAAGAGACTTATCGGTAAGAATGTCTAAATAAAAAAAATGAACGCTGACGAAGCGTTCATTTTTTTTTTATCCATTATTTCTTATAGGTGCTCTAGACGCAGTACATGCTTTTCTGGCACAATCCTGGCACAGCCATTGTCTGATTACCATAGCTTTAGGGAACTGGAGAGTGAGAAAGCACTTATTACTCTTCGTTAAGGGTGTAAGACAATGATCGCAAATGGGCTTTACAGATTTCTTCATTAGAACTTTCTCCCTTTAGCTTCTGTTTCTCTTATTTGGCGTAACAGGATTGCCCATTGAGCATACTTCCTTATGGCAAAGAGGACATTTTGACACCTCGATAGTAACACTAATAGCCTTATCTTCGCTGTCGCAATCGAGTCCTTCTGATTCATAATACGCGTTCGAATCACTCTGATAATGAGCACTTGAAGTTATCGTAAGTTTGTTTCCATTGAGTTCAAAGACACCATCAAGCGACAACCCACAGCGTTGACCGCAGCATTCATGGCCTTCTTTTTCAGCGAAGGTAACTGCTTGATGAAGATCGCATAATCTACACTTGTCTATTCCAGTCAGAATTTCCTTTACGCTGGTGACTTTAATTTTCTGCTTTCCAAAGTCGCATCCGCAAAGCTCACTGCAGATCTCATTCAGACGTTTCTTTATGTACTCATAGCGTTTAATTCGTACGCCTTCCTGATAGATCCAATGATCATAGTAATTAGGTTTACCTTCTAGGTTGGTAAAACTTTTAAGAGCGTACAAGGCAGCCAAAGCTCTCTTTTTGTCAGACATGAATTGTTCAAAGTAGCGTAAGTCCCAATTTTGATATGTATCATCTTTTCGAATCTCAGCTTCAGAATTACAGAAACCATCAAAGATCAGTATATGGTCGAGATAATCCTGAGCCTTATCACCAAAGGCCTTCAGCCAGCGCTTAATATTCTTTTCCATCGTTTCTTCTGATGGATACTTTCCAGTCAATTCGAATTCTTTAATTTGTTTTTCCGTAAGTTTCATAGTCTTTCCTATGGTTAAAAATAAAAGATGGTATCCGGAGATACCATCTTTTAATGTGATTTTGTCTAGAATCTTTTGCCAACAGAGTGAGCGAAATCCTTGAAGAACTTTGCGTTAGCATCCTTATGCTGATCAATCACAGCAAAGTCACGGAGCTGGTTGTACAGCTTCTTGGGCTGACGGAGCATCCACTTCTTAAGGTTGCGAATAGTGTCTTCAGTCTTACCAACACGCTTGATGTTAAACTTGGCGTAATTCTGTTCCGGCTGTTCTTCAGTCTTCCTAGTCCAGACTTCGACATAGTAATAGTCGAACTTTTTCTTAGTATCCGGATCTTCTTCGGTATTATGTACAAAAGCGAAATCAACAGTACTACGAAGGAAAGGATGAGTAGATTCAACCTTCATAGCTTCTTCAACTGCCTTCATGTCAACCATAGGCAGGGTCTTCTTCTTGAAGGGCTTCTTTTCGCCATTAGCCTTAGGCGGGAGTGCGGTCTTCTTGAAAGAATATTTCTTAGCCTTACTGACTTCTTTGATGATCGGTTCCTGAGTCTTGACTTCTTCGGTCATGTTTATCTCCTAATTGGGTTAGAAAGTCTCTAATTTATATATAGTTCTGTTTCAAATAACTATATATAAATTTCTATGATCCGTTGAACAATATATCTAAGGAGAGAAAATGTCATACCCCTGTTTTCCGCAAAACATTACAAAGATCTTTAGACACCCTACTCACAAGAAGGTTCACAGGCCTGTGAAGTTGTTTATCATTCGTGGAATCCCCGGTAGCGGAAAGTCTACCTTCGCCAAGAAGCTTTCTAACACCAATGGTCACATGAGGATTGTCGAAAATGACGATTTCTTTACCGATCATTCCGGTAAGTATCGTTATGACAAGGAAATCTATGACTACGCTAAGCAGTATACTATGTCTGCTATTGTTCATGAGCTGATGATTGAAAAGAAGGCTTGCATTGTCACTGGTGTATTCTATCATGCTGATGAAGCCAGCGATCTCTTGAATATTATTAACTTCTGTAAGACTCACAATATCCCTTTCGAAGTACATAGGATGACTGGAAACTTCCAGAATATTCACAACGTTCCGGAGGAAGTCCTTGAGGAAATGAAAGAGAATTTTGAACCTTATGATGGCGAGATTATGAACACGAGTCATATCTCTAGAATAGAAGGAAAGTATTAATGCCACTTGGTTATATACCTCTCTTGAAGGCTCTTTCGAGGAACTTTGGACTAGGAGACTATTTTCATCTAGAAAATTTATTTAGAGAATTTACATTCTACGATTCTAGAATACTAATGTATTGCCAGAGTGATTCCGCAAGGAAGGGTTATGTTAGCCTTTATCTTAGGACATTCTCTCTTCATAGAGTCGAAAGAGACGGTCGGCTTTCAACTGTCAATACTCCAGTAGACATCAAATATAATGACGACGATATTTTTACGCTCAACTTCGCATGTGCCAATAGACTTCCCGGTAAATATAATATGTTCTTGCCAATCATTATTGGGAATCTTGAGAAGATGACCGTAGCCAAAAATCTTAAAGATGATATTGCGGAATTCCACAAATATGTCTATGAAGATACTGACGAATCGCTTTATGAGATTACGGAGGAACCAGTCATCGCCGTAGAAAATGTAACAGAAGGGTTACCAATATGATGATAAACTTAGGAGAGTTGAGTATAGCCGAAGAGACTAGTTTTGTTCAGTCGATGATGTTTTTCACAGGTATACTGGACGGAAGTCGAAGTTTCGGAATCGACACCAGTGGAACACGATTGGATAATCCAACCATGTTCAGACCGATAATAAAACTGACTAATATCTTTTCCGATGGAACTTTTGGAACAGAGATTTCAGTAATCAGTTGTTATTCATTCTTAACGGAAAATGTACGCTTTGAATGTCCACCTGTTAAAGTAAGTCCAGTGTATGATCACATTATGCTGAAATTCATGATAGGATCTTTAGAAAGAAAAGTAGAAACAATAAACCTTCTTACTGAAGCAAAAAACATTTCTATTGAGAATAGTTTCTCCGAATCCAGAGGTCAAAATGGACAAGTACCCCGGACTGAATTACGTCATAGCGATAACTATTATCGCTCTAGTCGCAGCAATAGTGATTCCCCCAATGGTGGAATCAACTAAGAATCTCTACTACGGATTTATCACTAGTAGGTTCAAGCCAAATAATTTCCAGTCTGTCATCAGACGTAAGAAGAAAAATGTACTGGTGTATGACAGATACATGCATACCTTTGTAGTGTATCAATATTATAATAAGACTTGGAACAAGGTAGCTTCTGCATTCCATGAGAGAGGAGTTGAAGGATTTATGCGGTAGCCAAGAACTATATAGTGAAACCTAACCCGGAGTAGCTATATGTTTCATGCAATAATCACTTTTAAACCTGATTCTCATGGACTCAGAGCTAAAACTCGTAAATTCGATTTGGAATATGACCCACAGCTCAACGAAAACTACGATCGGCTGTGCAAGACTCTAGACATAGCCTATTGGGAAGGAACTCCTGCTCCCATTAAGGCTTCGTTTGGAGAAAATCTTCCAATGACTATTACAAGTTTGATAGCACTCTCGTAGTGTTATTTTTTCTATAACTAGAAATTGAAGGAGGCCTACTATGGCTGAACAAACTGATTTATTTGGCTATACTGCTTCTAATGAGGCTATCACCGCCGCTACAAACTTGGAAGCAGAAAAGCCTAAGAAACAAGAGAAGAAAGAAGAATCTTTCAAACCTTGCAAAGATCAAATTTCTTTTTTGTAATCCTAACACAATGCTCCCATAGATGTTCTATGGGAGATTTTTAACCTCAAAGGAATAATTATGGAACACCCAGAATGGAAAAACTCTATTCCGATTGATCTTGTTGTACCCTATGTTGATTCATCTGATCCAGAATGGAAGAAGAATTTTAGAGAGACCATACGTCACTTTATTGGAGGTAACTCCCCATCACGTTATAGACCGCTAGGCCTATTTAAGTATTTCTTCCGTGGCGTAGAAGCTAATATGCCATGGATTAGAAAGATTCATCTCATTGTTGCTTCTGAATCTCAGATACCATCTTGGATTGAACGAAAAAATCCAAGGCTCAATGTAGTTCTTCATAGGGATTATATACCTGCAGAGTTCCTGCCTACATTCAATAGCAATGTTATTGAAATGTTCTATCATAGAATTAAGGATCTCTCCGAAAATTTCATTATTGCAAATGATGATATCATCGCAGCAAGTTATCATTCTGAGTATGATTATTTCAGAAATGATACTCCTGTTGATGTTAAGAATACAGCCTCGTTGAGAAAGAAGCTCGGAATTTATGATTTTAATACTACACTTGTGCACGATGCTGAAGTCTTACGCAAAGTAATGAATAACAAGAACATTCTTCCATTTTCTATCTATCACAAGTTTAATCCAATGAAGAAGAGCACAATGGTGGAACTCTGGTCTAAAGCTGGTGCTGATTTTAACAAAAGTCTAACAAGATCACCATTTAGACTGTCAAGGAACGTTACCTGGCATATATTCAGGTTTTATAGACTTCTTAAAGGAGAATTCATTCTCGACAATTCTATTCTTGATGGTTACAAGTTCATATCCGTAAAAAATCAGTTGAGCCTCAAGTCCGTGTCCATAAAAAGGTTTAAGACCGTTTGTCTCAATGACGATATTAAGGTTAATACACCGAAAGTAGAGCAAGAACTTAATCATCATCTAATTGAAGCTGTTGGCAACGCTGAATCCTCATTCGAGAAAGGTGCTGATCCTAGAAAACTCGCATTTGCTAGCCTGACAGTCAATAGACTAGAAGAGATGTCGATAGACGAACTGAAAAAGCACATTGTTCCAGTACAGGATCCAGAGTTCATTATTTCGGTTACTTCATTCGGCAAACGCATTGCGAATATGGGCAGGATGGTTCACTCTGTCTTAGTACAAGGAAGAAGAGACGTTAAATTGTATCTATCGTTATATAAGGACGATGTTCCTAATATAACCCCGTTTATCAAACGGCTAATTGATGCTGATATAATCGGTCTTCTTGTTTCCGATACTGACTACGGGCCACATCTTAAATATATTCCAGCTATGGAAAAATTCAGAGATAAAGCCATCATTACTTTTGATGATGATCGTATTTACAGTACATTTTCACTTGACCGTCTGATTCAAAAGTATAAAGAAGTCAAGTATAAAAGTGTTATAGCTAATATCGCTATAGAAGTACAGCGACAGGGCGAAAAGGTTCTCCCAATGGTGAAATGGCGAAGCCATAGGATTCCCAGCCACGCTAAGTCTATGAAGGCTATGGCAGAGGGATTCGGAGGAGTCCTGTATCCGCCTAGTATTTTCCCTGATATGAATACCATAAAGAAAGAAGCTCTCGAAATAAAGTATGACGACGATCTATTCTTAAGGATTATGGAAAGTAGGCTTGGAATTCCTGTTACGAATACAGATAAAAATGGCGTAAAGGAATTCTCCGCACAGATTAATGAGTCTCTTCCTTGGAATCTTCATGTTAATATCAACTCTATTACAAGTTCCGGTGGAAACCGTGATAGAATGATTAACAAATATTCTGCGGAGCTTCTTAAGATCGCAAAGTCTTAACAAAAATAAATATCTCTAGGATTATCCTAGAGATATTTTATTATCTTACAGGGCCAAGAGTAGTCATAGACCAAGATGCTTTGCTAGCCATATTCTCAATAGAGTTTTTAACAGCAGAAGGCATCATCTTAGAGAACTGAGCCATAGTCTTCAGCTTGGCAGACATGCTACCGCCAGAGTAGATTTCCTGATAGCCAACCCCGCATAAGGAGTCCAACCAAGCAGCCATATTGATATTTGCAGCATATCCGGCAGGGCCAGTAGGTAGAGCTAGGTATGGATCAATGTCAGTGATAGACATGTTCACTTCAATAGCCGAAGCCAAACCATTAGCGGTGTATGTATTCTGGTCAGGAGCTCTTCTAAAGTCTAGAGAAGAGACGTATCCTTCACTGATAGAGAACATACCCGGACAATCACATCTGATTACGAACGGCGTTGTAGCACCATAAAAAGATGTCTGAATAGGCAACGAACAAGCTAGTAAAGCTAAGAAGGGCTTATACACATACTCAATCAGAGACTGATAGTTACCATACGGTGACTCAAGTCTGAAAGAGAGCGTATAGGATCTGGACATGTCGGAGCTATTCCAGAATTTAGGCCAGTGCATGGTAGAATTACCTACGACAGCAGCGATCGGGCTATCCGCACCAAACATTCTTGAAGCTCTCTTTTTCCACTTATCAGAGAAGGCTGTACCAATCATAGAAGAAAACTGATTGAATTTCTCACCAATTTGGCTCTTCAAACCTTCAACAGTGGACTCAAGCATACCACCTTCAAAGTTATTGCTAGCATTTTCGGTGATAGTACAGTTAGGCCCAAGGGCGATTGCTAGATGACCCCAGCCACCCATATTCAGTTCACCTAGACCGTCACCGTCCTTCATCAGATCATCGATAACCATCGTAACGGCAGGTTTATTACTGATTCTTGCTAGTACTTTAGCCATCAGAGAAGAATAAACCATCTGATACTTCATAGGCGTAGGTTCAAACCAACCAAGGCGTTTATTATGATCCGCAGAGTATTTGATCATCTTATAGATAGCCGAGTCAGTATCAAACACGAACATTCCGGTATCACCTTTCTCGAAGGCTTCTAGCTCTTTTTCAAGCTGATACGAAGATGCCTTAGCTTCCCTAGCTTTGAAACCGCCATACCAGAGATTACCCGGAATGATGTTCAACACATGAGTAGTGGCAATCACATGGTTGTTATACAACCTGTGCATAGGGTCAATAACAAAACTAGCAGTCGGAGGGGTATTCATCACATAGGACTTATACATGGCTGTCGGAGATTTGTTAGCAACATCATGTGCATTGATATCAAAAACACGCCTGAACAAAGATACAGCATTAGTGAGCATTGATCCAGTATGCTGGATCATCTCATCCAGAACTTTTTTACCAAGATTGGCGAAACCAGTGATAGAAAAGCCCTCTTCAATAGCGGCGCCAATCTGGGAAGCTGCATCTACAGATTTATCAAATATTTCTTTGAATTTTCCAGAGAGGAAAGAAGCGATTGAGTTGATTTTCTTATTGACAGTATCCTCAAGATGCGAAGCATCACTAAAGATGCCTTCAAGCATACTTTCGCCAGCATTGATCAAAGAATCAGCATCCTTAAAGTTTGCAAGAATCTGATCATCAGTCGTTTCGCCAGTAAGCAAACCAGCTAAAACCTTGCCTGTTTTGGTTTTAGCAATCTTATTGCCAAGAGCCTGAGCTTCAGCCATAAGACCGCCGCCAATACCAGAAGCACCAACCATTCGAGCTAGCACATAACCAAGACCACTTTGGGTACCATAACCGTGCTGGTCGAGTTTCATTTCCTTAAGTACTTGCTTAAATACTTCATGATTAGCCATCTGGCCATATCCGGCATTCACGAATGCATAGAACTGCCAGTTATCGTCAGCCCTAATATTCGCAGCAAAATCACCAATACCCTGATGGGTATCGGCTGTCCACTGAAGACGCTGATGGAAATTGGCCTTTCCTAGAGCACTACGATCATCTTTGATTGATTTACGGCCGGAAAGATATTCAGCCATACTTCTGTATGGACTGGAACCAAACATTGCCGTTTCCTCTCCTTCAAGATAAAGCTTCTGATCTTCGTCAGGTGAAAGGTCAACATTTCCTTTGATAGAGCTTAGGCTAGCCCAAGTATTGTCTGTAACAGCCATAAGAACCTCATTATTTCATTCAAAAGTTTCCATACAAAAAATAGCATATTATATGATAGTCTTACATAAGGAGTTCGTATGACTGACGAAAGAAGAAAGTTTGTGGACATGATTGTCGAATTGCTTAACAATGAATCTGGAGCGGAGCTTCAGGTGATCACCCAATTCAACAGCATTGGCGTTGCAAGGGTAGATGGCTTCGGAAATATCCGTGGTGAATGGTATAATCTCGAAGGATACAACACTCTTGGAATCCTAAGGCAGATCATGGCATGTACGCAGGATATTCAATAGCAGGAGCATGACTAATGCTGTTTTGTGACTTAGTAACTTATAAAGCCTTGGATAAGGCAATTACCTACGACAAATTCAAAGAAGTTCTTGAAAGTATTCCAGAAGATCCTAAGATCACTGACATATTTGTCGATAACTTTGGTAACTATGCGAGGACTACCAAAAATAAAATCTTCGCCTATGCAGACAGAGGTAAGGGTACTTTCAGGATCGAGGTTATGCCCAAGGTTGACCAAGGCATTAGTCTGTACCATTTTGAATGTGGCGGGTTCGATAATAAGCAAATAGAGTTCGTTGTAGTGGACTATGCAGCTGCTATTATCAAGCCGGAACACTTTGATAACAAGAGATTGTTCTTGGCCTATGCAAAAAAGTTATACCAATACTTCTGTGTATTCTTCTCTAACGAAGACTGCAAAAGACTACAAGAAGACTATGAAACAATAGGTGTCACCTAATCCTGAAAACTCTCTATCGAATTCAATAAAGGAGGAATCTATGAAGTTTGATCTTAGAGCTTATAGAGATCTCGGGAAGTGTTCTACTGGAACTCTTCTAGATTTCTGGGATACTGACAAAGACAAGATCTTTCTGAGTGGCAAGGAAGTCGAGATCAAAAAGGTCGAAGACTTGTTTCCGTTCCTTTGGAGAAGTGCAGGATGCTCGACAGGTTCCAATGATGGATTCCAACAGTACTTCTTTGAAACTCCAATAGGATACTGGTGGGATCGCTATGAAGAAGATCGTATTCAGAGAATCGCTGGAAAGTGCAAAAGCTGGATCCGAAGAAAAGGCAAAGATATTGACGCATACCTTGAATCTGATGATGTTAAGTTTGAGGATGCCGAACTAATCAAACAGATCTTTCCGATTATTGCCGAAGCTCCATATTCCAAGAAGACACCAGAGATTCCTAAAACTGTGAAATCTCAAATGTACAAGAATTACATGAGATGGCTAGCTGAGAATCAGAAAGCCATACTCGAAGCAAATAAATAAAATGATTCGTGGTGACCCCACGAATTATTTTTTATCTTGTATATAATAATGTGAACAAAGGAGTTTGAAATGAGCGGACTTAGTAGAGACGAGGTTATGCGATATGCCATCAAGGAGAAAAATCGATATGTGTTATTTCCGACCTTGTTGGAAGCCATGTGTATGAATATGACTCAGGATGAAGGCAATGATTCTCTTGTTTCTTATTCTCCCGGAATAGGAATGATTGGGTTTAGATGGATAACGCCTCCCATGTATGTAAACTTCAACGGAAGAGAAGAGAACCACCGTTTGTTGCCAGTGATAATCACGCATGTTGGTTCAGTTATTCATGATAAGACTATTACGGAGGTAGACTTATCTGACGTGGTCGCATTTTGCATAGGAACACTTGAAGAAGCTGCTATTCGTGAACAGCTGCGTAGGATATACGAAAACACTCCGAAATCTCTAGAGCAGGAGAATTAGTATGGTAGTAAACGATGCCTTTCGTCTTTTCAGGGCGAATGGATTTGTATCTCAACGACATGAGGTAAGACTATATTTCACTGGAAGGAGTTTTTCCAGTATAGCATTTTGTTGTGACGGATCGAATTTTCAACAGACATCATTCATGGATGTTCTTCCAAAAGGTGATTGGAGACTTTCTACAAATCAAGTTAAAGAGATGAGCTTGTATGACATGATGTCTTCTATAATCGGAATGACTGAATGTTTTCTTACAGAAGGTCTTCATAATAAAACATGGGAATCTATGGGATTATCAGATCTGGAAGAACTTAGAGGGATCCGTTCTGATGCCACCGTTCTCACGAATACCTTAGAAGAGGGTATAGATCGCATGGACGATGTACGAGCAACTTTCAGGAGTAGACTTGCAAGAGCTGTAGGAGTTCCTGAGAGCTTGATATTTGGTGATGCATCAGTCAGAGTTGGAGCTAGCGCACAATCTGCTATTCAGGCTGCACGAAGAACGGCAAGGATCAATTCGGTAACGATCAATTCTACTCGCAATGGAAGAACCTATGATCTGGCATCGCTATTTGAGCATCTTGAACTTGAGCCTAATATCGATCTGACTGGAATAATCTCCCACCCTGCACAACAAACCATAGCTACAGCTGATACTGCTGATGTAGTCGCACAATCAGTACTAGCTGAACAATTATTGACGGAGGATATCCTTGCGCAACCGGGAACAGACAGAAGCAGAGACTAAGAATAAAACATTGGACTTATACAAAGCCTATCATTTGTTAACAGCGTTATACTTGGTTAGTCCGGGGAATGTTATAGAGCCTCCAATGCTATTCTTTGCACCAGATCCATTTGGGAATCCTTGGCATGGCATAGCGAGAATAGACTCTGAGCTTGGCTTTGACTATATGCTCTCAACATTTACGTCTATAAGCGAGAATGGCGCTTTTAGTATAGACAGGAGTATTGCCGATTATGACAAGACATTCCTTGAGGAAACCGATGTTCATCAGATTATGATAAACATTATAGGCATGTATGAGAAATCCATTGAGCTAATCTTGGCTGATAAGTATCTGCCCAATTTAGTTAACAAGGAAGCCTTTACTGTGCCTATTTACAGATCTACACGAACATTTTAAGGACAAACTATGGAAATCGCAGAACTATCAAAAATACTGATCTCAACAGGTCATGACGATATTGCAGCTGGGCCAGTGTCTGAGAGAGACTTTTGGGTTCTATCACCGACATTTAAGTATGGTAGTACCATATACGGCAGTATTGTTATAGACTACGAAGGATCCAAAATTAGTACTTACACAAAAATTGTCGATAACAGAGTCACCGCTGGGCGTGGTGATATATTTGAAGATGTTAAAAGTATAACAGCAGACATAATTTTAAAGCAAGTAATAGGCTTCGCTGAGAAGGCTTTAAGTCTTGTTCTCAGCGGTGAATATATACCTGCAAGGAGAGAAGATGCCTGAGAATGATGGCAGATGGAGTGACGAACGAGCGACCCATGCGGCTCAAATCAGGGCAGCAGTAAACCCTTGGGGAACTCCATTCGGAAACACAGACGTAAGAACAGGTCGGAGGATTTTTCCTACGACAGTTGAACAAATGTTTGATCGTGGTGTCTGGAGAACGGAATTTATCAGTGGCAGTAAGAGACTAGCAGTCTACAAAGAAATAGTAGGCATGTTATTCGCGAATGGATATCTGATTACTAGAATTGCTCCGATGACTTTAGTCACTGAAGGTGGGCATCCTCCGGGAAGAGCTATACTATTCACACCGGAAACGGATTTTCCAAATCCAATGTTGATAGATATTCATGAACAGATTATCGAGCCTTATACCCACTACAGTAGAATAGACCTGCTACAGATAAACATCTGCAGAAAACTTAATCAGGAAAGAACATGGGCTTCATACATTGTTGGTAATGAAGCTCCCATAAATTTTCTGATGAAGGCTATCACTGGAAACTGCGAATTCATCAAACAGTGGAAGAATGCTAGGGAAGTTAGCCCTACAGCAGACTACTGGGTAGAGCTCGAAAATGGCTCTAGACAATACAATGGCTTTTATCCCGTATAGGAGGGTTTATGTCTGAGCCGTGTGAAGATCATGGACTATTTAACAGAGCTATAAAAATGACTCTAGCACTTGGATATTCAAGAATCGAACATCCAGGAGATACATTCAATGGACGGTTCGCATTCATCTTTGACAGAGAGACTATTGCTAGAGTAATGCTAGACTTATCCACTAGACTAGATGTGATGATCCATACCATAACGTATACAAAAATTAAACTTGATGGTGTTTTGTTCATGACTATTCTTAGACGAGAAGATATAAGAGATGAAGACCTTACACAACCGGGAGTCTTCGAACGTTATGGTGATGTTATGATTGGCTATCTCGAAAAATTCCTTGTAGAATTCAGAGACGATATGGAGGCAGGATGTTTTCAGGAGGTTAAGAAAACCCCGTTCGGATTCGTCTATGATCTTTGTATTCCTGAAGAAGCAATGGAAGCTATTATCGAGAATCGTAAGAAAAATAAAAAGTATATAAAGATATGATAACAATAGGAAAAAGACTATGGATGATTCTAGCATTACACCATATGTGACTAAATTTGCAAGATGCTTTATGATGGCAAAGAACTTTGAAACCGAAGATAGCGGCATTGAGTATAGCTTCACTTTTGACATGGATGCTACTGCTGGAATGGGCGCAGATTACCCAATGCAGATTAATTTCGAAGAAGAGTATATCATTGTCTATCGTGAAGTGAAGCCTAACAGCAATTATCCCGGATTAGCTTTCTGCTATGATGACAGCGCAAAGTGCCGTGTCTATTATGGGGATTGCCCATATTCTGAACGCAAGAAGGTCATTAATGAACTTTCTGACCTTTTAATCGGTCTCATGGAGGAATGCATGAAATGGTTCAATGATGGGCTAATGAAAAAGGACTACTATGGATATTACTATCCTAAGACTATCCCAGCGAGGCCATAATGGACGCTAGAGACTCTATCACTAATGAAGATATTCGAGATATATTATTGTCTCTTGGATACTCGATCAAGTATGAAGTTGACGATGATGACATAGAAGATGATGAAAACTTCTGTGCCTTCTTAGAAAGATCAGTACCAAACGGTAATGGAGAACACCGTTTTATAGACTCAATCTTTGATGTCGAATACGGTGTTGATTTCTATGCGATACTTGAAACGAAGATAGACGCAGATGGTTACATACTTCATACCACAGACAGAGATAATTGTTTGAATATCGATGATATGACGTGTAATGATCTTTTGTGTCAAGGAATTGGAGCTTTGGAAGAATTTCGTTGGTTGCATACTTTAGAGCATGTACGGATGGGAGCCAACAATTTACGATTCATTCCAGAGAACTAATAATAAATAGATTGGGCCTATGACTAAAAGCCCATTATACACCCTTTGTCAAGAGTAGCTATTTGACAAACTGTTACTTAGACAAAGATATAAAACAAAGGAAGGTATAATTATGCCTATTAATTTCATCGGAATTGGATCTAACCACACCCTGGGTCTGACCGTAAAATTCGACAAAACAAAGTATGAATCCGAGAATACTACGGATTCCAAAACAGAAACTGCTGAAGAGGAAGTTGGAGAGTCTCCTGACGCAGAATAACACTCGGAGAAACCATGATTACTACCCCGAAACAACTACTAGACGCACTGAATCGAAGAGATCCAGAAACCCCGATTAAGATCTCTCCAGTCGTCATTGACAAGACAGGGGAGTATTTCTGTACCGCAGTGTATACCGCAAACTTTGGTGTAGTTCTATCTATCGATGTCAATGAGGACGGTGAGTTCATCAAAGACACAGTAGGTAGTTTGGCAGCAGCTATCTCACGAAACATTAAAGAAAAACTTATAGCTGATGGATCGATTCAACTTGCATATTGTGCTGTGAATGGTGCATTAAGAATCCTTCCCGTCAGAGCTATTTTAAACCGAGGAAAGCTGAAACTCGTCAAACTAACTGAAACACACTCTGGTTGTGCTGACACAGAGAAAGATGGATGAACTATGGAAAATATGATTGAAGGAGCTATGGCTCTTTTACTCGCTGTCGGAATAATCGTTGTCCTTGTGACTGATATTCGGCGAAATAAATAAGGAAAGGTGCTTCAGCACCTTTCTTTTTTTCTTGGTTATAATAAATAAAAAATAAAAAAGTATATAAAAGTTTAGTGTAACATGGTGTTATACTAGCCAAGGACTACTATGCTAAAAATTTTTATTATTTGGACTATTATTGCAGTCGCCATTATGTGCGTCTATTTCGCAAGGATTAAGTGCAAAGAACTTAAAGCAAGCGATATCATAATCTGCGCATTAGGCATCTACTTTGCTCCGCCTCTTGCAATATTCGCACTCTTCCTCGCACTCTCTAAAAGGTAATGGAGATTACTGATGCAGATTACGAAAGTTACGATTAGGAAAGAAACTCATAACATGGGCAAGACTCTCGGAAAGGCTGATATCATCTTTGATGATCAGCTTCTTATTAGAGGGATCAAGATAAAAGATGGTGTGAATGGGATGTATCTTTCTATGCCTACCGATCTTACATCTGATAAAGAGTACAAGAGTATTGTGTTTCCGATCACGAGAGAACTTCGTGAGCATATGGAGACCAAAGTATTGGAAGCTTACCAAAACGCAGGTGACTAATGAAAACTATAACAGATTATGATGTAGCGGCTAGAGAAATAGTTGCATGGACTAAAGGAGCATTTGAGAATCACGGGTTCAAGAATGCCATAGTCTGTGTTGACGGTGAGAAAGACTCAACTGTCGTAGCTAAGATTCTCATAGATGCTCTCGGAAAAGACAAAGTTTACGGAGTGGTTACTCCCACGACGCGAGATACCGATCAAAGTACCGAGTACACTATACTCAGGGATCTTGTTATCACTAACATTAAAGAGGCTAACTTAGGTTTGCTTATTGATGCAGCATACGATACCTCAATGATTGCATTAGAACAGACATCTATCGGCTCCCATACGAAGAGTAGGGCAATGGTAGACGTTAAGAATCTTGTTCTGAATATGCTTCATAGTGAAATTCCTGACTCTACAGTCGTCTGTACTAAGAATCTTTCTGATCTTACCATTGGAAATTATGAGTTTCCATCTGACATTGGATTGATCGCTCCGGTTGCCGGAATGACTAATACTGAAGTCAAGGAACTTGGAATTACCATCGGACTAAGAAAGGAACTGATGTACAAGAAGCCTTATATAGCTATGGAAAATTGTCCATTGGAAATGAGGCTAGGCTTTAAGGATGAGCAGATAGATGCATATGTTCGTGGCGATCTTGAAGCACTTACTGATGGTGTCAGAATGGCTATTGAAAGTAGAGTCATGAAGAGTGCCATATACAAGAATGCTTTTAAGATGAATTTCTATCATCCGATTATCAATTAAACTAGAATGGGGAAAATATGGACTCAAGTAAGAACAGCAGATATCTTATTGGATTCGAAGTAGCCTACAAGAAGGATATTCCCTGTAATCCTATTGCCTTTACGAATGAAAGGCATAAAATGGATCTTGAAGTATCTTGGAATGGTTATGATGTTCCAGGTCTGAGACACATCTTGGAGAAATACGCCCGCGATAGGCTTTCTATCAGGGAATATACTGATGTTGCTGTCGTTATCACTTTTGCGCTTGAATTAAAGGAGAATCCTAATGCAGAGACATAATCCTTACCAAGATATGCGCTGGCAGACTATTGATAAGATTCTTAAGGGGAAACTCAAGAGGTGTATTGTCAATATCGATAAACGCGCTATCTGTTGGTATAGGGAAGATAATCATTTCGACTACGGAGAATTCTACCATACTTTTGGTGTACCGGGAATTTGGTTTCAAGGGTTCTTACCAACTGAAGAGTTCGCTAAGGAACCTAATGGAGCTAAGTACTCCTACTTCGAGTTCGAAATTAAGAACATGGAACACTTCTACGATGTGCTTGAGGGACTACTGTCAATTAAAAAACAGGAGTTAATCGATGCCCTTGAAGAAAGCTGAAGACAGACCGTTTAGCGAGTCTGAACTCAAGGAGTTTATCAAGATATTGGAAGATGGGCCTTCGTATGTTAGAGAGAATGTGATGTGCTACTACTATTACAATAACTCTAACTGTACAAAGTGTCCTAAGGCTGATTTCTGTAAGCTTCGCATAAAATGATAGCAGTGCGATGGGAGCATGGTGTAACAGCCATGCTCCCTATTTTTATTAGGAGTATACATGGCAGAAGGAACACTACCTGAAAGAAAGTGCGGACGCTGTAGAGAAACTATTCGCAATCTCGGCGATGCTACAATTCTTAAACTTGAATCGTTGGGCAGTAATGATAATAGATCATGGTTTATTTGTGAAAAGTGCAAATGCGGAGTGTTGGAATGGTTCCTGTCAGGAGATCCTATCCAACAGAAGTGTGATAAGGGATAAGCTAAGGCTTGTTCCTTTTTTGTAATTTTTAGTCATCGGGTTGTATATTAAAAAGTAGCCAAATTTAACAAAGGAGTTATTATGATTTGCAAGATAATAAAGGCGAAAAACTGGAAACCACAAGCTGCTAAAGAAATAACCTTCCCAAAGAAGGTTAGAGTATCCTATCCGAATGATAATACCACTGAAGAAAAGGTGGTCAATTCTCAAGAAGAACTTGATGCTCTTAGCAGCTGGGCTGGCAACATGTGTTTTGCGTACTATCAATCCCACGGTCTTATGGGGATGAACGTAAGTGTCAGAACCTTGGAGGACTAACGATGGAACCACATGAACGCAAATTCTTGATTACGGAGCTGCAGAGAATTGAGCTAACTAACCGCTCCGTCTTTATCAAAGACATCGAGATCGAACAATTCCATAAGGATGAATATAAATATCGTCATGCGGAAGAGTGGTGGCTCGATGAAAACCGGAAACCAGTGACAAAGGAATACAGGGTTCGTTACAATCGTATCGGGAATAATCTCTACAAGCATGAGATTACCGAAGACGAATGGAAAGAACTCTCGGCAGGACATGCCCTTATCAATAAAGACAGAAGTTGCCGCAAGGATGACGAATGGGATTATGATATTGATGTATTCTACGAACCTAAGAATTTCATTATGGTTGAAGTCTCTCGTGAAGGCAAAAACTGTATGGATTTCAAGGCTCCGCTGGGGTGGAAGGAAGTGACAGAAGACCCGAAATACAAAAATTCAAATATCGAGAAAGGGTCTCTCGATTATGAGGATCTTGATCCTTATTCACAGACATAGAAGGCTCTGCCTTCTTTTTTGTATTTTCTATGATCCTAAATGTATATTAAAAGATAGTCAAACATCAACAAAGGAGAATTCTATGACTAACACAAATAACATCACCACACCCGTTGACCGTGTCTTGTTAACGGAGCATGCCGACGAAAGATGCCTTGAGAGAGGTATTAATCCATATGTATGTGACTTGTCAAGGAAATATGGTAAACATATAACCCATCGAGGGGCGTACATTCTGCATTATGCGGATCTCCCAGAGAAGGTTATAAAAACCCTTCCAGAAAAGGTAAGATCTAGACTCGAAAAGGTCTTGCCTATTTGTTCCATTTGGACTACGGTAGTAGAACCGGATGGAATCTCTAAAAGGATTCTGTGCTTAACGGCATGGAGGATATTCGAGAATTCGTCATACAAACGGTTAAACTGGCGTAGGGGCAAGTTAGGGCATGAGAAACACAAGAAAAACCGATCGGAAGCAGGTATTTACAAGCGAAAGACTCCACTTGATATGGAGGCTATCCTTGAATACCAACGCCGACAAGAGGAGAGCTAGTCTCTCCTTTTTTTGAAAAAAAAAATGATGGTGCAAGATTGCTCTCACACCACCACTACAGCTTATGAAACTGCGACTTACAGATTGCAACTATAATCAAGACCCAGAACAAAAACCAGACCGTCAGCAAAAGCGAAAACAGTAAGAAAACTCACAAAAGTTTTAATACCAATATGAGATTTCGACGGCCTGTAATGGTAGCAAAGGCTGGGATCGAACCAGCGACCCTCGGACTAGTTGTCCGATGCTCTAACCAACTGAGCTACTTAGCTAACGAGGGCTTTCGTAAAAGCCTTTTGGCTTTGGAGGCCAAATCAAGATAGATAGATTACAGATCTATTCCACACGAACCCGTGTGGGGGTGTAAATCACAGTCTCGCAATGAGTCCAAAAAGGCGAGCAAGCCGCCTCCCCGGATTACTGTAAAACCAACCTGCCTAGCTATTCTTCACAGAAGCGTAGATCTCCTGAAGAGCTTCAGGAATCACAATCTTCAGTTCGGCAATGCGCTGAACTTCAGACTTACGCCACTGTTCGAATTCAAGGTTTATCGCTTGCATAGCGGTAATGTATTCGCTGTACAACCTGCGGTATTCGTCCTGCTTGATCCTGAAGGCTTCATTGAGTTCATTAGCCTTCTTGATGTTTTCCGACTCACGACGGGTCTTTTCAAGCTTGATCTTGTGCTTGAGTCCGTTCAATTCGGCTTGTGCAGAACGATAGGCTTCCTGAACCTCCATATAGACCTTGTCAACTTCGGCGACATCAATCGACGGAGTATAGGTCGTAACAGTCAGTTCAGAACCAACGCCTTGAACGTCAGTATGACCAGCGAGCTTGTGCAGAGTCTTACGAGCATCTTCGAACGGTTCGCCCTTGTGGACAAACTGACCGAGAGCCGCAGCCTTTGCTTCAAGGCGCAGATACTTCTGACGCTCGTGAGCATCCAGATCGCTGAGGATCGTAGATTCTTCGACATTGAGAAGACCAGAAAGATCAGGGTTTTCAGGCGCTTCAGGAGGCTTTGGAAGAGTCTTGCCATTGGCTTCGGCCCATTCCTTGATGAGCATACCACGCAGACGAGAAGTTTCCTTGTCCTTTTCCTTGATGGCTTCCCTGAACCAAGCGTTGAGGGCAGCGAGATCGCCAACACGATTGATGCCTTCAATGGCCTTCTTCAGCCAGTCCATGTTCTTACCAGCATCGGCAGTAACAGGTTCACAGCCAACGACAGTATACCTCTTGTTGATGAAGGTGATACCACGAGTTTCAGCAAGGATACCTTCAATGATTTCCTTGCTCTTGTTGGCTACATAGTTAGCCGAGGTGGAACTAAGTCCGTCTTTTCCGAAATAAACTTCGTTCATTTCATTCTCCTATTGAGTGTTTTATGGTTAATACTGCATTATTATATGGCGTTATCTATGTTCCTTTTGAACGGTATATTAAAAAGCAGACTTCACAAGGAGAATGATATGAGCCAAGTACATATCATAGTAGACGAATACCAAAATGCTCTGGGGGAATCACCTTGGTACATTCCGAGATACGGTTATACTAAAAAAGACCGTGCTAACGAAGAACTTGTAAAACATCGCAAGATCAAGAAACGCAACAAAAAGAAATCTACTGGGGATGACCAGAGTATCCAATCATATGTGGATTCTCATATTGTTAGCGTTGAGATCATTGAATAGGAGAATTATAATAGGAATATGAGTCTATTTGATCTTCTAAACATGGATGTCGGAGAATTTCTTCGGCATCCTTTTGATTGTAATATTTTCGAAGAAGAGGAAGATGAAGATACCTTCTATGGTCATCTTTACTGCTTCGGAGCTACACCTAAGAAGGAAGACAATGAACGCAATAACATTCATAAATAAAGTGGCTGAACACTATGCTGATTTAGATGTCAGCCTTGTGAAACATAACCTTAAGCAGATCCCAGACAATATCACCCGGATGGATATTGACTTTGCCCAAGACATCAACTCGAACAAGGGCTATATGGTTATGAATAGGCTGACGTTCAACAGTGAAGAGAAACAGTGCTGGTTCTGTACGCTGGAAGACTCTAGGGTAATCCAGACAGAGGATGAACTTGACAAGACCCTTGAAGCCCTAAAACGGCTGACTTTTAAGATGGTAAATACCATTCATGTAGAAATCAAACTATAAGGAAGACTAGACTATGATCAGAATTTTCCCTAAGAAAACGGCATTCTATCTGTCAGAGCCGGATAACGAAATCGATCGTAAAATCTATAGATACTACGAAGTGTACAAGCGCATCTTCTGGCGGATCTATAAGAAGGTCGGAGTCATCTCGATGGACGAGATTTCCAAAAGCCAAGATTTATCTGGGCTTCTCATGTCCAAGTTTTGTAGTAGAGGATAAGACAATGGAAGTAAAAACAAGAAGACGTTCAGCTTCAAAGTCACGTAAGAGCAGGTTCCTAGTCAGCTTTGAAGGTTTCTATGCCAATGATCCATCATTCTACGATCTCACTGTAGAATGGAATGAAGAGGATCCAGAAGAGTTGCGAGATATGCTGAAAGAATACATCCGGGGAAGATATTGCAATGGACGAAAAGATATTAACATATATGTTACAATTCTTTCAGTATTCAAACTCAAACATAAAAAGGTATCACGATAAATACTCTATTCTTTAGTGCGCAGGAGACACACCACCTTCGGGAGGTGGAGAAGTTACGGCGAGGAAGGCTTTTATCGGTTCGCCGGATGGTGGAATTGCGTAGGTACGAGGGGCTAGGAGCCGTGTTCCCTCGTACCATGAATATCTAAAGAAAGGAAACACAAATGGATAAACTTCTAATCATTTATAATATCGAGAATATGACATTTCCGTTATGCGGATTTGTTACAGAACAAAATAGAAACATCCTGTTAAGAAAATTCGAAGAATGTAATAGAGATAAATTTGTATTCTATAATAATGACAATATGGTCGAAGTTGATTGCTCTGAAATCATAGAGGCATTAAAGAATCCGTTTACGATAGACATGACGAAAGTACCTCAAGAGATTGTGAGCTATGATCCGGCCACTTACATCGCCGAAAGAGAAATGTTCTTTGAAGTTCAAGAAGACGGATCTCTTCGTGAGCTTCCGCCTGATAATGGCTAAGAGTTTAGGTCTACCTTCGGGTAGACCTTTTATTTTTTGATTTGTATATTATACAATAGAAACTTTTAGAGGTAATCTATGGACGAATTAACCTTAAATCAACAAGGAAACGAGGAAATAAATATGTCTACATGCAAAAAATGTAAAGAAAAAGTAAATTTGCTTAATGCCTTTGTATATCTTGGGCTAGGCTGGACTAGATGGGTGTGCCCAAAATGTAATTACGAGCTGAATTATGAAAGAACAAACAAAATAGGAGAATAACCATGAGCAATGAACTGAAAGCTTATACACAAGATGAAATCGTTGATTCTTCTATTGGCGATGACGTTTATCTTAAGCCAGATGTAGATAAGGTCATTGATGAACTCAAACGCAAGGACGGTATTCTTTGCTCAACCATAAAGTGTATTCTGTATAGAGATCTTATGAAAGATTGTCCTGAAAAGGAATCTTTAAAGAAACTCGCAGCAGAAACAGGATGGTTCGAGTAATATGTTAATACTTCTCCTAGCATTGGCATTAATATTCTGGACTATACTTTTAGTCTGGTCGATGCGAAGGTACTATGTCAAATACTATCGAAATATGTCACTAGAAATCTTTCATGAGGCTGTTATCTATGGTATGTATCTGGCGCTTGTGATAGGTGTTGAAGGCTATGGCTTCATCGCCTTATTTTCTCTCCTAGGCATCATATGATGCCTTTTATTTTTCGTAGATTTCTATGATCCAGCGTTATATTAAATAGAGAATCTTAACCATCAACAACTTTGGTCTAATCTTTATCAAGGAGGTAAAAATGGCCAATAGGAGCGTTACAATAAAGGAGGTAGAAATGCTCAAAGCTTATAAAAAGCTCATGAAGGCACACCCGTCGAAAAAATTGTTCTGTCATAACCTTAAACCCAAGGAAGTGACAGAAACAGTAGTAGACTGGCGTGACATTGATAGCTTAGAAGACCTGTGGAATGCAGGAACGGCTATCGGTTTTATTCCTTGGGATCCAGCACCAGTGCTCATAAGTAGTGAACTGATGGAGCAAATCAGGGAATTGATTTCTGTGGGCAAAGCAGATATGGATAAGGAAGCTCTCAAGAATGATCCTATCCACCAGTTCTGCGAAAGTCTTCTGAAACCCACCAAATCTAAAGGAGGTAAATAATATCAGGTCTACCTTCGGGTAGACCTTTTATTTTTCACCAGTATATTAATCACTGAACATTAATCAGGGAGACTAATTGTGCGAAAGAAGGAAACACCAATGTGGTACAGTCCGGAAAAGACATCCGTAGAGATGGCAAAAGAGACCGGAATAAAGCAGACCACTATTATTTCACTATTAACTAGGCATAAACTACCGTTTAAGCGAATGAAGTCTAAATGTGTACATAGGGATCCAATAAGAGACGGATGGTACGATGAAAGCAAAACAATTGCTGAGATGGCAACCATTTCAGGTATCCCTAAGTCTATGGTACGTGATACTCTTATACGAAAAGGACTGACATACAAAGCAGAGAAACCTACTACTCCGGAGTGGTACAGCGCAGATAAAACAGTAAGGGATATGATGCGAGATTCTAAGAAAGCTGAAGGTACAATCCGGAGCTTTTTAAGTAGAACCAAGCTTCCGTATATAAAGGATCCTCGCAAGACTTTTGTATCAGAATGTACTTATGAGGAATTCCTGAGATTCTACTATGAAGGTTTAACAGTAAATGAAATGCACTTAATATCCGGAATCAAGAAATCGTCTATAAAATCGTATTTATCGAAACATAAGCTTCCGTATACCAAGGTAGTTAATTCCTATACTGTAGGATCATGGTATAATCAGGAAAAGACAATAAAGGAAATGGAATACGATAGCGGATTATCCTTTGACACTATTATGTCTATCATTAGGTCAAGGAAGCTTCCATACAAGAAAGTGAAGCCGGAACTTAAGTACGCCATAAAGTAACAAGCCCTTCGGGGCTTTCTTTTTTGTATTGTATATTATACTGTGATTCATTTAACCAATAAAGGAGAATCATGTCTAATTTCGACAATGAATGCCAAGCAGTAAAGAACATCCTAGTCAAGTTCTTTACATTCCTAAATGATGAAGAAGCCTGTAAGAACGCCGGATTTACTTTCTATAAGAAGTACTCATGGCACTATGATGGAGATAGCGTAAAGACTTACATACTCGCTAATGAGAAGCCTAAGAAAGAGTTTCTTCAGATGAACTTCGGTAGAGATACACGATATAATGACATCTATGACGTTCAAGGACAGATACAAGGAAAGAGGTATATGCCATTTATTCTGGAATTTCTAAAGCAGAATGCTGCAGCATCAGATCTTACAAGCGGCTATATGCGAGACCGATTTAGTGGAAAATATGACGATATTTTCCTTTCGCATACACAAATTAGAACGATTGACACAAAAGTAATTAAGCCAATGAATCCGCTTAAGACTTTGAATAAAATGAAGCCGGATGTTTCATTCATTAATCTCTTCCCCGGAGTCCATTGTCATGGCGGAAGGAATGAATTTAATAAATTCACTATGGAACGAATAGCAGTAGCTGAAAAATTCTTTGATGCAATTATTGCAGGTGCCCTCAATAAATAGATAAAGCCCTTCGTGGCTTTCTTTTTGATTTGTATATTATACAATAGAAACTTTTAGAGGTAATTATGGATGATGAATTTAAATTCAAACCAGAACTTCTTGGCTTATTCTTCTCGCAGAGATATCTCTTTGAGAAACATATAAAGGGCTATAAGGAAGAAAACTATGGGTGGTACCAAGAAGGTGACAAGAAAGGTCTAAGAGGACGCATCACCGCTGATGGTGTGGAATTAGAATTCGATACCTTGGCATTTGAAAAGGATCCAAGAAATATGGATCACAACTTTATCATGTTTGGAGGAGTTGCCCACAGCTTTAATGATTACTGTGATCAAGGCGAGATTGAGCAACTATTCTTAGATATGTCTGAATGGATTTAACTTTAAATCAAAAGAAGGGTATTAACGATGCTTAAATTCGGCGGATTACTATTAGCCCTATCTGGTGCTGTTATGCCGTATGAGAATGCTTTTCAATATGCAGTCGGAGGTGTTATGATTTTTGTAGGAACAATTATTTTCTTAAATACCAAGGATAAACGTATATGATGAATAATTTGAAAGTATTTGATGTTGACAAGATGGCAGATGTGAGGTCATTGAGTGGCCGATTTTATCGAAAGTCCGATGTGGATGATGTCATTGCTGCGATGGACACCGAAATTGAGAAGTTAGAAGCGGACTATAAGGAAGCCTGTGACCGCTTGAAGACTGCAAACCTCATTAAGGATGAGCAGAAAGCGAAAGCAGACAAACTACTTTCTTGTTTGAAGAGTCTAGTGATGCGCGACCTTATCAAGGATTGCCCGGATAAGACCTCTGCCATTGAAATCATAAAGGAGTATGACAAATGATAACTTGCGTAATTTTAGTGATTTTATGGGTAGCATATACAGTTGCCATTGGCAAATTCTTCTTTTACATATGCGATCTACCACCTGCACCACTGTTTGATGATAATTCTATAGGTATCTGCGCAGGATTTGTCCTTGCATTGGCTGGATGGATAGGATTCTCCATTTTTGTGTGGTGGTATCTATTTGGATGCTAAGAGGTATTTGAATTATGGTGACAAATATACAACTGACTATGGAGATTAGATGATAGATAAATCTAAATTTTATACTATTAGCGACATAGAGAGCGAATTTTCTGCAACAGTAATTACTGCCATTAGACAACGAGACGAATATATTAAAGAATTGGAACGAATCAAATTCAAGTATGAATTTGGAAAGCACTTTGACCAGATTCATTCTTTCCTCTTTGAACTGGATTTCTGGGAAATTACTGAACTAATTGGCGAAGAATTTGACAGGAGATTCTCGTTTAAGAGCAAGAATGGCTGTTTTATTCTAAATTGTAAATTGGACGGTAATACTGAAAATTACAGAATCAAGAGAATTAGTGAAACTGAATATTTTGTAGAATGCGGGCTTGACAAGATTTTCAGTGAACTGGAAAAATTGGAGAAGTAAAATGAGCGATAAAGAACAACAGCTTCTTGATTTGTTTGAAAAACACAAGAAAGACTTAGACGGTGGTAGACTGGAAGCTCTTTTTGAATTTACTGAAGAGCTTGAAAAAGAATTAAAGCAAAGCCCTAAGTATGGAAAAATTACTACTGCAATTATGCACTCTTATATCATGAGTGCTTATCAGGTAGGACGTAAGCGAGCAGAGGACTACTATAAAGCACTAAGGAAAGATGAAGAAGAACACAGATTCCATTTGACTTGTGAAGAAACACCTCCAGATGGCGAATTGGTTTACTGTGTTGGTAAAGATCACTGTACACAGAAGGAATTGTCCGGTATCTATTTCTATCATAGCGGATATTGGTGGACTGACGAACAACGCAAATCTGACGAATGTTGGTTTGATGGATCTGGCATAAACGATTATGTATTCTATAAATGGATGAAACTTCCAAAGGATGAATCAAATGAAGATTAGTAAAATAATTGAAGAACTCACCGAGCTAAAAGAAATCATTGGCGACAGGGAAGTAGAAGGATGCATGGCAAATAGCGCTGTGACATCTGTCAATATCTTGTACCTGAATGATGAAGGTGGCTATACCAGTACATGTCTGGAAGGTGAGAAGCTGAAGGCAAAGACATTGGGCAATATGGCTAAAGAGCAAAATTAGCCTAATTTGACTATACACAGAACTAATAAATGGCGATGTTACTGGATGCTTGCCAGTAAGCTCAACTAAGATAGAATGGTTCGCTCCTCCACGGAAAGAAGGTCGTTACGTGAGAGGAATCAGCGGGGCCGCAAGGGATCCACATGGCCTTCTTAGTGGAAACCCAGAATCTCAAGATATGCGCCTTGAGACTATTTTATCTTTGTTTTAATTTTAGGTCTACCCGAAGGTAGGCCTTTTATTTTTGATTTGTATATTATAGAATAGACAATCTTAACCATGGAGTAATGATGGACTACAAAAAGACTGAGGAATGCTATAAAGATATAAATGAGAGAATTAGTAGCCTGACAAGACTGATAGAAGCTAAAAATGACGAGCTAGCAGAATTAAAACAAGTTCTGAAGATGGAACTAAACAAAGAAAAACTGAAAGAATACCAAGACTGGAAGTTTGACAATAGATGGTTTGCCGAACTCGATCTTATTAACAAAGACCAAGAGACAGGTAAGATTTACTTCTATCATATAGAAAAAGCTTCAAAACCTGTGGTAGACGAGCGTGGAAATCCATTTGTTGATGCTAAAATTGATATAGAAATTGTCATAGAAACATATCCGAATAGAGACAAGACTATCCGAGAAATGTTCAATGACAGTAAGCGGTTAAAATTGCGGCGTATAAAAGAAATTCCGGGAATGGTTGTGAGGGCCAAGGTAGAAGCTGCTCTTAATACTCTAGCAACACGACTTAATATGTTCTTAGGCCCAGATGAGGGATAACCAAACTATAAGGCATTTCTATAATGCCTTTCTTTTTTGGTTAGTATATTATAGTATGTACATTAAACCTTAAGGAGACCTATGTACACTATTAGTAGATTTATCGACGACATAGAAAAAGCTCTCTATCCCTATCATCTCGGAGAGTTCAAAGTACATGAAGAAAAGAACAGCTGCGGATACCTAGAAGGATCTACAGATCTTAAGAAAGTTTCGTATATATGGTATGGCAAAGAGATTGCCAATATTATCCTTGACACTGACTTAGGTACGACTATCGTACATGCTAGAAAAAGTCTCGTTAAAGACGATTTGCATATTATTCATCCTTTCTTCTTGAAGAGATATGTAAGAAAGTGCATGAAGTATGAACTCAAGTGGATCAAAGGTAGAAACAAGATCTGGGATATCTTTGATGACATCCACAGACCAAGACTAGACATGAATATTCCCTATAAAGAGAATAAGGAGATTGTGCTATCTCGAATTGCAGAGAAGTGCTTTGAAGAATATGCACAAAATGGTGAGCAACTAGGAATCTTCCTGAAAAAGATTGCGAAATATGTTGCCCCGAATTGGACAGTAGACATCAATGTTACAACTAACCCTAAAGAGGATCAATAGATGCTTAAAGCAATTAAGAAATTTTTGACTAAATTGTTCGGTGTTGATAATCACATTGACACCACCTTGGCAAATAGCCTAAAGCCTACACGTACTCCGTTAGAAAATCGTCTTTCTATCGAGGCTGAAGAGCTTGGAATTCTCATAGATTACCTTGTAAAAGTTCGTGAATCGCTCAATTACGAGAGTGTTATCAATGCAGCTGATATCAAGATAACTTCTCAAGAAGTCCTTAGAGCTGCAGAACATGCCAAAACATTAGCGTATCTTGTTAAGGCTACCAAAGACAAAGGCTTTGACGAGATCAAAGAACGTTTTATCAGGGCAATAGAGAATGCCGGAAAGAACGGTTACTACAGTGCAGTAGTATTCTTTAATTGTTGTATCGGCGTCATAGACAAGGAATTTTATCTGCATAATAGTATTTTTAATGTAAATGATTACTATACGAATCTCATTCAAGCCGTTAATATATACGTTACCATTAAAGACCTACAGAAAAAAGGTTTCAAATTTAGAAGAACTGGATATGACTTTATTATCTCTACTGATGAAACAGTAGTAGATGAGCTTAAGATAGAGCCTAAGCTTCTTCATGTCTATAAGTCTTCAGAAGACATTGAGCCTTTACTGAAGGATTATGAAGTAAACGCAAAGAAGCTCTACGATGAATTCCCTGAGCTCTTTGGCCCCGAGCTTAAACAAATATTCAATTTTAACTAAGGATTTTCTATGACAAAAACAAAAATAAAAGAATTAGCCGATGAGACTGCATACTTGATTCTAGATACTCTTATTGCATATCCACTTAGCAGTGAAAGTCAAAGATGCGATGGAGAAGGATACCCATATTACGGCAGAGGAACTCCAATAGTGCTATCTGATGCTGATGAATTGGAAAAATTTAAGAGCGAATGTTTTTCCGTTATTGGGGAGAACGTATTTAATTCTCTTACTGTCGCTAAGCCTGGTAGCCAAAGTATTTATAATGGTTGCATTGAAGATTATTGTAGTAAACAACTCAACAAAGCATTATACAATATTTTAAAGGATAGACCTAAGGATATTTACCAATTACTTAGAAATAATCTAGATGCAGCTGATTATTCTGGATTTGACTTTATGGAAATTTTAGATGATCTTAAGAAGACATTCAGTATAGAACCTTAGGCTAAAATTCGATTTTGAATAGGAGAAATGATGCCGAATTTCTTTAAATTAGTGCTCGACGTATACTCAGAATGTTTGAGGCATGTTTGGGCATGGACAAAAATACTACTGATCGGGCTTGCAGTTCTGCTGCCCGGTCTTATTTGCCTAATATACATGTTCGCTACTAATACTCCAGATATAGGGATCATCCCAAGTATTATAGTGATCTGGCTGATAGTTCTATGGGCTCCGATCCCATTAAGGCCCTTCTTTTACAAAGACAAGGCGTTATTAGAAATGTACACTCAATACTTGATTCATGTAGCTGCAGCCATTTGTTTGGTTATCGCAGTCATCATCTATTTAGGGTGGATGTTTCTTCCAATACTCATAGAAGTAGCCATATGCACTATAGGAGATCGAAATCCTATGCCTCTTGAGGGGCTATTGATCTTGATAGGGAACCTTATATGGGGGCCAGTAGCTTACTGTATGTTTAACATGCTTTTAGAGAAGATATACAAGAATGACAAAAAGGAGTCATAATGAAAGACCTCTATATGTTCGGTGTGAACATTGCAAAAGCCGACAGCCATAATAAAGTCTATTGCGAAGTACTCAAAGCTATAAAAGCAGGTATACAATCTGGAAAGAAGAGCCTTAGGATCGTCTGTACAGCTATATCTGATTCTAGAATAGCTACTGGGCCTTGGCCTATTCCTATTAAGATTGGAGACCACCCTGATGACCAAAGCGTCGGAGTGGTTTTCAATACAGGTTTCTATGATCTTTCTACTGTAACCGTTGAAGAACGAATGTCGTTCATGAAGGGCGCAATGGAAAAATTTGGGAAATTAGCCTTATACTATCTATACAACATAGTCTTTCAAGTTATGTGTGAAGCCAATCATTATTATATCATCGCAGACCTAAACTACAAGTTCAGACTAAAATTCGATTTCGAAAGGAGAAACAAAAATGAACCCATCTGAAGAAATCTATGAAGGCATGATTGCATGTGATGAGAATGGCGAGTATGTCAAGCTTCAGAAGCTCGAAAATGAAACAAAGCTCGGAGATATGCCCAGAGGATTCGGAGATGTACTTATTGAGACATGGAAAACCGACGGGCAATGGAACAAGGATTTAGTTCCAAGCGAGTTCTTTTACTTTATCGAGCACAAAGATTATGACAATGAAGACTGCGAGACTATGTATTATGAAAGTGTGTCATCATTGATCGATGATTTTGAAAATTGGATGCTCGACGAAGATGAAGACAAATATGGCTATAAATATTTCTTGGACATGGAATCTCACGACTGTCCAAAAGAGTTTACCGTAGCCAAATTTGATCAGCTCATGAACTGGGCTTTCTCACTTAAACACAAGGTTGCTCTTGTAGCTGCCGAACACTAACAAGGGAAATTCACAATGGACAATAAAATCAAAGAACAGATTGACGCAATCTTTGCCAAGCATCCCGGCAATATGATTTGTCTTGAGATGTATGGTGATCAAGACTATGATGGAATCGCCACCCAACGTGAATGGGATGAATGGATGGAAAGATTCGACAATGAAATAGAGCTTGAACAAGCTCCTAAAGGTTTTCCGATTAAGAAAGCTGCGTTTGCCAATCTTGGATTCGACTATGATAGTTTTCCGGCTGATGATATTCCAATCATCAACGATCTTTCTGGTCTTATCTGCAGTGTTCTGCCTTGGGAAATGGAAGATTTCAATGGCGAGGTAAACCATTACTGGTATGGTCTGGTAGTTGTCACGAGAGACTACAAAGTCCTTCGTGTTACTTCCGATGGTACTAGTCTTCTCTACAGATCTGAAATTGGTGATCTTTCCAAAATGGGATCCCAAGAAGAAGAAATCGAGAAGCTTGCTCTGGCTTCAATCAAAGAATCTGTCGGAAACATTCTTAGCAAGTTTAAGAGCGTAGTATCTGACAAAGGAAAGTCTCAGGTCTTTGGTATGGTTGAAGACTTGGATCGAGCAATCACGAAAGGCTAAAATGAGTGGACTGAGATCGTATTTCTACTACGAAGATACTGTTATAACTCCGGCTACTCGTCGATATCGAGTATATCATGCAGACGAAGCCGATAAGTATATTGTGGAACAGAAAGAGCAGCTACAAACAGAGCTTGATAAAAGTAACCGTCGTGTAGCTGCATTGGCAGAACTGCACTCTGCGTTGAAGCGTCTCGTTGTTAGCGGCTTTTTCAGCGGAATAACCAAACAGACAATAGAAGGCTTGCTAAAAGATACAGACATCGATAATATATAAGACTATGACTATTTAGGAGACAATCGATGCATACATACCGCATTACAACATCAGATTCTCTGCTAGAAATAGGAGAATATCGAGACATCGGTCACGATGAACTTGTAGACTACGATAGAGTAAGATGCCTCAATGAAAGTGTAGCTAAAAACTGCGCTAATGCCATTTCAGACTTTTGTAAAAAACATAAGGGAATTCAATTCAAACCTGCAGATATCACAAAAGTTATTAGGGAAAATAGTGGCATACAATGCACAAGCCTAATGCGTTTTCTCGGAACACTCGAACAGTCGTCCGAGCAAAAAGAACTTTTGGGCAAGTTCACCAAAAAATGTCCTAAGAACGTTACCTCTGAAAAAGGAGATACAATGTCAGAAGCATACAAGATCCAAAAAGTCGATGAAAGCGACATCAAGATCGAGCATCTTGAAGATAACGAAGTCATTGGCGAATGGACTCTTACTATCCCTACGGCATCTGTGCGCAACAAGTGCTTCGATTTGCTGATGGATATCTATGTGAATCACGAAAATTCGCTTGATATCGTCTGTCTCGAAGCGCTCGAAACTGCGGTCAACAATGCAGATGTTCGAAAGGAATATGACGTAATGGTAAAAGAACTCATTGACCAAGGAGTTCTCCCCGCATGCTTTGATATCAAGAAGAAAATCAAGGCTCGTAACAAACTCACAACAACAACCTTAAAGGAAGAATCCACCATGGATATCAAAGAAATAATTAAACTAAAGATGATGACCAAGATCCTCAACAAGAAGGGTGAAATTGATGTCAAGCAACTGATGATGATTCAGATGCTCTCCAACGACGAAGGCTTTGAAATTACCGATGTCATCAAGACAAAGCTCATGGCAAGCCTCTTCGACGGTAAGGCCGATCTTGACAACATGACCACTGAACAGCTCATGGTCTATGGTATGCTTCAGAACGGTGAATTCGATATCCAGAAGCTCATCGAAATCAAGTTCATGAGCAAGATTCTCGACGAAGACGACGAAGAAGTTGAAGACGACAAGGACAAGGCAGCTGAACGTAAGTAAGCTGTAGTGATCCGTGTACATTGAGAGTGGCGCTAGCAGTGCCACTTTCTTTTTTGTAAATTTCTGTGTTCCGGCGGTATATTAAATAGAGAATCTTAACCATCAACAAGGAGTAAGCCATGAAAAAGATTCTTACCGCAATCGCTGTACAGTGGGCGATTCTTATAACTTTGGACACTGTAGAAAGAGCATACCACATCTGGAGGAAGAAAAATGTCTAATACCAGCAGCTCTACTCGCCAGCTTATCGACGAAAATGCAAATATCGTTAATGATCTCAGGGTAAAGACTGAGAACAAGCGTTTCGTCAGGTTTGTCAAGGGTAAGTCCTATTCTATTAGGGTCGTCGAAAAAGTTTTCGTGAAAGATACTACGACAGTTCTGTTCCTGATCAGAGAGACTACTGTAACGAAACATGGAGCTGCCTTCGGGCAGATTTATCGTAAGTGTCTTTTCGAAGATCTGAAGAATGATCTAAAACAGACTCTGTATAAAGTCATCGGAAGAATCTGTAATAACGAAACATCATTCCAGAAGTATCTACGCCAAGCCAAGAAGAAATTTGAAGAGGCTGAGGTGGCCTAGAGACAAGCGGTTAATAGCCGCTTTCTTTTTTGTATATAATTTAATAGACTAACTTAACCAAACTCAGGAGACTTATGAAAAACAAAAAAGTCATAACGGAAGATATGGGCGTTGACGAAGAGCTCATTAAATACGGAAAGCAGGTTCTTGCAGATGCACTGAAACGCGAAGAGCATCATGTGATGACACAAGAACCGTCTGACGAAGATGCTTCGAAGTACGTAGAACAGAGTAGGTACGTCTTTAGTAGGGCGTACGAAATGTTCTGCAATTTCATCGATAATACAATCATCGATGTTACTAAGACTACAGAAGCCGAATTTGACAAGGCTGTATACAAGTTTGCCATGGTGCTAGTCCCGGCACTTGAAAAAGAATTCCCGGAGGTGTTCAATGCGTTTATTGCGCCATTGATGCCTGAAGACAAGAAAGAGGCTATCGTTGTGAGAAACTCCATTCTTAGCTACTGCGGAAATCTCTTAGTTCAACCATTAGTATTGGCTATCGCAACCAGATTCCTTGAACATCGAGACATCGAGTTTAAGACTTCCGGTAAAGCTAATAAGGTTGTAATGAATTAGACAAACCATGAGGTAAATTGTATGAGAAGATTCGTGCTTAACATGATCTACTTCTTAATATTCTTGGTAATAATCACAGCTCTACTGAAGTTCTTAGCCATTGGCTTTTGGACTTTCGTAGGTATAGCTTTGCTGTTCTTCATTTTCAAAGGACTCATAAAATGATCATCAAAGACGGAATATTTGTTCTGATTATGACGCTTGCGTCTATAATAGGATTACGCTTTCTACCAGTAACACCAGCTGTTAGCTTACTTGTAATCTTCACTGTCCTAGAGATTCTGATATCTATCTACTACAGGAAATCAAGATGCTTTAAGAATTCCTTCGGAGGAAACAGAAGGGAAATTGGAACACTTGGATCTTTCTTCTTGTCATTCTGGATGTTCCTATTTGTTATTCCAACAATCCCATTTGATAAGTATGATGGCAAAATGCTATATATTGGTACACTCGTAGCTATACAGCTACTAATCACTATTGGAATAGTGCTATCGCTTATCGTTGGATATGCTGAAGGCGTCTTCGAAGAAGAAGCAAAAGCTAAAAAGGCAGAAAAATTATTGTCTGGAAAAGTCGTAGAGACCTATGTGAATGCTCAATTTAAGGATGGGATCATCTATCTTGCGAAGAGCATGAAAATAGGCGGAGATCCGTTGAGCACGTATCATCAGGATTTCCCTTCAGACAATGTATCCGCAATAGTCAAGACGACGAAAGATTCTGTAAGTTGGCGTACAGATGTCTATCGGGAAGCGAAGAAACTTTGCCCGATTGTGAACAACGACCTGCTGTATGTGAGGTTTGCAAATCAAACATACACAGAAGCCTCAACAGGCAGATTGATAATAACTGGAAGGCCTGATTATGTGAATAAGGTTCTTCTAAGCCTTAATCTCTCAACCTTAACCTAACAAACTCAAAGGAAAAACAAACAATGAACATCTTCAAATTCTTCAAAATCAAGACAAAGACTGTTGGCGAAAAACTCGACAACCTCGTAACATTCGATGAAAAACTCCGCAACGCAAAGGAAGAGCTGCAGAAGTCTAAGGCAGCCGTTGTGGAAGATGCTGTGAACATTCATGAATCCGAAAAGATCGCAAAGAAGGCTCTTGAGCTGAATAATACGCAGATCGAAATCGTCAAGGGCAAGCTTGCCAAGGCTATCAAGAGCGGCGAAGATAACAAGGCAGAAGCCCTGTTCTCCAATCTTGAATCCTTGCAGACTGCCAACAAGATTCACGAAAAGTCTTACAATGACATTCAGAAGAGCCGTGAAAAGATCGATAAGAAGGTCGTAAGTATCGATAACAAGATCTTCAAGGTCTCTGCTAAGCTCGATGGTCTGAAGCAGGTTCGTGCAGCACAGGAAATGGTTGCAAAGCTTGCTGGTGTTTCCACTAACAACGCTGTCGGAAATGTTCTCAAGGACATCGAAGACTTCGTTGAACATGAAGAATGGAAACTCGAATCTAAGCAGGAAGTTCAGGATCTTCTCGACAAGAATGCCTCTACAGAAGACACTGAAGAAGAAGTTGAATCCAGCGCCCATGAACGCTTTGAAGCTTACAAGGCTAGCATTCTGAGCGAATCCAAGTAATCCCTAAACATACGGGGTGGGTCGAATGACTCACCCCATTTTTATTTTCCTATGAATGAAAAGAGCAACTTCGAAAGAAATATTGTCATCGGAATCTTTATGCTTGTTCTTACTATCGTCGGAGTCATCTATTTGAATCTGTCGCAGAACTATAAGAACTCTCATGAAGAAGAGATGAAAAGACTAGAAATAGAGGCTATGAAGAAGCCAACAAAGGAAGCTATCAAGGCTGCTATCTTGGATTCAATCAAGATCAACCAAAGATACTTCATACAGACGGACAGCTTCACTCCACCGCCTCCTCCGCCACCATCAAAGAATGAAAAACCTAAAAAGCTTGTCTTGGAGTATGAGCAGAATCTCAAAGACGGAACAAGGAATCTAATCAGGTTTACAGCCGATAATCCTACTCCGGAAGAAAGAGTAGCTCTATACACGATGTTCGATACAGAAGTATCGAAAGTCATAAACATCAAAGGACAAGACTTTAGCGTTAATCTGATGAGGGAATAATGAAACTAATGCCTTCTTTTTGCATGGAAGAAAAACATGGTCTAACACTTGGATTCTGTCTTCTTATATTGTTCATCATTGTGCCATGTATCGCTGCTAGCTGTGCCTGTGAATCATGCCAAGATGAATACCATAAGAAGAAATCTGTAGAAGATAATTCCAGTGGTGTGACTGCTAGCAAGGTCAGCAAGATGACTAGATATGTGCATATTGGAGACATTGCAGTAATGTGCATCAATGGAAGAAGTGATGTCAATGTGTTAAATATTAAGACAGGAGATTACGTGCTAATCTCAGATACTAAGATAGACGTCTATCGCACTATTGGCACTGCGGTGAAGAAGCTATTTCCGGAAAGAAACATGGAAGACTACTACATCAAGGACGAATGTCTATCAAGCCTCAGAAAATCATGCCATCCTGTGAGTAATTGTATTAACGGAAATTTGTCTAGAGCAGATTGTCAAACAACCTGTAACCTGTACGATATCCCAGTACCATCTGACCGAGGAAACAAGGATGAACTAGTAGGAATGTACGGTATAACCATAAGGTAGAAATATGCCACAAATATTTGCTGGTTTCTTTATATTATTCTTGTTATCCGTAACTATCGCCTTTGGTGTGCCAAGCGGCGAAGAGTTTCGTGAAAAACACGCTCATGGAGAATTTCTAATGAGCGATAGCTTTACGAGCATTGGAAAAGCTGAACTGCGATATAACGATGACAATGAGCCTACTATGAAATTCTATTCAAATGATTTTTCATACAAGTTCTCTGTCACCGATGGGAGTGCCAAGAGCACCATTGAACTGATGGACAAGTTGGTATTCCAGTTGTATCACAAGAATCAGCCTTACTATCTTTCATATGAGTGCACGAGATTTCTAAGATCCGTTGAAGGAAAGAAGTCGTACTGTAAAACAGACAACTCTTTACCGATGTGCAGAGCCGAGTGTGAGATCTATCAAGGCGATGGAATTCCTGACAAAGCTAAGTATATCGTGGAAAAACGAATAGCAAAGGATATAACGAATGAAAATCAAGTACTTTGATACAGAAATCGAATGTACAGTCGATGAATTTGAGGATATGATCGCTAGAGGGATTTTCAAGTCCAAAGTGAAACCCGAAGAATTCATCCATGACCTAATCCGCAAGGATCCGCCGCAAGCACCGTCATGGCCTGAAACCGTGGCGTTGTATGGCTGTCAAGTACCTGCTGATCAGATCAAGTTTGAACAACCTTTATTTTATAAAGGTACTACAGCCTTACATGCAGATGAAACAGATGACAATAAAAACAAATCATGACGTCTGAAAAGTAAAGTCTCATCTACCAAACAAGGAACCGTTGCGAATGCAGCGGTTTCTTTTTTATATTAAGAAACGATCATGTAATTAAACGTGATAATCTTCTTATGAGAACAGCATGAAACCTTTAAAGTTCATTAGACTACAAAGAGTACTCATAAATAACTTTGACAAGTTCATTCCTGTCATCGAAATACAAGAAGGTGGATGCGCTTGGGACTTTCCTCCTCCGTACTTTTTAGCATACCCTAAACACATGGAATTATACTGCGGTGTAGGAATGAAACCTGCTCTGAAGTGTATTTCGGCAGAACAAACATGTGTTCAGGGCTACATTGAGTATTGGAGAACAGAATATCTCGATAAGATTCCCTTTATGAATAGTATCGACGAATTCGTTAGGCGTTTCCCAGATTCATACCGCAAGTATGTTGAATTTCCCGGAGAAAAAGATGGCTGATAGTGGAATGACAGAAGACAAAAAAGAGGAGCCTTTCAAAGCTCCTCATCTCGATACAGACATTGAAGAAATCGAGGAAGTCTGTAAATATAAGGACTTCCGTGGCAGCGAACAGGAATGCAAGATTATCTTTAAGCCTAACGATTGCGAAATGGCATCAAGAAATCTGGCAACACTAGTGCAGCCTATTACCGGTATCTATATATCTGATAAGGAAAAAGTCAGAAGTATGATCAACAGAATGCTTGGCGAAGAACACAAATGTTGCTTTGGAATAAGCGTAGAGCCAAGATGTGATTTAAGATTTACTGACTGTGAAGCTGTAATTGGAAAAATGATTACCGAATTCTTGGAGGCATTGCATGAAAGTAAGAGTTAAAAAAAGTACGGATACAATAGTATCAAAACTTGAAGGTGTCGGAATAGACGATAATTCTGTATGTATCTTCATCAGATGGTATAATGAAAATTTTATTCCAGTAAGTGACGTAGACAAATTAGAGTATTTGTGCAACGGAAAATGGAAAGAAATAGAACTCTGGGAGAATGAAGACACTCCACGTAAACCAGAAGAAATCTATAATGAACTCGAAAAACTCTTCCTAAAAGGATAAAACAATGGTCAAAACAGCCGAACATAATAGAATGACATTTGAGGTCGTTCAATATACTGGAAAGAACTATGATGAATGTACTGCATTCATCGACAGTAATGGTATGTGGCCTCATATAGACGAGGATGCATCTTTTAGAATTCCTCCTAATAAAGCCATCGCAACCATGCGAACCAATGTCTTCCCCGGTGATTTTATCATCAAGGATGTATCTGGCTTGTTCATGAAGGATTGCTTCTATGCTACCTCTAAAGGAGCGTTTGAACTGTTCTTCAGACTGAAAGAATCAGAAAATGAAGTCCATGACTTTGGTTGGGCTCTTCGTCAGCTCAAGGCTGGAGAAAAGGTTCAGCGCAAAGGTTGGAATAGTAAGGGTATGTTCATTACCCTTCAGCCTGGATCCACAGTGAAGGGTGAACTCATGCGTAACGAACCTGCAAAGGAATTCTATAGCGGCAAACATTGTGTTATCATGTCTCATATAGATATGAAAGCGGCTGACGATTCCTACACAGTTGGTTGGAATGCAAGCCAAATTGACATGCTAGCAGAAGACTGGCAGTTAGCTTAACCATAATAAGGAAACTATGAAGGACGATCTTTATAAGGACATGCTTCCGAAATTAGATGGACTGGGAGATAATCGTATCTCCCAGAATTCTTTTCCCGGAAGTACGTTCCTGAACCTACATTTCGACTATCATTCAAAGCTAAAGGAGCTCAATGGAAACGGTAACACCAGAGAACATTGACGACTTTGTTGATAAGGCTATCAATGCTTGTTACGATAGGGCGAATCGAGCATTAGTCGATATAGCCAACAGACCAAGAGAAGTTCCGAAACCAGAACCAAAACCGGAACCTAAACCAAAGCCTAAGCCAAAGCCTAAAGAATCTGAGGAGGATCCAGAAAGAATTCACGATAAGGATTTTAGAATCCTAGCGAAGAAGTATGGATTCGATATTAGAACCGAAGGCCCAGATGATGATGATGCACTGTACGCATATGATGCAATACATCCTACGGCTAATGACTGGTTCCTGAATGTAGCTATGCTTAAATCCAGTGGTGTAGCAATCGTTGGACGCAAGTATACTACAGAATCACGTAACAAAGGAATGGTCTTCAATATAATCGGTACGACAGAATGTACTACTGTCAAAGAACTGGAAGAAGCCATCTGCACCATTGCCAAAAGTAGAGACGAATTCTTCAAACCTAAATCTACTAAGCGTAGTCAGAACAGATCTCGTACTTGGTAACTAACAAACACACACAACAAGGAAAAAACACATGGAAATCAATGCACTTACTATCAGTGCCATTGCAGTGGGAGCTCTCCTGCTGCTCCTCGCCTTCATTTTCATTATTGGATACGTTAAAGCTCCGCCTGATACCGCATATGTCATTTCCGGTATCCGTAAACAGCCTCGCTTCCTCATTGGTCGAGCTGGTGTTCGTATTCCGTTCTTGGAACAGAAGGACGAGCTTGTACTCAAGGCTATTCAAGTCGATGTAAATACGTCCGATGAAATTCCCACAGCGGATTTCATCAATATTACTGTCGATGCAAACGTCAACGTACAAGTTGATACTGAACTAGAAAAGAAAGAAGAAGAACGTTCTGGATTGCTTCAGAAAGCCGCTAGAAACTTCCTCAATCTTAAGGAAAAAGACATCATGGCAATGGTTCGACCAGTTCTTGAAGGTAATGTTCGAGAAATCGTTGGCAAGATGAATCTCAAAGCTATGGTGAATGATCGCCAGAAATTCTCTACTCTGGTTTCTGAAAACGTGCAGCCTGACCTTGCTGCCATGGGCTTAAAGCTCGTGTCTTTTAATGTGCAGAACTTTAAGGACAAGGAAGGCACTATTAGGAACATGGGTATCGACAATATTGAAGCAATCCGTAAGGATGCTGAAATCGCAAAGTCAAATGCCCAGAGAGATATTCGCATTGCTAAGGCTGAAGCTGACAATGAAGCCAGCATTGCAGAAGTAAAGTCTAAAACTGCAGTCGCCGAACGTGAGACTGATCTTGCTATCAAGAAGGCAGACCTCAAGAAGAAGTCTGATATCCAAGAAGCAATCGCCGATGCTGCTAAGGGCATCGAAGCCGCTAATCAGCAGAAAACCTTGAATATCACGGAAGCCGAAGCTGAAACTGCAAAGCAGATGAAGCTCATCGAAGTCCGTCAGGAAGAAGCTAATGTTACCGAAAAGGAACTTGTTGCCAAGGTGATTCGTCCGGCTGAAGCTGCAAAGCAAGCCACTATCATTAAGGCTGAAGGTGAACAGAAGGCTAAGCTCATTGCTGC